CCCCGATTCATCATCCTGCAAGCCGCGTTCACAATCGGCCTGCCCCATCATATAAACCCAATAGATGAAAGCTCTCATTTCTTCGCGGGTGAAATTTTTGATACGATCATAAACAGTTTTCATTCGCAGCCTCCTTTACTTTCCGTAGGTCTGCCGGTATTCATCAGCGGGAATGACTCTATCGGCTCTCGCCAGGACGCTCATGCCAGCCGGACAAGCCTCAAATTCGTCAAAGATATTTCTAACGATCTGCGCAGCCTCCGCTCTTTCATAGCCCTTCGCAAGAATGACTTTCATAACTCGCTGGAAGTTGTAATATGTTCTGTTCTTGATTTCGCGCATTTCAGATTGCCTCCTGTTTTGTTTGTTTTCAATACTGTTTTTCAGATTTCAAAAACGCGGACAAGATTGCTCTTGCAACCGGTATGGTGGTATCTGCCGGGATTCTTGACGCAATCGCACATTCTCATGTACTTGAAAACATGACCGCAATCCGGGCAGCTCACGAAGTATTTATATCTTTTCGCGTTCATTTCTTCAATCATATCAGCGGCAACACCTTTTTCGGCGGCATTACTGCAACGCTTGATGTAAATACCGTATGCCTTGTAAACCTTATCGGCCATTGCCTTCCACTTTGCACCGTGGTTCATACAGCCGGGAACGGAATGCAGCAGCTCATGGAGCATGGTGTTCATCAGGCCGCTTTCGTCTGTCGTTTCGTCAAGAAGGACGGCATTGATCTGAATGTCAAATCCATTGGAAACCACACTACAAAGCCCCCATCTTTTCTTCGCCCGATTGTTTACCGTCACATTCTGGATATTGCCATAGGGGACTCCGATCTTGTCCAACATTTCCATACATCTGATTGCGTACTCCTGAATGTCGCGCATTGTTCTGTACCTCCGTGAAATTGATTGGTAATTCATTTACCATAGTCATTATAGCATAGTTATATAACTATGTCAAGAACTTTTTTCAAATTTTCACAACTTTTTTTAACGGCACAAAATCATGTTCGCTGCGGCATTCCAGAACCAGGCGCAAGAGGCAACAGGAGGCACTGGAATGGCTCAGATTTGATTTTAGGCACTCGATAGGGTAGTAAGCCATTTACTGCTATCGCTCGATATAAGACGTTCTGGAGGCTTGTGGCGAAGTATTAAACGTCAATATAAAGGCAAGGCACATTAATTTCTTTTCCGGTTTTATCTCTGATCGTTAATTCACCGTACTCGCTGCCTTTTACAATCTGATTTCTTGTCTTTTCTGATACGCGAAAAATATCTTCATGGTCAATCCAGACTGTTTCAACAATCCATCCACTGTCACGGATTACACAGAGCTGCAATGCGTTTGTTTTATGCAATAGAAATTCTTTACAGGTTATCTTTTCTTTCATCTTCATCGTCCTCGTCGGTAATTTCGACAACTCCAAGCATTTCACTGATATACCTGTCTGGATCATGATAGAAACCAAAGCAATTATTCAGAATTGATTTTTCAAATCCACCTTCTACATCGTTAATGTTCATTCGATTGCCGTCATAGTCCGTCAGGGAATAGCGATCAGGGAATTTCTGTTCCTTGCTGCCGTACAGAGTATAGATAACCTTCCATTCCTTATCTCCAAGCGCTGCCTTGATCTTCTCCGGCGCAACGTCTGGATTCTGCTCCACAGCCAAATCATACAAGGATTTCAAAAGGTCAATCTTGAAAGTAACTTTTCGCATCACATATTTCTCCTATTCATAATCAATCAGATTAAAACTGTCATAAATGTCTGTATTCTCTCTGTACTTATCTGCAAGACGTTCTCCAATGTCGCGCCAGTTAGAAGGGCAATTGATCGTCCGTGCAAATTCAGAAATCAGATCGGAAATTTTGTCAGCCATTTCGTAGTCTTTACTTTCTGCCGCAAGCTCGATCATATCACAGATGATTTCAAACATTTTTATTCTCCTTTACTTGCTTTCGTTATGTTCTACAATCAATTCAAATACATTGTATTTGCTGTATTGCGTATTTTCATTATTGTTTTTAGAAATAACTTCAATATAGCTCATGCCAAACCAGGCAATCACCAGAATGGAGATTGTGATTGTCACTGTCCAAATAGCTTTCTTGAAGTGTTCCATGAAGTATTCCTCCTATGTATTGAGAAGTTTGAAACCTACCAGGCTATTCACTTGCCGCGCCGTCATTCGCTGCCATGTGCCACGCTTAGACAGACCGGGAGTCTGATAGATTGGATTGCCATAAACCATGCCAGAGGCTTGACTATAATGGAGCTGATATACTCTGCCATAGGTTACAATGTACTGTTCACTTTCATAAATCTTCCGCGCTTCTGCATCGTTGATTTGGATTTTTCCGATCTTCATTGCTGCGCCCTCCGTAGTAATTTATTTACTATAGATATGTTACCACAGATTTCTCAGTTTGTCAAGCAAAATTTCATAACATTTTCTAAAAATCTGAAAATCTTTTTATGTACGTATCGAATAGGTTTTTCCACTATGATCCATCCACAAGTGAAAGCCGGATTCTGTCTTGTTGATAACTGCGCCTTCGTCTCTCCGCGCCAGGTCAAGGGTGTATTTCATCTTCTGCATTGCTTCGTATGGCGTTTTCGCAACAAAGCAATATGTTTTCCCATCGTCCAGGCAATGTACATTCTGCGTCATTGTAGAGCCTCCTATTTATCGTTAAAAACCACATAGACGTTTTTATACCAGCTCGAATTATACTTTTCTTTGCCAATTTACTGCACTACCTTTTCAATCACATTCACCCAACTGCAAGTCGTAGAGAACGCATAGGTATTTGCTTCGGCCTTTTCCTTCGTGCTATATACGCCGATAATCTGCGGCGCTGCATCATTGTACAAAGCGATTGCAATATAAACTTTCTGCTGCTTCATAATGCTCTCTCCATTTAATTCATAGTTGATTTGTAGGAATTAAATACTTTTCGTCAATTTTTCCAAAATATGCCACGGTATATTTAGAAAAGCGGATTATTGATTCTGTATTCTGCGTCCTTCTTGCGCTTGTACCTGCCGTGATCCGTGCGCGTGGAATAGCAATGATTGAGATTATCCCAAATCACCCACCAGGTTTTGCCGTCCAGCGCCGTGCGTTTTACTGCCTTATACCGTCGTTCCATAATATCCTCCTATTTGTTGTTTGCAACTATCGACAAGCACAACAGGCCAGCAGTTAAAGAGTCACCACCGCAAGCATTGATTGTGCCCTCGATCTTGTTCAGAAACGGATCGCCTTCTCCGTGCTGCTCCTTCGGTTTTACCGTGACAAACTCCGGCATATAAACCGTAATCATTTTATGAAATTTTCCGACATCTTCTGTATCTCCGCGCCCTGCCGCAACCTTATTCGCATAGGCCACAGCCGCGTCACTATCCAGCGCGGAAAAATAATTGTCGTTGCGAATGTTCGAATTGTAATGGTATTCGACAAACATTCCAGTGCCGCCATGATTTCCACCAAGCCCGAATGTATTGATACAATAGCGCGGTTCATTCGTCTGCTCGTACACTTCGCCGGAAATCAGAATGAAATTTTCCATTTCATGCTTGACAGCAAGCAACATCTTTTCGCGGTCTGGATGTTCACCATCACGCCACTCTCGCGGGAAAAACCAGGAACAATTTTCGTTTCTATGCTTCAATTCATCCAGTACCGTGCTAATTCCACGTTCTCCCGGATCGCAAATGAAACCTCCGCGCTTGACTTTGCTCCAAAGTTTTCCATTATAGAAATAGATTTTACCCTTGCCAGAATAGGAATTATCCTCAAATGCAAGCCGCAAATCTTCCGGTTTTACTTCGCACAATTCCGCATCGACATATTCATCCCGCTCAGTGTAGCGCGGTTTTCTGCAACGTGGCGGGATATAGCTTTCTTCGTATTTGATCCATGTTTTAATCTTCATTGTAAATCCCTCCAGATTTTCCGTTATAACATTCACAATTTAGAATTATGCCACATCATACAGATAGGACAAATATGGGTAAATCCGCTTTGTCTCTCTGATTGCGATTTTATATGCTCTGTCAGAGCATCCGCGACTTTCCAGATAGAAAACGCCGCCTCGCTGGATAATCGACAAGCAATCCCGATCAATCGTGCCTTTTAACAGTCTGCTTTCTGTCTGCTTGAAAACGTCCCAAGTCAGATATTTTTCGGGAATTGCGTATTTTGCCATATTTTCCATTTACATACCTCCAAATTTTCCACTTTCAGATCAATGCAGATTTCGGAACTTCGATAACTTCACATCTGGAATAAAGTGTTATATTCTTTTCCGCATATCTCTCAGCTTGTTTCAGGCTCGTGTAACACTTTTCAGGATTGATATTTTCCAATGGGTATTCGACAAAATAATTGAATTTTCCGAAAATGCAAGCCGGGTTTTCCTTTGTCTGTTTCCTATGCGGGAACCACTGGACAATCAAATAATAATGCTTACTTTTCATAACTTACCCATCCAATCTTTTCCAATTCTTCATCATTCGGCTCCCACACTGTTTCATATTCGTCAGTATTTGGATTATACTCCGCAACACTTACGCTGCAATTATAAATCATATAATCCCAATCCTCTTTCTCTTTTTCCGTTGGTATTACTTCTTGTCTTTCTGAATCATATTTCCAATTCATACTTTCCTGCATCATCCATTCGATCAGAGTATCAAGTGCAGATTCTTTTGCCGCTTCTAATGAATCTGCACCATACCCATCACTGCATGAATCATTGTCCCACTGGACAAGATAGGCCGATTTTTTGATTGGCTGCGGCCTGCTGATTGCAAGAATGGCATTTGCAACATCAATGTACGGATATTTCATGCCATCAGGGAATGCGGTTTTCAGATCATCCAGGATTTTGCTTGCAAATTCTCCACCGTATGTATAGCAATCACATCCTGCATCAACAAGGATTTTCATTGCGTAGTTTTCCAAAGTTTCCATCAAATTTTCCTCCTATTCAATATAATGCTTTGAATGCCTGAATGATCTTTTCTCTGCGTTCTGGATCGTTGTCGCCGCTTGTTCTATACGTATTCCATGTCCCATCTCTCCCTGCATAGCAACTGATTTCTTCTTCTCTGCCATCCAGAAGAATGCGCATATAAATATGACTGGAATAGTTATGTTCTACCAACTTTTCCATTCAGATTTTCCTCCCTTCAGCATATCAAATCTATTTCTCTATTTTCTTCATTGATCGTTTTCCTGTAACTACTGATATAATAGATTTCTTCTCCGCTGATTCCCTTTTTACACAAATCACAGATAGGATTTTCCACTTGTCCAGCATCTAAAATGTCAACTATATTCTGCCTCCGCATAGTGTTATGAATTGATTGTAAACACTTTCGGCAAACCGCAAGCATAAAATTGTCCTCCTACTATTATTCAGCGAATAATCTGCATGAATCAAAGTAGACACATTCGCCGGTTGCCGTCTCTCTTGCCGCCGTCCAATGGAATGCGCTGCGGGATAGGCCACTAATAAAAGCCCTTCTTCCCAAAAGTTCAATAGCCTTGTCCATGCTGATTTTCTTGCCACGGTATTCATAATCTGTTTTCGCCGCTGCCGCCTCGATCTGAAAGAAATTGCCTTCAACGAACCCCATATCCCACAAGATTTTCTTATCTTCAAGTGTCAGTTTCATAGTTACCTCCATTTCTTACAGACAAGAGAAATGCGAAAGAAGGAGCTGCCCGATCCGGTTCCCATTCATATCATAGAACATACCGAAAGCATCACCATCTTCATCCATCCATACCGTCATACGGTCAAGGATATATCTCTGCCCTTTAATAATTTGATTAGGGAAGTTGTTTCTTGTTTTGATACATTTTACTTCAAGCATTGCGATATTCTTTCCCATGATAAGTACCTCCAAATTTTCCGATTATAAATATGCTTTCAGGTATCGAACATTGCCCAGCCGGTCAACACTCTTTAACCGTGCGTATTCTGCGGTCACTCGGTCAACCGTGAAATTGTTTAGTACAGAAAGTCCATCTCAGACATTTTTCCAATCAAATACTTATACAGGTTTTCCAAAGTCACACCACAGAAACTTGTATTATTTGTAATGTCAATTGCTTGCATGATATACGGGACAAATCTGAAATTTTCTGCTGTAACATCCATGTGAATGAAATTTTCCATCATGTAAAACTTAGCAACGTCCTTTTTGCTGCCATCCTTATACACGACGTAAACCACAACGGTATTTTCATATCTATCAAATCGAACACTCATAATCGCCATTGTACTACCTCCTTATGCTGCCCATGAGCGGGTTTTTGTATTGTACTTCCATTCCTCAATCACAATGATTTCACAGTCTGGATTGAAAAGCTCCGCATGAACTTCGTCCCATCTTGTGCATACTTTATGATGGAATTTTCCATATAGATTGTATTCGATGTAGATATAAGTCAGCATCAGATTTTCCTCCAAATTTTCCGTTCAGAAATATGCCTTATGCTGCGTAGTGCTTCATCCGCACAAGCTCCATATCGAAATCCAGAAGGTGATTGTTCTTGTATTCTTCCACGATTGCACCGTGGAGCCGGTCAACATACTTTCCGAAGGCGGCGATCAGCTTCTCCGCATTGCCCGTTGTCTTTCTGTATGAGATTTTCCGATAATCACAGTAATAAATGCTTTCTGCCGGTTTTGTCTTGATGGAACTTTTGATTGCCGTCATGGTCATGTTCTCCGGCAGATCGTCCTCCACCGTCCAGCCGCTCGGCATATGGATCATAAAGGAGGCGCGGATCATATCATTACCGGCGATATTGTTCGGGCATTCCCGCTCATTCTCGGCCATCAGGCAATCAATGGTCAGGCTTGTTCCAAAGCACCGGTAAACCTTGCAAGCCACAAAGGACTTTCCAAATGCCGCCTTGTATGCGGCCTCAATCTGCTGCTTAAATTCTGCGAATTTCATGGTGTTACCTCCTTCAAATTTTCCGTGTGGTAAATCATTTACCATAGCTATATTAACATAGATATATCACTATGTCAAGCAGTTTTTTCAAGTTTTTCAAATTATTTTTACGTCCAAACCAGGCAAATCCCATTCGCATTTTCCGCAATGTCAATGCGATCTGTTTCTTCCTGCGCTGCGTTGATTGCTGCGATTGCTTCCGGCGATCCGTCGAAAATCACATCACAATGGAAATTGTAAATTTTCCCATCCAAGTCAACAATGCCGGTATGCACCTTATATCCTTTTGCGTTCGGATTTTCCGCTTTATATGCTGCGATCAGTTCCCGATTGCTGTCATTCAGCCGGTCGAATGCTTCCGGCATTCCCCAATTTCGCCAGTCGATATAGGCTGTGTCGTTGTTTATTTTCGCCGTATGTAAAGTCATAAGATTTTCCTCCTTCAGATTGTCCAGGGATTCATTTCTTCGATCCCATCATAGATTTCTGCGATATGTTCTCTTGTGAAGTTTTCCAGCTCGTCAATGTAGTATTTCTGTCCTTTGGTCAGGTTCTTATTGTGGTATCTCATGTAGTCGATCAGATTTTCCGCTGCTCTCATAACTGCGCGATAGTAAAGCTCCTTCAGCTCGGCGCGTTCATGTTCTTCCGTCGTTTCTCCGGCATTCTGCAAAAGCTCCACCGTCTCAAAGTTTCCGTTGCGATAGGCTCCGGCGATCAGACTATGAAATTTTCCAAACTTGAAATAGCGGCGATTGATTTCTCCACCGTTGTCATAGTAGTTTTCCAGCGTGGTATTATCTCCGCTGCAAGCGGCCATCCACAATTCATCAATGGTCAGATTTTCCATTTGTTCGCCCTCCTTAAATGTCGTATGTCCTGTAATACGGGAAGTAGTTTTTGAAATCTTCCCATGCCTGTTCATGCTCCATGATCCAGCCGATGATTTCTTCCTTCGACGGTTCCAGGTCGATTTTCCGCGCCATTGGTCTATGCTTTGCCATCATATTTTCCGCTTCAATCAGTGTTTCAAATCCACCGGCGATTGAGATTCCGAATGCCGTATCTCCGTCAAATTCAGTATTGAATACAGAATAGTGATTGTAAAATTTTCCGTTCGGATAACGATAGATAATGTGCTTTTCGTTTCCGTCTCTGTATTCTGCGAATTTTTCCATTTGTGTTACCTCCTTATTCGTTTGCCATGCGCTTGCATTCTTCCAAAAGCCGGTTGAAATTTTCCGGCGTTGCTTCCAGCATCCAATCGAAATTGATCTTGCATTCGTGCGGGTAAATCGTCGGATTGTATTTGCCCGTGCAATTATCATGTTCGTCGTAAACGTAAACCATCATATTGATCGTTTCAGGAATGAATTTTTCCATATAACCGTGCTTGATCCAGAGATTCATAAGGTCATGCCGATTTTTCCGATTATGCTGCGTAGTAGAGAAGTAAACCACAATGCGCTCGTTTTTGTTGTTGGTAAACTGTACCGGTTCATACTGTTTATGTCCAGCGCCGATATTTCTAACTTCGATCAATTCCAAATTTTCCATAATGTACCTCCTTATTTGTTCAGCATCCATCCGCTATATCTCGCGGATTCAATCGTATCGTCCATGATTTTTTCCGTGCCGTTGTCGTTCATCGTAATGGCTGCACAATCTCCGATCTGCCAATCTTCCACGCCGTAGAACGTCCAGGCGTTTCCGTTGAAATCTTCCACCGTGACAACATCGGATTCACGATCCAGCGCAATGACTTTTGTGGTCAATGCGTATCTATGATTTTCCGTGGATTTTTCCGTATGAGCTGCGCAAGCTGTCAGCATTGCCAGACAAAGGATAATGATTGAGATTTTCCGCATTGTACTCCCTCCTTATGAAATTTTCCGATATAATACTTCGCCATTGCTAAACAGTGCGGAACAAACCAGCATCGAATACCCACGCTTCGCCAGATTTTCCAGCCAGCGGCAAATCTTCCGCTTCTCTGCGTCCGCTGCTCTGATTGCCGCGCTCCGGCACATATCGAAATAATAATGTGCATCTTCATTGTCAATGCAATATTCCGAATCCCGATCCAGGTCAAAGCGATTCTCGAATTTTTCCGTCACAAAGAATTGGAAACCTTCGTAATATCCGCTGATAATCGTCACGTTATGGAATTTCAAATTTTCCGTGAACGTCTCAGCGATCTCCCGCGCATTTTCCGCTTCATCTTCCAGCCAGCCATAGAATGCGCCTTCGGTCATTTCTTCTCCAAATTCTTCCATATACTTTTCCGCAACGTCCGCGAAACTTTCCAGACCACCGCAAACCAGCGGCATATCATAATTCATTCTTCTGAAATTAGCAGTACCCATGAGATTTTCCTCCATAGTCATTAGATTTTCCAGCATTGGCGACGGCTTGTAACGTCCTGCCAGGCTGCATTATGCCGCGATTTTTCCACCTCCTTCGCGGCCTACTCTGCATTTGTCAGAAATTTTCCATCAGGTATTCAAATCTGTTTTGAAATGCCTCCATTGCCGTTTGTTTTGTCCATCCGATATGAACGGCAAATTTGATCCATCTTCCGTCCGGCGCTGAAATTTTCCAATACTCGCGCCCGAAATAATCCTTTACAAGCTCGACTTTTCCGATCTGCATGAGATTTTCCTCCTTAATATTCGTCATATTTTCCAGCATGGAATTTTCCGATTGCTTCTTCATCGTTTTCCGCATAGATTCTCGCGTGGAAATTTCCGTCAATCAGGACGAAATAGCCCCATCTGTCAGCCCACAAGCTGCCGAATGCTTTTCTTGCAATCTCCATCAAATTTTCCTCCTAATCGTCATAGTCATAATCGCAACCGTCATCGTCGTTTTCGATAGGATCGAAATACAAGCAACGGTATTGATTTACGATTTCTTCCAGAGATTTTCCGCTATCAGCCGCTTCCCGTCTTAGGTCATAGGCGCAACATCCGCCTTTATTGTTGTCGCATCTCTTGCAATGCTCGAATGTGCAAGCGATTGTTTCCACATAACGCATCAAATTTTCCTCCTTCAAATCAATTCGAACAATTCATCGAATCCGTATTCTTCACACCAATCGCATTTGGTATCTTCGGGATCGTCGGCAAATTCTCCGTCCGTCCAAATCAGGCGGGTGATTTGCTTGCCTTCATGAGCTTCAATTCCCATCAGGCAATGGCGGCAAACTTTCATATTTTCCATTTGGATTTTCCTCCTTAGATTTTCCAATTGATTTTCCGTTTTGGGCTGCCATCATCAGGCCGGATAGCCCATCTTCCGGCGACGGGCATTTGCTGCCCGTTTCGGCAAATTTTCCGAATGCCGCACCTCCTTAATTTTTCCGCACGGTAAATTCATCATCGGCCACGATCTGAAAATGCTTGTTTTCAAATAATAGCGTCGTTCCTCCTTTTCCGTCGTTTCCAGGAATGATCCCTTCAAAAATTACATGGATTTCCGGATTTCTGATAGACTTTCCGCAATAATCGCCGTGTTTCTTTTCCAGCTCATTCCATTCTGATTTCTTGATATAATACATGGTATTTCCTCCGTCATGCCGCGATAGCATCCATATATTGCTCTGTTTTCACTTCTGCCGAAAGTTTGCAAAGCACATTGTACCTTTTAGATGTTTGTGCATCCCCGATCCGTTCATACTTGCCAATTCCGCTTGATACATAGCAACCAGAATGTGAAGGCCGCCATACCGTGATATGCAACATGGGAATATATCTTCCCGTTTCCACATTCCAGCGGCATCCATGTTCATTCGTTTTTGTTTCGTATTCGTTCCGATATTCGATCTTAAATTCAACGACATTCCCGTTGTCAAGCTCAATCTTTTTCGTCAACGTCTTTTCGCCCCAAATCACATAATACTGTAAATCAAGGCCGAATCCGTTTTGCGCTTGCGCGTTCCATTTGTTAAATTGTTCTCTTGTGATTTTTGCCATTGTTATACCTCCTTGATAATTTCGCCTGTTTCATCGTCAATAGCCGCGATCTTGCATCCAACGGAAAAACCGCTGTTTTCGATATGCCGCCGATAATCTGGATCGTTCATTGCCGCAATTGCCGTATTCATGGGATATTTTGCAATCTTAATCCATGCCCCATCATGGGCGTAAATCGTCGCTGTTTTCATTGTGATTCCTCCGTTGTTGTTTTTGGATTATGCCGGACGCCCCATTTCCGTCACTATTGCAACGGCGCGGGCGTTTCGTCTTAATTCTCAAAGACTCATCAGCGGCATTAGGGCATTAGATGAATTTGCAATCGTAAACCATGCCGAATGTCTCAACCATGATGGATTCTTGATTGAATTGCGCCTTCAGATACTCAACCATATCGGCCATATTCAGATCCCCCGATTCATCGGTTACAATCTCAATGCGGATTGACGGCTCGCGCACAATATTGCCCGTGCTGCCCATCTTATACACGCCTTCGGCCTCCAGCATCGTAAAGGCGAAAACGTGAAAACGGTTTAACAGAGTATCGGCCATCATGGATTTTGCGGCCTTCGTCTTGATTTCTTGCTTTTCGGAATCCTTATCAAATAATCCGATAGTCAATTGAAATTTTACCATTGTATTTTCCTCCGTTGTTGTCGTTGTTTTCATAACTGTTTTTCAATGCCTAATGGGATACGGTTTTTAATGGCTGCCGTTCAAAACCATTTGATACAGATTTCTATGGCCGTATCAAATCGGCCTATTAAGTTTTCTTTTTCGGATTGCTTTTCTTGTTCAGTTTTCAAGATACACATGAAACTAATTTTTCAACCGTCGATCCGTGGATTGCATTGCCTCCTTCCGTGGATTTGCTGCGCGGCTGTGATTTCGTTTTCATGGCTTTATTATAGCGCGATCTCTGCAAATGTCAAGACTTTTTTCATGATTTTTTTGAAAAAGATTGATTTTAGGCAATTCGCACAAATGGGAGCTGAAAAGCATAGTTATATCACTATGTCTTTTGTTCAAACTGCACAACGGATCGGCCTGGACAGAGGAGGAAATGAATAACCTACTGAATTAGTAGGTAGATAAAATATTTTCGCTGCATCGTCAATTTTCGGAAAATTTTGATTGCAATTCTGATCTGATTTCTTGCTAATTGCTATAGTTAGATATATAATACAATATAGGCAAGAGAAAACCATGTAATGTGAAATATTGGGACATCTGATATGGCATATTAGATGATATAATATAGCATATTAGCTCAAAAAATTTTGAAATGGGCTGGAAAATTCGGGCTTTTGCCGAAATGGATATACCAGATTTTTGCCTGTAAAGGGAAAAACCTTGACAATAAAACAAGTATTTCATGGACGATCTGAAAAGCGGCAAAATTCAAACAAAAATTTGATTTCTTGCAATTCTGTATTTTGCGCTTTTATAGAATTGCACAAAGTACCAATAACAGAGGGGGATATATATACATTATAAAAAAGAAATTGACCAGGGCAGCCGGTCAAATGTGATCCCCTCTAACCTCCCTTTTCAAAAAATCATCGAATAAAATCGTTCCTTTTCTTCTCATTTTAATCCCACTGTAAAATCCCAATTATTGCAATTCTACCGAAAATGAAATTTTAGTTTTACAAAGCACCAGTTTATCGCATTTTGAAAAATGCACTTCGGTTCAATTTCAATTCAAGTCTTTGCTGCAAAGCACCAATATTTCGATGTTAATTTCGGGAAACTAATTCTTCAAAAATCGCACCAAATAATTTCGTTAAAACCGCAATTTTCAACTTACCAATGTTTCGCATTTTGAAAATTTTATTTACACCATTGCTGCAAGTCAATACTCAGTAACATATTAAATTCGGGAATGGTTTTCTGAAAAATACTTTGATTTTTGTTCCGAAAAACATAGTGATATATTATCGAATTGGATATTACGATCTGATAACACGTTAATTTTGTATTGCCGCGAAATTCAATTCGCTTTTCAGTAACATTGTCTACAAATCAAAATTTAATTTCAAAGATGAAGAACTACACTACTTGATATAGTTTGTAAAATTCTTATTGATATTTTATCTATTATTTGAAGTCAGGACTGCATTCAAAAAGAATATCACACTTTCCCATTTTGATTCATTCTTGTTGGTTAATAGCTTGATGTAAAAATGGAAAAGTGTATTATTTCTTTTTAATACTATTCTTTATTTATATACTATTAAAAAGAAATAATGAATAGTATATTCAATACAATTAAGAATTGTATTAAAAGAAATCAATACTGAACAGTATTGAAAATAGTATTCAATACTGAATAGTATTATATATATATTATAATAAGGAGAAATTCTTTTTTTGCTCTGGTTCGCTCCTTTAACAGATGTTGTGAAAACTACCTTGACAATTTTGCCTTAATCTGTTACAATGTGCTTGCCAACAAAGAGATGGCAATACATCAGGAAGGAGGTAATTCGGATCATAACGCAAAGCACAAAGAGTTTGCCCAATGGTTATACCAATGAGCAATGGCAATTGGATTTTGAAAAACTAAGATCGAGAGCTGTTCCTTCTGATAATGACCGTATGATTGTTCCACGAGAAGTTTCACGATCTCAATACCAAGAATATCACGGTGATACTCAATATCAATACTATTGCCGGTTCATCAATGACATTCTTTCGAGCATTCGACGTGGCAGGATTGATTATTGCTTTTACATATATCAGATTGCAGAGCTTCTTCGTTTTGAACGAGAACGGCTGCAAGCAACATGGCTTGAAAAAGAGCGGTGTTTTCGTTTGAGTCTTAAAAACAGAAATGAAAAGTAAGAAAACAAATATTCTTATCCAATGGATTGCTGCGCTGTTGATATTGATGATCTTTTTCCCGTTAAGGCAATGTTCTTCCAATAGCGGCACTTCAACAACTTTGTTACCAGATAATCAAGCTGCGGAATGGAGTGGCAATCAATCACTTCCACGACAGGCTTGCCAAGAAGATAGTGGTATTGCCATTCCTGGATTTAATGAACTCGCGTTTTACGAAAACCAAAAAGATCAGCAAGTTAATTTCAATAACCCGGCCACAAACAATTGCCTATTTTTAATGACATTGTTCGTTAATGAAGAACAACTTTGGCAGTCTGGATATGTTGCGCCTGGTACTGGTTTTTATGAGATTGAGCTTGACCATTCTTTACAGGCCGGAGAATACGATGGCTGTTTGAAAATTCAATGTTTTCGTGAAAATGGTGAAGAATTAAATTCTGCAAATGTAAACTTTCATTTATATGTTATTCAGAAATAGGAGAAATAATGAGAAACAGAATTACACTTATTAGACTATTATGTATTGCAATTTTTATTATTTGCTTCATTGGAATCATTGTCAGTATGTTTAACTTCCGAGTTTACGCGGATGATTCTTATGTTACGGGTGGGCATAGCACTTCAACGATTACATTTACGCAGCCAAGCGATTACTGCATTATCATTCCAGAAACGATTGATGCTTCTGCCGGAGCCTATGTGTTTCAGGCCGGTCAGCTTAACATCACAGAAAATGAGCGGGTGCTTGTTACTGTAACCAGCGTAAATCAAGATGGTAGAATTACATTTACTCATGAGAATGGTGAGAACACATTAACCAAAGGAATTGTAACAGAAAATATTTCACAGAATGCTCTACCAGACGGTTTGCCCGAAAACTGTGTTGGTTATTTCACACCAGATAGTATTTCTTCCAAACTAAGTTTTGGATTAACAGAAGAAAGCTATGATTATGAAGGTTATATCAAAGCCGGTAACTATACAGCGCTGGTAGAGTTCAACATCTATTTGGAAGGAAATAATAATTGAAAAGTAATTTATTGATGAATTGCCTTTGGTACGAAGATATTTCGCCGGAACAATTAACAGATGTTCTTGGAATTACATCAGAACAATTATATAGAAAGATTTTTCAAGAAGAAGATTTTACACTTGAAGAAATTAAAAAGATTTGTGAACTTCTTTCTTTAACTAAGGAGGAAACGGATATTATCTTTTTTATCTGATTACGAACAATGAATGATGAATACATACTTTTAAGTGATGCGCTTGAAATCGCAATGCAATATTGCCCGGACGATGATGGATCATGTTCTAAAGCAGATCGAGATTTACGAGAAATGCTTGATGAATTAGAGGCTAAACAGGTTGATGCGCGGCCTGTTGTACAAGCTGATTGGTTGATGGTTTCTAATGGTTCCGGCGTTTGCTCTAATTGCAATAGGATTGACCACATAGATTCATTGGCTCGATACTGTCGATACTGTGGAGCGGAAATGCGAGGTAAAAATGAGTAAGATTTGTGCTGCCGCGAGTAACTGCCCTTTTTCACAACAACAAACAACTGCCGGTTGTCCGTGCGCAGAACTATGTCCTGGATTTTGCGAAGAAACGGAAACGTATTCAAGTACATCAACTGTACATTTAGAGAGCGCTCAGAAGGATTGGTGATAGGTTGGAGCAAAAAAGCGTACATAGGTTTATCTACAAGATTGAAAGCAAGGAACTGAAAAAGGCGAATTGGAATTTAACTCTCCCGCTCAAAACAGCCATGCGGAATCGCCCGGAAGTTATTGTGTCATTGAACGACAGTCAATGTTTACGCTTTATTGATGAAATCAACCAGGCAACAGATATTAACGATAAAGTCCGCGCAATCCAAAAGAAAATCAGAGATATTAAAAAGCGCCCAAAGAGCAGAGAAAATCGTAAGATTATCAACGGTTATTATGATACACTTTATGAGCTGCAATTCCAGAAAGATTATCTTTGCGTTATCATGTCAAAAGAGTCTGACTATGATCTTTGCAACAATGGTTTTACTATCAATTATGGTGATTGCTCTGTGCGGTATCGGAGGTTGCTTGGCACAAACGGCGGCATTAAGAACTCAACTATCGTTTATGTTAATGAAAATATCTATCCTGAGTTAAAGCGCAGACTTGATAATGGGCGTAATATGGATGTTCCTCTTGTCCCAGCTAAACTGGAAGCCTATCAAGCTCTGATCTGTTCTGGTTCTATCCCGCTTCCAAAGCCACATGGTATTATTGTGGTTCCTGATTGCATTACACGTTTCAAAGAGGATATTATTCTGATTGACGATTCTGTTAGCGGCGAGCCGAAACTGACCAGAGAACATGATTACGAAATCGAACATAATGATTCAGATGGTTATGGTCTTATGCTGCCGTCATATTCTCGCAGAGTAAATGATTTTTTGAGCGGAGACGGCGAACATACTATTGCTGGTATGAATACACGGTATGCCTTTACAAAGGGTATGCTTTATACATTTGACTTTATTGAGTTTGCGGAAAAGGTTGCCGGGACGTATGAGGTTACAGATGTTTGGGGTACAAAGCGCGATATTCGCCAAGCGGAAGTCATACTGACGGAATCCATGCTAAAGCTGTGGAGCAGTTATCAGTCGTGGGAAGATTACTATGAGAACTGTGAGAAGAATGGCTACCGCTTTTCTGTAACAAAGACAACGCCGGAGAAACTGGAAAGCGTAAGAGATACAAATTATCAATTCCTTCAGAGTTATCAGTTTACAGATGATGAATTATCTGAACTATGCAAGCAGACGATTGATGAAGTTCAGGATATTGCTGGATTAGATTACCGTAAGAGTATTGTCTTTTTGTGCGGTTATGGCTTAAATGATAATAATGTCTTTGCTGATAATATCGAAGATGTGGCAAAAGCATTGATGATTGATCGCAGGCTTATCAATGATCCGTTTGTTAGAAACAGGATATTCAACCGCGTAAAAAACAGGATATTGATGGGTGAACGCGGCGCAATCAGGGTTGACGCAAATTATGCAATGATTTCTGGCGATCCTTATGCTCTGTCTCAAAGTATGTTTGGTCTTGAAGTAACTGGATTACTTGGAGCGGGAGAAGTATATCACAAGTATTGGTTGGATAAGGGGGCAGACGAAATTTCTTGTTTCCGTGCGCCAATGACTTGCCACAATAATATTCGGCGCATGAAGTTATCGCGCTCTGAACAAGCTGCGTATTGGTATCGCTATATTGATACCGTGCTGATCTACAACGCTTGGGATTCAGCTACAGAAGCAGAGAACGGTGCTGATAAAGACGGCGACACAAATATGTGTACTGACAATCCGATTATTGTAAGAAACACCCGTAGCGAACCTACGATTGTTTGCTTGCAGAAAAAGGCTGCAAAAATTGTACCTACAGAAGAAGATATTATCATTGCCAATAAACTTGCCTTCAATGATGATATTGGAACAGTCACAAATCATGTAACTTCGATGATCGAAGTGCAAGCTGGTTTTGAGCCGGGAACAAAAGAGTACGAGGAATTATCTTATCGTATCATGTGCGGCCAGTTATATCAGCAGAATACGATAGATCGTGCAAAAGGGATTATTGCCAATCCGATGCCATCATATTGGTATTCTATGCGCGATAATAAAGTTGACGAAGATGATACAGAGGAATTAAAGCAGAAAAAGGAATTTAATAGTCGTATTGCAGCATCAAAGAAGCCGTACTTTATGACCTATGTATATCCACGGTTGAAAAGCGAAAATGATACGTACCTAAGAAACAATAACCGTGACGCAGTTCGCCGGTTTTGGAAGTATGATATTAACAGTATTGAGGATTTATTTGCTTACGAAGATAAGACTGATGAAATGACATCATTCTGTGATTATTATAAACGGCTACTTCCTGTCGGTTATAATTCCTGTGTTATCAATCGTATTTCTTGGCTGTTTGAAAAAGCGTTTCGTGGATTCGTCAGCAGATTTAGTAGGATGGTTGGGGCATCCGGGAAGTTTGATTATTCTATCCTAAAAAGCGGCGTTGAATATAGCAAGTCAGACTATGATGAAATCAGTAAAATCTATTATGAGTATTTAAGACGAGTCGATGCTTACCAGGAAAGAAAAAGAACTGAAAAGATTGATAAGTTTGACAACTATGTTGAACAGCAAACGTTGATAGACTATTTCAAATCTGAGTGTTACAAGGTTTGCCCAAACGCAGAAGAATTGTGTGATATTGTTCTGGATATTTGCTACCGGCGAGAGTCAACAAAGATTTTTGCTTGGAATATGTGCGGAGACACAATCATCAATAATCTTCTGAAAAAGAATGGTTTTTTAATTTCATATCCGCAGGAAGTAGATGGCGGCGGTGATTTTACATACAGTGGAAGATCGTTTGCTATGACAGAAAAGAGAATGGAGGTTGACGCGCAATAATTATTCTAAACGAAAAAGAATATGCTGAGAAGTGCTTACAAGATGGACTTGGAGATCGTGACCTCTATACTTCTCTTGTAATTCTTGCACGGTATTACTATCACAATAATTGTTTCCGCAAAAAGAAAATATATAATTTGCTTTTCGATTTCTTAAAACGAAATTACCCACGATATGAACTTGAAGAAACATATTGGATAAATACGGTTGAAAAGATTTCTTCTAATGCTGGGAAATATCCTTTAACGGAAATCCCAGGTGTTAGAATTACAGAGTCAGAAATGCTTACAATCACAAGCATTCACAATAAGGTTCTTGAAAGGCTTGCGTTTACAATGCTATGTCTTGCAAAATTTTGGAATGCAAAAAAGCCAAACAATAATGGCTGGGTAAATGCGGATTCAAAAGAGCTATTCCAATATGCCAGAATATCAAGCAAGGCCATTGACCGTGAAATCAAGATCGGTCAATTACAAGATATGGGGTTGTTAGAGTTTCCTAAGAGAAATGGAAACATGAATTGTCGCGTTACTTTTATCAATGACGATGATAAGAATGAATCCATGTTTGTATCGGACTTCCGTGAGCTTGGCTATACATATCTGAAACAAAAAGGTGAGAACTTTATTGAGTGTGCAGAGTGTGGCATTTTGATTCGCAACAATAAGAATGGAACCAAAAAATATTGTAAGAATTGTGCAACATATACTCCACAAGTTACGAAAACAATTACTTGTGTTGATTGTGGTGATAATTTTGTCGTAGAATCTTTATCACGCAGAATCCGATGTGATAAATGTTACGCAGAAGAACGAAAGCGAATTGAACGAGAAAAGAAAAGAAAATATCGTAATAATGTATAGATGTCCCACCAGTTCATTTTGAGATGAATTTTATTTCGACCACAAAATGTAGTAGTAAGTACCCAAACTATCGACACTATATAGGGTTCTAAATTCATTTTCAAATTTTCAAAATTACTAAAATGAAGGGAATATATACCCTTTGCTCTCATTTCTTTATCTTTCTCTTTTCTTGATGAACGTACTGGCGTGGCAATAGTTGCGCCGGTACAAAATATGGTCTTGTAGTTCAGAAGCGCAGAACGCCAGCCTGTCACGCTGGAGGTCACGGGTTCGAGTCCCGTCAAGATCGCCATTAAGGACTTACTTATAGTTTGTCTGAATAAAGGCTTCTGCTATTACTGTGCCGGAAAACAGAGTAGTAATTATGGGTAGGTATAGCGTAATTGGTATCGCACCGGACTGTAAATCCGGCTCCTAACGGAAATTGTAGGTTCAAGTCCTACCCTGCCCACCATAAGATCGGCGTTAATGCTTGGGTAGCGAGGCGAAGTCATTGTATTAAATGCTGTGGGAGAAGTGTAATCCTGCCGAGTCGATCTTTATATATTCTCTCTTAGCTCAGTTGGTAGAGCGTCTGACTGTTAATCAGAATGTCGTTGGTTCGAGTCCAGCAGGGAGAGCCATAGGCAGATGGAGCCTTAATCCATTCTTTATGGGTAGTTATAGATGCTACATTGCGCAGATATGTCTTTGCGCCATATCCGTTGTCCTGTTGCAATAGGAGAAATTAAATGAGCCGCCGTATCACCGAGGCAAGTTCGCAATATCGGGTAGCGTTTCCGGTATTTCGCCCCACCTACAACCTAATGGGCTTTTATCTATTGAGTAAACCGGTGTAAAAATTGTGGGTGCTGGTTGTAAATCCAGATAACAAAAGAACAGGCTTTTGTTATAAAAAATATGCTGGTGTAGCTCAGTCGGTAGAGCAGCGGATTTGTAATCCGCAGGTCAGGGGTTCGAGTCCGTTCACCAGCTCCAACCGCCATAAGGCGAGAAATAAACAAAGGTGGTATAACCATTTGAAAGAAATTAACAGAAAAGAATTAGATGCCCTTGTGAGAAACAATTATTTGCATAATACACACAGAGGTCTTGTGAACCGCAGCGGTAATACAGTCGGGTTTTATAAGACGAGAAATAAGAGGTATATTGAAGATAAATATGTAGATATTGCAAGACGGTTAGTATAAAGAAAGGACTATGTATGGCGAAAAAAGAACTTAAATCTGACGGTATCTTTTTCACCGGCAAGTCCGCTGATGATGTAACTGGTTCACAATATTTTGTTCGCTTTGGAGATAAGAAATGTTTGCTTGAATGTGGATTGCACCAATCTGCAAGCAATGATTATCTTGATTCTTATAAGATAAATTCAGAGAAGTTTCATTTTAAGCCATCTGAGATTGATTACATATTTGTAGCCCATCCACATATCGACCATTGTGGCCTTATTCCGCGTCTTGTCAAAGAGGGATTCTGTGGTCGAATTATTGCGACAAGAAATACGGCTATGATTATGAAGCCTCTTTTATATAATTCTTGCTCTATTATTAAAGATGAAGCGCGAGTTCTTTCAAAACGATATGGCAGAAATTATCAGCCGCTTTACGAGGAAGATGATGTTGCAAAAGCGTTGTCTCTAATTGATGTATATGACGATTACCACAAAATCGTAAGCCTCGATGAAACTGTAAGTTTTCAATGGCTGCACAATTCACATTGCCTTGGTGCGGCGCAGTTGCAGCTTATTCTTAAAAATGGCTCAAAGACAAGGAAAATACTGTACACTTCTGATCTTGGAGCTTTACATACTGAAAATCATTATCTTGCAAATACTGAAATTCCAGATTTATTTAACGATATTTCTATTATTGAATCAACTTATGGTCTTGAAAAACGGAGTTCAAAGAAAAAGCGATCTTTTGATATTTCTCACTTAAAATGTGCAATTGATACAGTGTTAGAGAGAAAAGGTACGGTTATACTCCCGTGTTTCAGTTTCAGCAGAACACAAGAAATATTGACTACATTATATGAACTCTACGGTGTGCAGGATGATTTCTGCACACCTGTTTTTGTTGATTCAAAACTAAGTTGTGATATAAGCGATCTCTATTCCGAATTGCTAAGTGGTGAAGATTTAGAAAAATGGGAAGCTGTATGCAATTGGGAGAATGTTCATTTTATTACAGAAAAAGAAGATTCTCGCTCATGTGTTGCAGATAATACGCCAAAGATTGTAGTATCTTCTTCTGGATTTTGTACTAACGGCAGAGTCGTGAGCTACTTGCAGAAGTATTTAGCAGATAGAAATTCTATGATTATCTTCTCTGGATATGTTGGAGATAACCCATCATATTTGTCATATAGAATTAAAAATTACAGAGAAAACAAATTTATCAAAGTGAACAAAGAACTGGTTAAAAACCGTGCAGATTGCATTACATTATCTACGTTTAGTAGTCATGCAAATTTCAATGATCTTGTTAAGTTTGGAAGTTCGTTAAATACAAACAAGGTTATTCTTGTTCATGGCTCAAAGGAAGCAAAAAGATGTTTGGCGCAAAAATTGTCTGATGAAATTTCAAAGAATGATAAGACATATAAGGTGCTTGAATCTTTTAGAGGAATGATCGTAAGACTATAAGGAGAACACTCATGGAAGATGTTAAGAAAATTACTGTTCCAAAAGGATCGTATTCTTATTGTTACGAAGATAAGTTTAATTTTGAAGATTTAGAAGGGCGACGTTTATATTTGAATTGTGAAATTGATGAAAATGTTATAGACGGCGCTGTTTATCATATTCTTCGGTACAATCGTATTGACAAGGAAAACAATATTCCTGTTGAAAAGCGGAAACCTATTATTCTATATATTAACTCCCCAGGGGGCAATGTTATTGATGGTTATGGATTGGTTGATGTTATTCGAGAGTCTAAGACTCCTGTTTACACAGTCAATTTAGCATTCGCAGCTTCTATGGGGTTTTTGATCTTTATTGCTGGGCATAAACGTTACTCTATGCCTCGTGCAGAGTTCTTGTTACACGATGGGTCTACCGGCGATATTGGGAGTATGCTGAAGGTAAAGGACAGAATTGAATTTGAGACAATCCAGGTTGCAGAAATGACAAAAGAATATGTGCTTGATCGTATGAACATAGATGAAGCAACATATAACGAGAAACTGCGTGTTGAATGGTACTTCTTACCGGACGAAGCGAAAAAGATTGGCGCAGTTGATTACATTATAGGAAAGGATTGCTCTCTTGACGAAATAGTTTAATTTGAGAAAGGCAGAATATTTTGATTAAGAGATTAGAAAATGAGAACGAAGAACAGTTTTTATGGAGAATAGGGCAAGCCAAAGACAATGGTACACTTGATCTTAGTTGGGACGAAATTGCTGATATAATGAACAAGGAATTTCGTGAAGATGTGTCTGAGTATCTGACTTCTGCGGCCTACCGCAAGCCATATCAACAGGCGAAGCGTTTTTATGAGGCCGGTACATTCTCAGAGATCACCCATGATGCCTATATTGAAGAACTGAGAAACGCAAAACACGAAGTTCGTAAAGAAAAGCAAAAACTGTCTGATGAACGAACTGCATTAAATAGGGTTCTTCGTGAAGAAGGCAGAAAAGAATCTATGTACGAGATTGTTAAACGTGCTATAGAAAATCATAAACCAGTAAATTTTGATTATAGTCCAACTGTTATACCAGATAGTGACAACGATTTAATAATTCATTTAACAGACATTCACGGTGGTATGACAATAGATTCTGTGTTTAATACATATAACTTTTCTGTGTTGCAGCAGCGTTTGAAGAATTACCTAAATGAAATTTTTGATATACAACAGATATATCATTCACAAAAAGCCTACCTTATTTTAGGTGGAGATATGATTCAAGGGTTAATTCATCTTAATGCCAGGATCGAAGCGAAGGAAAATGTTGTTGAACAAATTATGCGGACTTCTGATTTGGTGTCTAACTTTATTTATGAGTTAAGTAAAATGTTCCAATCAGTAGAAGTTCATACGACTGCTGGCAATCATGCAAGATCGACGCAGAGCAAAGATGAAACTCCACGCGGAGAAAACTTTGATTTGCTTATCCCGTTTGCTTGCAAGAAGGATTTGCAAAATATTGAGAATGTAACATTTATTGAAAATGCTCTTGGGTATGATATTGCCACATTTAATGTACGCGGTCATACCGTGTATGCTACTCATGGAGATAAAGACACAGTTAAGAATGTTGTTTACCACATGACGCAGTTTGCACGTAAGGCAAATTTGCCATTACCTGATATTTGTTATATGGGGCATAGACACACAAATGGTCTTACTACTGTAGACGATGTTAAGGTTATTGAAAGTGGCTGCGTAGATGGTATGGACTCATTTACGATTGACAGTAGGCTTGTTGGAACACCTGAACAGACCGTTGTAGTTGTTACCAAACGAAAGCGCATTAAGGCTTTATGCGATATTCAAATTGATTAAAATGATTGGAGAAAGAAATGGGACGAACTGAATTAATCAGCCGATTGGCTAAACGGATATATGAAAATCCATCTACAAAAGAAATACAACAATGCGCTCAATTCTGCGATACGCTTGTTGATATTATTACAGATTCACTTGTTGATGGTGAGAAGATTTTATGGAAGGGCTTTTTAAGCGCAGAAGTCGTTGAACGAGCTGCTACAAAGCGGCGTAATCCGCAAACTGGTGAAATTGTTACATATCCACCTGTAAAGACAATTACTTGCAAATTGTCAAAGACTATTAAAGATGCGGTAAAGGGGAAGTAATAATACAATGGAGAAAATGTATTTCAATGATTATGATGAACTTTCAGACTTCATGTATGATGTAGCTTCTTCCGATAGTACAACAATTTGTGCAGTGTTGAATTACGAAAAGACTGTTGAGTTACTTCGGTCTTTATTTGTTTTTGATGATATAACAATTATGACTATTGATTTGTCACACTCCGATATTAATGAGTATAAGCAGGATTATTATGTAACACTTACACAAGAAATGTATTTGTTTGTTGAGCCAGCTTTTATTAATAATGAAGTTTGTGATTGCACAGCAGATGTTTTCTTGTTTGATGGAGACGCTTCTTCGCGTGTTGCACTTAACAATAATGGAATGCAATTTGAGATTTCTATTGGTGAAGATCAAGACAGTTGTGATTGTGAGCAATGTTGCAAGCGTGAGATAGCTGCTGATGCCCTCGCTGTTGCTCTTGATGTTCTTAAATACCTTGTCAAAGGTTAGATATAATAATGAGCTACCCATTCATGTGGGTGGCTCTATTTGATATTACATGAAATAGTTGATATGGAGGTGGCAGCTATGCCAAAGACGGAAGAAAAGTGTATTTGCTGCCATTGCGGTGAAACACTTAGTATTTCACAGTTTTATACTTCATATAGCAATTTTTATCTGAATGGGCATTTGCCGATCTGTAAGAAGTGTTTTTCTAAGAAATTCTTTCAATATAGGCAAGAATATCATAGTGATAAAAAAGCTATGCAGCGTATGTGTATGGCTTTTGATGTGTATTTTGATGAACAATTATTTGATACTTGTGGTGACGATGAAGATAAAATTGTTGGAAAGTATTTTCGCAAATTTAATATAGTACAATACCGTGAAAAAACATTTGAAGACACGATAGATAGTGGTGCCTTTTCATTATCTGGTGATAGAAAAATCAAAGTAGAAAAACGTGTTGCAGTTGTCGATCAGTACGGCAATGAGCAAGAAGATGAAAAGGTGAACCCAAAGGATATTGAAAAATGGGGACTTGGTTTTGATCCAGATGATTATAAAGTTTTGAACGACCATTATAAGTATTTGAAAAACGCTAACCCAAATACAGACAATAATGCAGAAATCTTTATTATTGATCTTTGCTATATGAATATGCAGAAGATGAAAGCTCTGCGTGAAAATCGAATTGATGATTATAATAAACTCACAGAATCTTATCGCAAATCATTTTCCGCTGCCGGATTAAAGACGGTACAGGATGGTATGAAAACGGCAGACGATTGTTGGAGTACATTTGTTGGGATTGTTTCTCAGTACACACCGGAGGAATATTACAAAAACAAGGATCGTTATAAAGACCATGATGGTCTTGGCGAGTATTATGAACGAATGGCAATTAGGCCATTGCGTAATTTGGAACTTGGTACAAATGATAGGGATGCTGAGTTCTATGTACACGAGGAGGAAGATTTAGATGAATAATCTTCCTCAAAAAAGGGTGAATAACTCCGATGCTGATGAAATGCAGAAAGTGTTATATAAGAATTTCCCATCTACACACTTTCTAAGTTCTCCTGTAAATTGTGACCATTTTCTGAGATGGAACACCTTTTTTAGAAGGAACTTTAATAGATTTGCGACGGATTATCTTGGAATATCATTATATGAGTATCAGGCTTTAGCACTATACGAAATGGGAATTAATAACATGATTGTTATTGTAGCTTCTCGTGCTGCTGCTAAATCTTTTATTATTGCGCTTTATGCCTGTATTCGTTGTATTTTATATCCTAATACAAAGATATTGTTAAGCTCTGCAACAAAGGGGCAAAGTGAACTTATTATTACAGAAAAAATTAAAAACGAGCTTATGCAATGGTCGCCAATGCTTGCTCGTGAGATCGAAAGTATTAAAGACAATCAAAACAAAACGATTGTTAAATTCAGAAACCAAAGCAAGATTACTGTTGTTGTTGCGAATGACAATGCCCGTGGTAATCGTTCAAACTGTATTGTACGCGAAGAATTTAGACAGATCGCAAAGAATATTGATGATAGTGTTCTTTCGCCATGTCAGATTTTGCGTCAGGCTCAATACATGAACAGTGATTTCTATAAAGATATGAAAGAGCTGAAGGAGGAGCCTGTTGATATATATATTAGTTCAAGTTGGTTTGATAATGGTAACTGGATGTGGAAAATCGTTGATAACGCTTATGACCAAATGCTTGAAGGAAAACCGTCTTGCCTCCTTGCGTTTGACGAGGCAGTTGTCTTAAAACATGGAATTAAATCCATGAAACAGTTAGTCGGTGAAAAGCGAAAGCAAGACCCGATTACCTGGCAATTAGAATTTTTGAATTGCAGGCTGAAGGAAAATCAGTCTGCTTTTTTCACATACTCCATGCTCCAACAAAATCAACGCTTGATACACCCGTTCTATCCGAGAACTATTGTAGATTTCAAATCCGGTAAGAAAAATCCGTATGATATACCAAAACAACGCGGAGAGATTCGGATTGTAACTTGCGATATGGCTTTTGTTACAAATAAGAACAACGATAACTCCATCTTTTCATGTATGAGGTTATTACCGGAATCAACCGTGTACCGAAATGGCGGCTCAGATGGTGTAACCATAGACACAGGTTATCGAAGGGTTTTGTCTTATATTGAGTCAATCCAAGGTGGAGACGTAACAAAACAAGCAATTCGTATAAGACAATTATTTGAGGATTTTGGCGCTGACTATATCGTGCTTGACTTACGCAATGCTGGTGTTGCTATTTTTGATCTTCTTGCAAATATTATGTACGATGAAGAACGCGGTATAGAGTATTCCCCAATCACTTGCATGAATGATGATGCAATGAGAAATAGAATTAGGATTGAGGGCGCTAATCCGTGTATCTATGTTATTAATGCCACACAAAATCTAAATAGTGCTATTGCATTGGATTTTAGGCGTGTGCTTGAAGCAAAGAAAATTGATTTGCCCGTTACTCTTGATACGGCAAAAGAAGAAGCTCTATTAAAAATTAAAGAATATGTTGGAGCTGTAGATGGTGATACACAGTTTTTCTATGAGTCACCATATCTTGAAACACAAGCCCTGATAAGTGAAACGACAAGCCTTGTTTATGAAAAGAAAGAACAAACTGGTGCAATCGTTATTAAGGAACAAGGAAATAATAGAAAAGACCGATATACAAGTGTCAGTTATGGAAGCTATTTTGCAACACAGTTAGAAAAGGATTTAATCTCTAATAATGATGATTATGAATATTGTACACTTATCAATTAAGGAAGGAGGTCAAAATGTCAGGTAATACAAATTATAAAAAGAATTATCAGAAACAAACGCAAGCATCCACTACCGAGAGAAATGTAATCAATGAGTTTTCATCTTATTATGCGCATTCAAATTACACTGTAAGTCAGGCTGCATCAAATTACTATTTTGGCCTCGATGTTCTTGATTTATATAGCTATGATGATTTGATGGGTTTAATCAAAGACCCAATGACTAATAATAAATTATTACGTGATTTATCTTTAACTCTGTACGGAACAAATGGCACTTATACACATACTGTTGATTATATGGTAGCAATGCCGATTTTGGATCGCGTTACTGTTCTTCATGGTAAAAGCACACCAAAGAAGAAAAAGAATAAGGAACTTATGGAGGCCACATTAAAAACAATCCGCGATAAAGAGTTTGTTCGTGATGCTCTTTGGCGCGGCATGGTTGAAGGTGTTGCCTTTTATTATTTTGAAACAACTGGTAAACCAAAAACATTAGAGAAATATATGAATGATTTTGATGTTGAAAGTATTGTCGAAATCAATGAAGTTAATGTAAATGCGAGCATTATTTCGCTGCCAGCAGACTACACAAAGATTGTTGGCCGCAAAAATAATTCTTATGTTATCGCTTTTAATCTTGATTATTTTAAGGATTTCTCTGGCGAACCTGTTGAACGTAAACTTAAAAAGTTCCCTGCTGAAATTAGAGAGGCATATAAGAACCATATTGGTGCAATTGAAAAGAATAAAGGTAATTGGGTTGTTCTCGATAATAACAAAACCATTGTTCATAAAGTTAGAAGCAAAATAAGTGAACCGTGGGGTAGACCACTTGTTCTCGCTGCGATTAACGATATTCTGTATGATAATTACTTCACGGCCACAAAACGAAATGTGCTTGGCGAGATAAATAATAAAGTCATTTATCAGACTTTGCCAGAAGGCAGAGATAAGGGAACTTGTGCGCTGACCAAGGCACAGCAAAAAGAACAGCATGATACTGTGAAAAGTGCAGTTATGAAAAAGAATAATCGTGGCGGTACGTCTTTCTTTACTGTTTCTGCCGGTACGAAATTGAATACTTTGGATGTTGGAAATTCTGATATTTTCGATTCAAAGTATGAATCTAATCTTGGTGATAAGATTGCTCTTGGGTGTGGTATTGCTGGTGCGCTGATTAATGGCGTTGGCAGTGGTAGTTACTCTGCACAACAACAAAACCTTGAATTGATTACTGGTTTGATTTTTCAATGGATCGACCAAATCTCTACTGAATTAAATAAGTGCATTTCAAAAAATATTATCGGTGATGGTTCCAATTGGGCTGAGTTCAAATATCTGCGTACAACTTTTGTGAACAGAAGTGAAATGGTTAATAATGCTAAAGACCTGTATTTGCAAGGAAAGGGATCGTTGTCTTTGTGGGCAAGTGCTTGTGGTATTTCGCCCGATGTGTTCTTTGCTCTACTGGATCAAGAATTGGAAGAAGATATTGAGAACAAATACCCAATTCATGCTACAAGTTATACGTTGTCAAATAGTGATAAGAAAAGTGGTAGACCAGAAACAGATAATCCATCTGATCGGACGGTTCAATCGAGAGCCAACAATGGGAATAGCTTACCGTCGCCGTCAGACAAGTAATTTTACCAGCCAATAACGGCTGGCTTTTTGTTTGGTAAAAAGATTTTTAGAATCTTTTTATATATGCAATTTGTGCGAAAGGTGGTGAGTGAGGAATGAAAACATTTGAGATTTTTAGTGAAAATAAGAAAAGCGGAAAAAATGGTCGGCGTAAATTCAAGGTTATTTTATATAAGATTCAGCCAAACGATTGCATTGATGAAGCAAATGGTGTCGGCAAAGAATATAACTTGAATGGCATTACATGGATTGAAGAATATTGTCAACAAGCAATCGAAAGCATTAAAGGTATGTTCCTTCGTGTGGAATTTTTAGACGAGGAACGGACTGAATTATGTGGACATGGTTTGACCGACATTATTGATGGAGTGCCTATTTTTGAAAACGCGACTTCAATCGGCGTATTTACTGATGGTTACATTGACGAAATAACTGATGAAAATGGCGAGAAGATTAAAGTCTGTATCGGCGTTGGAGAAATAGATAGTAGTTGTTATCACAATTTCTGTGAAAAACTGGATGATGATATTGCAAATGGGATTTATCCGCAAGGAAGCGTAGAAATTATGAAGTTACCTGATGCAGAAGGCATTGAGTACAAATACGGCTACAAAGATAAAGGAAGAATCCCAACTAAATTCATTCACTCCGGCTATGCGCTTTTAGGTGTTAGACCGAGCGATAGCACCGCTAAATTGCTGGAACTAAATGAACACAAGGAGGAATTTAACATAATGACCGAAGAAGTCAAAACTCTAATTGAGCAGACTGTTGAGGCTTATACAAATCACGTTGCTGAGATCAATCAGTGCAAGGCCGAATGCGAAGCTAAGATTGCTGAGTTAAACCAGACTGTTGAAAACTTGACAAATGAGATTAACGAATTAAATGCGAGTTCTGCTCAGATTCAAGCTGCTCTGGATGAAAACAGAGCGGAGCGCGAAGGACTTGATAAGAAATATCAGGAACTTTGGGAGGAGGCCGAAGCTCTGCGCAAGGCTCTTGGTGAAGCCAAGGCAAAGGAGCGGATTGGCGAATTGAATGCCGCTATTGCTGAGTATTCAGATGAAGAACGTGCTTATGCCCAGGCTGAGATTGATGCTTTTAATGCTGATCCTGTTGCTTCTGAGATCAACACTGTTGTTGACAAAATTTTGATTGGCATTGGTAAGAAAGCCCGTGAAGTGGCTGCCAACGAAGCCGCTGCCGTTGTTGCCGAACAAAATGCGGCCAATGAGAGTGCAGAAGATATTTTTGGCGCTATTGAAACTGCTCCCGTTGTGGAAGATACAAACATCTTTTAATAAAAATAATATTTAGAAAGGAAATACGAAAATGATTATTTGCACAATTTCAAATTGTGCATAGATAGTCCACCACATTATGAAAATGTGTGGTGCAACCCTTTGAATTGCTGGGACACCCTTAGAGCTTTTCAGCTACAACATAACAATGAAAAATGTGTAAGTGTGAACGCATGAAAATGAAAAGATTGGGCAATCAGCAGCGAAGCTCCGAATAGGAGAACGTTCAACGACTATCGGCTGAAATGCCGTTAGGTAACAAGCGTTACCGAAGTGGAGGGCATCTAAACCATTTTTATGGCATGATGAAGATATAGTCTGGACTCATGTGAGAGCATGAGAAGTCTGTTGACTTGCACGGAGTAGCGAACCGTATTGTTTGTTTGTTTGTTTGGTAAAAGTGGGTGAAAAATATTAAAAAGAAAACACATGAGCAATTTCTAATTGAAATGTCTCAAAACCATCCAACTTTGATTGTATTAGATAAATATAAAAATGGTAGGACAAAAGTTAATTTAGAATGTTCTGTTTGTGGTTATCGTTTTGGCGCAACTCCTGGAAGTTTGTATATGAAGCATGGTTGTCCTAAATGTTCTGGTTCATTAAAGAAATCTACAAGTGAGTTTATTGAGGAATTGAGAATTGTTAATGATTCAATTACTGTTCTTGGCAATTACAAAAACAGCAAAACGGAAATAATGGTTTCTTGTAATAAATGTGGACACAAATGGGGCGCAACTCCAAATTCGTTGTTGAGCGGAAAAGGCTGTAGAGTGTGTGCAGGAACAATGCCAAAAAGCCACGAACAGTTTATTACTGAGATGAAACAAAAACACCCAACGGTTAATGTTATTGGTAATTACATAAACAATCGTGAAAAAGTTGAATGTAAATGTATGGTATGTGGCAAAACCTTTTATGGTATTCCACACGCAATGATAGACATGAACCATGATTGCCCATATTGTTCTATGTCGCAAGGAGAACGTGCGATTAGTAATTGGCTTGATAATAATGGTTTTGTTTATTGCCAAGAGTATAGATTTACAGATTGTAAAGACATTAACCAATTACCATTTGATTTTTATATTCCGTCTATTAACACAGTTATTGAGTATGATGGTGTTCAGCATTTTAAGGTAAATCAGTTTTTTGGTGGTAAGAAAGCATTTGATAAGCTGAAAATCCATGACAAAATAAAAGATAATTATTGTTCTAAGAATGGGATTAACATTCTTAGGATTTCTTTTTATGACTACAAAAATATAAATGAAATATTAACAAACAAACTAACAAATTGACAAACACATCGTAAAGTTGAAACTATCGGAATGCTGGATCGTGAAGTTCTGAATCCGGTTCTCACTTCTGATTCCGCTGTTGCTAATTATTCTTTCCTTACCGTTGACGGTAAGCTGTATCTGATTGCCAATACTCTTGTTGGTGACGATTCTTACAAGGACGATTATACCATCCCCGCTGGTGAGTACCTGAACGGCCATCTGGTTGAGGCTTGGAAGGGTCAGAAACTTGTTATTGATGCGAAGCACATCACTTTCGGTCAGAGTGAGACTTATGCTAATTCTATTACTGCTGGTACTACTTTGCTGAAGGTTGATTCTAATAACAAACTCGTGATTACCTCTACTGCTCCTACTTCTGGTGTGTATTTCAAGGTTACTGACAAATGCACTCTGACGGGTCAGGCTGTTAAGGCCGAAGTCCTTGTCGTTGATGCGGCCTAATAGCATTAATTAACTTTATAGAAAGGAAACGAAAATAATGAATACTACATACGAACTGAACAATATTCGTAAGGACGCTGATCTGTTCGACGGTAAGTTTAACAAAACTTCCCCCGTTGTTGAAGTGTTCGCTGCTATGACCAATGGTGAGTCCCTTAACCGTTTTGGTGCGAAGGCCGACAAGGCTGTGGCGTATATCAAGGAGCTTGGCTCTCGCGCTGATAATGGCGATCCCGTTGCCGTTGCCGAACTGAATACCATTCGTCGGTTTGTGATTGAAACTCCTATCCTGGAAGAAATGAAGCTGCTTGGTATTTTCGGTTCTTACCAGAATGTTGGTTATGATGAAAGCATTGAGCGCGAGATTTATACTCATGTTGGTGAAATGTCTCGTGAGCAGGCTGCTGGTGGCGACGTTGTGTTCCCTGCCATCACTAAGGAAACCTATCCTGTTGGTACTACTACCGTCTCTGGCGGTTATGCCGTTGATTATCGTCGGGTTGCGCTTGGCGATATGAGCAAGGAAAACGAAGGTCTTGCTATGGTTAAGACTGACATCCGCAATAAGGCTGTTCTATACGTTATTAACAAGGTTTATAACGCGATTAAGAACGCTACTGGTGTTAAGTATCAGGCTGAGTTTGCTGGTCTAACTAAGGCCGGTGTCGATGCTATTCTGAACGCTGTGCGCAGAAACGGTAAGCCTACTGTTGTTGCTGATTATGCTATCCTGTCTCAGTTTACCCCGTGGGCTGGCTACAAGGGTTCTATTGACAACACTACTATTACCGGTATGTCTCAGAAGGTTATGGACGAGCTGGCTGCTAATGGCGCTCTGTCTATGTACAATGGCGCTGTCTTGGCCGAGCTGCCGAATCCTTACAACGAGTATGATATGAGCGGTTCCTGGACTCCTGATGGCGGCACTACCACTCTGCCTAACTTCAAGACCCTGCTTCCTGCCGGTCTGGCTTTTGTTGTCCCTGCTGGCGTTAAGTCTCCTATCGCTACCTGGACTCGTGGTGGTCTGACTTCTGTGACCGGTACTAACGTTAAGAACGGTAAGTATGAGACTCGCTTCGACCTCGAAGTTGCCGCTGATGTGGCGAAGGGTCAGGAGCATCGTATTGGTTGCTTCAAGGACACCAATATCGGCTAATTCAATAATAGAGTTTGCAAATAGTTATTTGTATCTTTATTGACATAAATGGGACACCGTATTAACGGTGTCCCTATCTATAAATAACGCAGGAGAAATCAAATGGAAGATAATGTAAATTTTTATTGCTATTCCTTGCGGCTTTTTCATTTCTTATCGGCATTTTCTGAAAAGTGCTATATCTCAAAGGTAAACACAAAGAGCGGAAATCGTTATTGGGTGTTCCGCAAGTCAGAACGGCTCGATAAGATTATTAAGTTATATAATGAAGTAAAGCACAAAATTAGTTGAAATCAGACAAAGATAATTGAAACGAGGTATTGATATATATGGCAGAAAAGACTACTGCAAAAGCAAAAACTGAAACTGCAAAAGAAGAATATGATCTTGACAATCTAAATCTTGATGCGAAAGTTACCGTTAAAAACCTTGCTGGGTGGACTGTATGTTTTACAAGAATCCATGATGGTATTGGTGATGTTAATATTGCGCCGAACGGAAAACAGCGGTTATCAAGAAATGAAGTCCAAGCACAGGTACTTAATAACAATCGTTTGTTCGCCGGTACAGATGGGCAAGGAAGCCATGCGACCATTTATGTTGAAGATGCTGCGACCCGCAGGCTATTAGGCTTCGAGGAAGATGGGCGCGAACAGGTTATCTTTACGGATGAAACCGCAAAGAAATTGTTTAATATGAGTAATGCTGCCTATGAAAACGCACTTCCAGAGTTGGTAAAAACCGATGCAGAGCGAAATGCGTTAATGGATGCAATTCGTAGGCTTGGACTAAATGATTATAGAAAGATCGTTTTTGCAGAGAAATATACTGGTTATAGATTTTAATATAAAATAAAGGCGGTGCTATAAATGGCTAATACAGTAGCACAAGAAGTCTTTGATAGTTTTGAATCATCTTTTAAGGATAAGGTAGAAATCCCGCAAAGTTTAGAATTATTGTGGCTGAAAAAGGCTGTTGGTCGTTACTCTGTTGAACTTGATGAATTATCGTTTGATGGAGAAACAATGGAATTTAATACTGAACTAAATCAATATGTAATTGATACTCTTGCTGCTTTTATGAAGCAATACTATCAAGAGCGTGAGGTTTCAAGAGTGAATAAGCAAATTTCTATTGTTGGGCATGATCTTAGCATTGATGGAGCTGGTCATACAAAAACAGCCGCAAAGAATGAACTTGATTATTGTGATACTCAAAGCAATTTGATGGTTTCAAATCAAAAGCCTACCGCTTATTCGTAAAGGCGGTGTTTGCAAATGAAAGATTGGTACTTAATGAACACTAATCACGATACAGTTAGTGGTTTTGAAAGTGATGATTTTGATAACCTTGCAAGCGACGCTTTTGAAGAAGCTATCGCTTCGTCATTAGGAATTGATGTTGAGATTTGTAACTACGACTTGTCTGAGCGGACAAGCACACGAATAATTGTAGAGGGCAATGTTCAAGATACTAAACTAAATTCTATTCAACGGAGATTACTTGCGAGAATCGGTACTTGTGAGGCCGGACAATATGTTTATTATAAAAATAGATACTGGTTAATTATTGGGCTTGTGGATGACAACGGTTTATATGAAAAAGGTGTTATGATTGTTTGTAACCACCTTTTAACTTGGGAAAACCAATATGGAGATATAATCCAGCGTTGGGTTTCTGTATCATCTGCATCACAGTACAACAATGGTGAAACCACTTCCGGCAGAGAAGCGGAAATGACATACCGCAGCGATCAGCTTATGGTACTTACTCCATGTGATGATGAAAGTATTTTAATCCCACATGGTAAGCGTTTTATCATTGATCTTAGATGTAAAATATATGAAAGAAATTTTGATGATGGTACTAAGGTTGATACATCAAAAGAGGTTTTGACATATCGAGTTACACGCCTTGATAATATCTTATATAACTATGAAGATAGTGGTCATGCTGAGTTTATGGCTTATCAGGATGAACAGCATGAAAACGATGGCTATTATGTTATTAATGGCAAAGGTTATTGGTTGTGTGATAAACCTATAAAATTTGATGATGGCGAACAGCTTGTCGGCTCTACCGGTACTTGCGTTATTGAATGTGAAGAACCAGTTGTTTATTGTGGATTTGGCGAGTCCATTTTCTTCGCAAGATTCTTTGATGAAAATGGGAACTCTATATCTGCTAATCCTGAATGGGAAATTAAGTGCGGATATATAGACAGTTTAATGGTGGAGAACGTTGATAATTCAATTTGCATTTCTGCCGATAACACTAAATTGATCGGTGAATCGTTTGAGTTATCGTTGCACTCTGACGGATATGAAACAACGTCTATTACTGTTAGTATAAAGGCGTTAATATAGGTGTCATAAATGAAAACGAAAACGACAAAAGAACGCGGAGACTATAAGCAAAAGATTAACGCGGCTTTTTATAAAAGCATTCCAATAAAGGATTTGCTTTTTGACGGTATTGACATATCCGGCATGAGCGCAAATGAATTGAGAGATCAATTCAAAAAGCACGTTAAATCTCATTTGTTTATAGATGATACTATTAAAGATACTGGGTCGTTCATTTATTATGACATTCGGATGCTTTATTTGCATGAGAATATAAAAACCTGTACGCTTGTCGTTTACGCAGTTTGTCATAGAGATATTCTTGATAATTACGAATACGAAGGGTATTATGGAAATCGTGCTGATATTCTTTCTGAAATGATAGAAGATTGTTTAATAAATGACGAGGAAGTAGTAAATAGTTTCGGAATTGGTAGACTGACTCTTGACAGCGTAGATGTCTACAATTCATCCAGATTTTATGGGTGCGTTATGACATTTAACGTGCCAAATTTCAGATAATGAAATTAGATTATGGGACTCAAATTAGCCCTGTTCCTGTAGCGCTGTCAATTGGTTCAATAAAAAAACCAACACTTAAAGAGATTGCAGAAATAACATTTGACAAATTTGCCTTTTATGAAATGTTATTAAAACTTACTCCTGAGTTCTATTATGAAAAAATGGGCGATGCTGATGACAAGAAGTATTGGGAAGCATTGTCTGATATAGAGAAAACAACGGAAACCATATTTAACATTATTGTAAAGAAAGGCAATGTTGCAAGTTTATATGCTGAAATGTTGGATTATTTTTTTGTTGAAACTGTAATCTATAAAGAGGGCTATTTTATAATATTAAATCCTGGTGTTGATCCAAATGGCGAATTGAATAAAGATAGCATAAAAAGCGCCATAAATAAAGATACATTTCAGGAGACACTTGAACTAATACAACAAATTTGTGGAATATACGAAGGAAAAGTTGAAGAAGAAAAGTTCAAGAACAATGTAGCAAAAGCTATCTATGATAAAATATCTAAAGGGAACAAAAAAAGAGAAAAGAAAATAGATAAGAATTTGTCATTGCCTAATATTATTTCTGCTCTATGTAATAAGCATCCATCATTGAATTATACAAACATTTGGGGTTTGACAGTGTTTCAATTGCTTGATGCGTTTAACAGGATGCAAATGAACTCAGTGTATGATATTGAGTCAACGCGGGTTTCTGTTTGGGGCGACGAGAAAAAAACTTTTGATGCATCCCTTTGGTATAAAAATAATTACGATACACATTAAAGTCGATCTATTTGATCGGCTAATTTTTGTTTAGGAGGAAAATAATATGCCTGATCTGAATAAGGCCAATCGCCAAGTCTGTGATGTTGACATTCGTATCTTAAAGACTATGGCTCCGTTTTTGAATTTTGATACTGCTAATACTACAACTGCCGGTCTGTCAAGTGATAGTGTTTACGCTATGGCGAAGGGTTCCCGCAAGATTGCTTTCCAGAATCCTATTCAGGGTACTATGAGCATTGAAGCCCAGGTTTATCCTTTCAAGATGTTTGCCCTGCTGTCTGATGGCGTTATTGAGACTTCTGCTGCCTATGCCGATATTAAAACCATCACTTGCGAAACTGCTGGCGAGCTGCCCCTTACCGTTGCTTCTGGCGACGAAATTAAAGCCGGTACTGTTTTTGCTTATCCTGCTGGTTCTTTCGGTGATGAAAGTGCGGTTATTGCCGGTACTTATGCTTCTAACAAGTTTACCGCAACTACTGCATCTGATATTGCTGTAGGCTCCAAGTATGAGGTTGGTTATATTGTTACTCGCAATTCTGGCGTGAAGAAGGTCACTTTTAATAATAAGAAACTGCCGAAGGATTATTACATCACCATGAAAACTCTGGATAAGGACGAGGATGGTGTTCTTACTCCGTTTGTTATGACTGCTTACAAGGCAACCATTCAGCGTAGTTTTGATTTGTCCTTCAGCTCTGAGGGCGATCCCGCTTCTGTGACCCTGAACTTCGATCTGATGGAGGACAAGGAAGGTAACGTGCTTGATATTATCGAGCTTACCGATGATGCCGAGTAATAGCAACATTTTTGTTTGAGAATGGGGGCGACACCCCCATTTTCTATAAAGGAGCATTGACATGGTTAAAGAATGTGTTGTCAAGCTCAACAATGACGCTGTTACTGTCGTGAATTTTGATGGAATTGATGTGCAATTCCCAGCTATTAACAAGGACGATAAGACTGTTTTCGTGAGTTTCGAGAATGGAAAATACGCCATTGTTGACAAGGACTATAAAGAACAACGCACCGAAAAATTAAAGAAAAAGGGTGCTAATAAGAAAACAACTAAAGAAGAAAGCGTAGAAATAACAGAAGAAGATGCGGCTGTTGAAGTAACACCTGATGCTTAAAGTTGTATTGTATTTTAACTGATAGGGAGAGTAATACCTATACAACAATGTATGTATCTGGTGTACTCTCCCTTTATTTTTGCGTTTTAATTATGGAGAGAAAGATGAAAAGCATAAATTTTAAGACACTTGAAGAATGTGTTGAATGTTATGGACGTGAAAATTTAGTTGCAATAGATAATCTTAGCCAAATCATTCAATACACGCGCAATGGTTGTCAGCCAAAATTTGTATACGAAAACGAAACAAAACCAGGAAAAATCACTTGTTGGTTTTTGAAAAGTGAGTCGATGTATGTGTACAAAAAATGGATGAACAACAGGCCAAATAATAATGAAAAACATAGGGAAACAGTTTGAGGCACAAATCAAAGCGTCCACTCCTGAATATGCACTTCTTTATCGTTTACCAGATTCAGCACAGTCTTTTGGTGGAAGTAATAAATTGAGATTTAGTAATAAACCACCGTTTGATTTTCTTTTATGGGATTCGCTTCGTCATAAATTGTACGCATTAGAAACGAAAACGGTACAAGGTAAATCAATATCGTTTGAGCGGAGCAAAGATGAACACGCTGAGATACATTATCATCAAATTTGCGGGTTAAATAATTGGAACAAATATGATGGAATTACTTGTGGCTTTATTATTGAATTTCGAGCATTGGAAAAGACTGTATTTATAGAGATTGAAGAAATGAATAAGTTGATTTCACTGATTTCAAAAAGAAGTTTTAATTATAATGACTTAAACGAATTGGGTATTCTCTATGTTTTAATCGGGCAGAAAAAGGCTCGAACAAGATATACATACGATCTTGACGAGTTCCTAAGAAATCAATAAAAGGATAGTTTTATCATAGAAGATTAGTTAGAAAGGAAACATAAAAATGATTGAATACAAGAATAAGATTGAATTAGCTGAATTTTTGGCAATTTCCGAAATTATTGCCGATGGGTATTTCGATGAAACCGGTGCTTATGCGCCGCATTATGGCATTATGAATGCCTATCGAGTTTTTTACAATGTGTGTGTTACAAAGAGTCCATACGATGAAACTTATGGACACAATATTATCAATATCGAAGAACTGAGCGAGATCGTTTCTGACGATGAATTTGTTACTAAGTTTGAAACTTGCGTCAATAGTGGCAAGCAAGGTTTGACTTTTAGTGCTGCCTTCAATAATGCTATGCAGATGGTTGATGCCAGAAAGTCCTCTATCGGTTCTGCTGTAACCATGATTGTTGATGCAATCCAGGGCATTGCTGACCGAGCTAAAAACGTTATGAGTGACGAGAATATGCAGCATATCGCGTCAATTGCAAAGGATATTGGTAACGGTAAAATTACCGCAGATGATATTGTGAATGCATATGGTAAGCAGCTCGAAGAAAAGGCTGGCAAGATTAGTGTTGTTTCGGATAAAAAGGTAGAGGATTAAAATGCAGGCAACCAGTTTAGAAGAACTGGAAAAGATGATAGAGAATGAGATCAAAAAAGCCCTCGCAGAATCAGCTTCACAATCATTACTGATTATGTCTGATGCTACGAGGGAATTTTATGATGGTGGTACACCAACGATGTATGTTAGAACCGGCGCATTAGGTAGAGCGCCAGCCATTGATCCACCGAAGAAAACTGGTGACGGCTATGAGTTCAAGGCATACATGGACAAGGATCATACTTATGATACCGGCAAGAAACCGACGATGGAACAGGTTTTAAGCCTTACGAATGATGGGCATTATAAAGGCTTGCGTCCTGCTGTTGGCGCAAAAGGTTATTGGGATAGAGCTTTACAGAAAATGAAAGATGCGACAAGAGATACGTTTATTGAGCATTTTGGTTGATTATTTCTGGATTGAAGTTACAATACCATCTTCTAAATAAACGTATCTATTATTTGAATAGCACCATTGTTCAGTAGTGTTGTATGCCGTAATTGTTGTATTAACATCTTGTGGTTCGCCCCATGTAGAGTTACGGACTTCTTCTGCTGTCATACCGATTTGCGGTTCAGTTGGGAACCCGTAATCGTCAGGCATTTTTCGCAGACTTTCATAATGGTCAGCCGTTGAAGAATGTGTAGGTGTTTTGCCGTAAGAGTAAAACTCAACAGTGCCATTGCGGATTACAAAAGCGTATGTCCCATAATATCCTTCTGCAACAAGTCTATTTTCATTATCTTTATTTTCAAAGTATAGTGTTTTGAATTGGGTTGTGTTGTAACTCCCATCCATTACTGTAACAATTCTTCCTATTTCAAAAATGAATTTTTCTTTATTATGTCTATAAGTATAGAATCCAGATAACTGTGTAATAAGATTACAAGCATCTAAATATTCTGTACTTCTTTCATAATCCCCAAGGTATTCAAATATTGGAATTGCGGAAGTATAGTTACCTTCAGAGAAATAGTTAATTGCTTTTTCGTACATAATATCTGGGCTATCTGTTTCAAAAATTGCAGAAGTTGTTTGTAGAATAGTAGTTTCTTCTTGTTTAATAGATTCTGTTTGTTTTGTTGTTTCGCTTATTGATTGCTGCGGAGAACATGAACACATAATTAGCGCAAAAAGCATGACAAAAATACTACAAAAAATAATAAACTTTTTACCCATAAAAGTACACCACCTTTGAAATAACTATACCACATTATTGTAATTATTTCAAGAGAAAGGAGTGAGAATGTGGCAAATAAAAAGGATGGAAGAACAACCGTTTACAACGAAATCACGTCTAAAGAAAAACTTGCACAAGTTAATGAGGATAATCTGCAATTAGAAGAAGATTTCATTGAATACTTAACATCAACTGATAAAGCTACTTCGACAATTACACAGTATAAGGCTGTTTTACATATTTTCTGGTGTTGGAATTTAGAAAACAATAAGAATAAGCCATTTGTAGAGCTTACAAAGCGTGAAGTGACGCGGTTCCAAAACAATGCTTTGAACACATGGGGATGGTCGCCTCGCCGGATTAGAATGGTCAAGGCTGTCATGCGTAGTCTTGAAAACTATATATCCAATATTCTTGATGATGATTACCCTGATTATAAAAAGATTTGGGACAAGATCGAATCGCCGGTGAATGAGGCTGTTCGTGAAAAGTCTGTATTTACCCGTGAAGAATTGCAGAAATTATTAGATTACCTTGTTGAACGAAAAGAATATATGAAGGCTTGTTTTGTTTCTCTTGCCATGAATAGTGGACGGAGAAAAGCGGAGCTTGTAAGATTTAAGGTATCATATTTCTCTGGCGCAAACTTAATTTGTGACGGAGCTTTATATAAGACACCTGAGAAAATGCGGACGAAAGGAAGCGGCCAACGCGGTAAACTTCTTGATGTTTTTACATTGGCGAAACCGTTTAATCCATATCTCAAATTATGGTTAGAGCAGCGTGAGGAATTTGGCATTCAAAGTGATTGGCTTTTCCCGAAATACGAAGATGGGAAATGGCAGGATGAACAAATGCCAATTAGCACAGTTGATTCTTGGTCAAGGACTTTTTCAAGAGTTTTAGGCCGGAGTTTTTATTTCCATAGTATGAGACATTTCTTTACATCGTACCTTTCAGAGCAAAATATCCCGGACAATGTTATTAAAGATATTGTTGGTTGGAGTAATGTCGATATGGTTGACATTTATAGAGATACGAAAGCAGAAGATACTTTCGATAAATACTTTGGAGCTGAAGGTATTAAAAATGTTGAGAAAGGATCAATTCAAAACTTATAATAGTTGTTCGCCTGTAATGGGCGATTTTTTATTGCCAAATTTTGAGGAAAGGAGGTAAAACATAATGGCAAAAAACGATTTTTCGTTGCTTGTGAAAGCTAAGTTAGACGCAAGCCAGATTCAATCAGACCTTGAAAATATTAAAAATAAATATGGGAATTTCAAGATTAAATTAGAGTTTGATAAAATGCCAAACTTGTCTGGACAGATGCAGAAGGAAGGTGGCAAGGCTGGACAAGCGTATTCAGATGCATTCAAGAAAGCAATGTCTGATAAGATTCAGTTTAAGTTAGATACTGGTGATTTCCAAACAAAGATTAACAGTATCGAAACAAAATTGAAATCATTAAAGGGCGTTTCTGATGTTACTAAAACAAATATTGAAATGCTAAAGGGCGCATTTTCAACACTTAGTTCAAGTGATGCGAGTATCGAGGATAAGATTGCTGCCTTCAAACAGTTTAACTCGTTGCTGCCTACTATTCGCTCGCAACTAACTCAAAGCGCACAGGCAGGGCGAGAGTATGAAAAGACAATCAAGCAGGCTGCCCAAGAGCAATTAACACTTACAAAATCAAGTACATTGTCTAATAGCATCCAGGCATGGATGAACAACAATGAAAAGGCTGCAAAACAATATGGAGATCGGTTAAGAGAACTTCAAAATCAACTGCGTAACAATACTGACCCAAGTAAGTTAAGAGAAGTTTCTGCTGAGTTCCAAAATATAAAATCAGAAGCCGGTGCTGCTGGATTAACTGTTAGTAAATGGGGTTCGCAATTCAGTAGTGCCATCAAGATGGCTCTTGGTATTGGCAGTGTTTATCAAATTCTTAATAAGGTAATTCAAGTTACAAAAGAAATGGTCAAACAGACTATTGAACTTGAAGATGCTATGGCGCAGTTCCGAATTGTTACAAAAGCAACGGAACAGCAAATGAACAGTTTTTATCAGACAACCATCAAGAATGCCAAGGAAATCGGTGGTAATGTCAGAGATATGACCGATGCGGCAACCGTGTTCGCAAGACTTGGTTTTAGTATTGACGAATCAAGTACCTTGGCAAAATACACGAGTATGTTACAGAGCGTCGGTGACATTGATGTTTCAACCGCAGAAAACGCACTAACTGCTATTTTCAAAGCATTTGATTTGAATATCAATGATATTGAAAGTATCATGGACAAATTGATTGAGGTAGGCAACAACTATCCAATCAGTGTAGCTCAACTTGCGGAAGGTATCAATAATGCTGGTAGTATGCTTGCTTCTGCTGGTAATAGTTACGAAGAAACTATTGCTATGCTTGCTGCCGCAAATACGACTGTTCAGGATATTTCAAAATCATCTACAGGTTTGAGAACAATCGCAGCCCGTATTCGTAACACCAAGACAGAGCTTGATGATCTTGGTGAAGCAATGACAGATGCAGACTACGATGCACTTGTTCGTGGTTTGACAAAAGCAAATGTTGCGCTTACTGATGCGCAAGGTAATTTTAGAAGCACTTATGATATTGTGAAAGACTTGGCTAAAGTCTGGAACCAGTTATCAAATATTGACCAGGCTGCTTTGGCAAAGACGTTAGCAGGCACACGGCAGCAAAATGTGTTTTTCTCGCTCATTGAACAATTCCAGGAAGCAGAAAATGCAATGGATTCAATGGAAAATAGTATGGGTGCTTTATCCAGCGCCATGTCTATTTATGAGTCAACGGCAACAGCACATATTAATTCATTAAAAACTGCATTTCTTGATTTAGCGCAAAGCATTATAGATAATGGGTTTATAAATGAACTTACTGATATTGGTCAGTGGATTATTGAACTAATAAAGAAAATAGCCGATTTGATTAATGCTCTTGGCGGATTAAAAACTATTATAATTGGTGTTGGTGTTGCGTTTGCAACAATTAAAATTATAAAAGTAATTGGATGGGTTAAAGAGTTATATACAGGTATTACAGCTTTTATAAAACTAATCCCTTATCTTGGATTATTAAAAGCAAATAGTATATCTGTTGCACAGGGCATAGAAAATATTTCTGGTTCTGCAAAGGCCGCAACTGCCGCAATGAGTGCAATGAAAACAATGGTTGTTGCTGTGATTGCGGTTTCTGCAATGTTAATTGCAAATCATATTAAGAAAATTAAAGAAGCCAGAGAAGAAGCTAAACGATTAAAACAAGAAGCGGTAGAAAATTCGAGAGAATCTCTTGCTAATAGCACTTCAAGACTAAATTCATTATATGAATTACGTCAAGAATATCAAAATATTATTGATAGTGAAAGAGATGAAGCAACAAAAACGCAAGAGCTTGACAACTGGAAACAAAAACTAATAGAGACATACGGGTTCGAAAAAGATGCAATAGCTGATGTTAATAAAGAACGAGAAACTGGTCTTAAATTAATTGATGATGAACGAAAGAGGAATGTCCAATCTGCTCTTGCTGATGCAACTGCGGCATACAATGATTCTGTTAAAACATTAAGCAGAACATATATATGGGATGGGAGAGTATCAACATCTGAATCAAGCCAAAGTGCAGTTGCCGATGTTATGAGCAGATACTTCCCAAATGTATCAAAACATGATGACAAAGGTACAGGATACTTTTATGAAGATTGGGCGCGTAGTCTTGGTATCCAAGATACACAATATTGGGTAAGTGGCAGTAGTGGTGCTGGAGTATATGGAGATATTGATTCGTTAAAACAATATCTTGATATAATTGAAACAGCTATTAATGATCTACAAGCTAAGAAACTACGTGGAGAAACACTTACATCAGCAGAAAATACGGTTTTAACTTCTCTATCGCAAAATGTTGGTGGTATTAGAAAAACATACGAAGAAGCAGCACAGGCTTATGATAACTATAATAGGTTACTTGCAGAGAATTATATTCTGCAAATGGATATTAATTCTGGTACAATTAAGACAGCAGATGATTATAACAATCTTAGAAATACTATACAGAATTTATATGGCGACAATCAACCTGTTATGGAACAAATGCTTGATATTGTTTCAACATTGTTCCCGAGATTTAGCGAAGAAGCAGATAGTGTTGTTTATGATGGTGATCGTATTAGTGTTTCTTTCCAAAACATTAGTGCTTCTGTATCTAAAGCCACTGAAAGTTTTAATGCAACAACAAAAGGCATTTCTTCTTTACAGAGTGTTTTATCAAAGCAATCTACTGGAAGTTCATTATCATTAGATGATTTCAACTCAGAAGAACTAAAAGATTATACTTCTGCACTTGAATATCATAATGGCGTTTTACAATTAAATGCAGAGAAAACAAGAGAACTTGTAGAAGCAAAAACACAAGATGAACTTGCAACAATAAGCAAGAACAAAGCTCTTGCTCAATCTAAATACTTGCAAAACGCAAAAGAAATCCAGCGTTTAACAGATAAAATCAAAACCAACACTTATGAGACAGGTGAAAACAAAGAAGTTATTGAAGAACAGATTAGCAAATTACAAGATGAAAATAGTTCTTTACTTACAACTTGTTCTCAGTATGATTTAATGTCTGCGTCTCTTAGAGAAGCAACAGATGCTTACCACAACTGGCTAAATGCTCAAAATGCTTCACAAGCTGGCGATATGTTTGATGATACGCTCGATGCCATTAACAGAATTAACGATACTCTAAACAATAAAGATTCTGATTATTTTGGCAGAGTTGGCAGAACAGATTATCAAGCAGCTATTGATTTTGTAATTCCAGATACCGTTGATAGAGAAGATGCTGATGCTATTAACTCCTATCTTGAAAGTGTTTCAGATTTATTTACCTATGACGATAATGGGAACCGTGCTGGACTAAACATTACTAATTTCTGTAAACAAGCTGTTAAACAGGGATTAATGGTATTTGATGAAGCATCTGATTCGTACCTTGTTGCCGGTCAGACAACAATGGAGGACTTTGCAGAAGGTATGAACCTTTCTCTCCCTCTTGTTCAGGCCATGTTTGGTGAGATGGAAGAATTTGGCGGTGAATTTTCATGGGCTGATGAAGCAGTAAAAACATTAGGCGATCTTGCTATTTCTGCTGATGTTGCGGCGAATAGACTTCGTGAATCGCATGGTGAATTTGGCTTTGATATTAAACTTGATTATTCTGATTTAGATACAACAGAGGAAAAAATAGGAGCAATCGAACAGACAATAAGCAATATGAAGTTTATGCGCCTTGATGTTGGCTCCTATGACCCAAGTGCTGTAGAAGATTGTGATGCTGTTTTACAGTATTTAATTACGCAGAAACAGCAATTAGCCGCCCCAGCAATAATGAACATTGATATTTCAAAAGTATCTGAAAACACTGGTGCTGCATTACAATTATTAGTTGATTTCCAAAATGCTTGTAATGAGCTTGAATTAAAGCAAGAACTTGGTCTTGACACAACTGACGCACAAGCAAAAGTTGATACGCTTTATGCTGAGATTTCTGGTAGTGATAATGATGCTATATTAACGCTTGGTATTGATACTTCGTCTGTTGAAACTGTAAAAACATCTCTTGCTGAGTTATCACAAGAAGAAGTATTAACAAAGTTGCAACTTGATGCAAGTGTTGTAGAAGGTTATACACCAGAAGATAAAAGTGCCACATTAACATACATCGTTGATTCTTCAAATGTTGATGCGTATAACCCGAAGAATTTACAACGTACAGTTACTTATTATGTTAGAACTTCTGGCATGGACAAACTCAATGGAACAGCCCATGCTGCCGGTACTGCAATGGCTTCTGGCGATTGGGGTACTGCACCTGGCGGCGAAACCTTAACTGGTGAGCTTGGTCGTGAGATAGTTGTTGATCCGCATACTGGTAGATGGTATACAGTAGGCGATAACGGCGCTGAGTTTGTCAATATTCCTCGTGGCTCAATTGTATTTAATCATAAACAAACAGAACAACTTTTGAAAAATGGTTATGTTTCTGGTCGTGCTTCCGCTCTTGTTGGTGGTACTGCTATGGTTACTGGCGGTATTGGAGCGGGTAATGCTGATAATGGTAGCCATTCTGGTGGTAACAAGCCGCATAGTGGCGGTAGTTCAAGCGGTTCTGGCAGTTCAAGTAGTTCATCAAAACCAAGTTCTTCATCTTCTAATTCCTCTAATTCATCTTCAAAGTCAGATAAAGAACCGCAGATTATTGACTGGATAGAAATTGCGATTGCTCGAATTGAGCGAGAAATCAAGAAACTAAAAACAGTTGCAGAAAGCACATATAAGTCACTAAAAACAAAACTTGGTGCGTCTTATGATGAAATCGCAAAGGTTAATAAAGAGATTGCGGTTCAGCAACAAGGTTATAATCGGTATTTGAAACAGGCCGAGTCTGTTGGATTATCTTCTAATCTGAAAGCGAAGGTTCGTGATGGAACTATTGACATCAATCAGTATGACGAGGACACACAGAAGTTAATTAAAGATTACCAGCAATGGTTTGAGAAAGCCTTAGATTGCGCCGATGCTGTTGACGAGCTTCATGAATCTCTTGCAAAACTCTATGAAGATAACTTTAATGCTACACAAGAAGATTTTGAAAATAAACTTTCTCTGATTGAACATTTAACAAAAATGTATCAATCAGGCATTGATCTGTTTGAAGCGAAAGGTTATCTTGAAAGTACGAAGTTTACAAAAGCAATGCAAGAAGCAAATGCGCAAAGATTATCTACACTTAATCAAGAATTATCGGCATTAAAGCAGAAATTCTCTGAGGCTATGGCTTCTGGTGAGATAGAGGTTGGATCGGAGTCTTGGTATAAGATGCAGCAAGAAATAAATGCTTGCAAGGAAGCGATTGCTGACGCTAATGTTGAGGCTGCTGAACTTGCAAAAACTGTTCGAGAAATCGAATGGGGTTATTTTGACTATGAGCAAGATCGCATATCTCAACTCACGCAAGAAGCAGATTTCTTGATTGACCTTATGAGCAATCAAGATTTGCACGATGATAGAGGTCAATTAACTGATTACGGCATGGCTACTATGGGCTTGCACGGACAGAATTATAATGTCTATATGGCGCAAGCAGATGATTATGCCAAGGAAATTCTTGCTCTTGATAAGCAAATTGCTGATGATCCGTACAATACTGATCTTATTAAACGCAGAGAGGAACTTATCAAACTGCAACAAGAATCAATCAAGAATGCGGAAGCTGAAAAACAAGCAATGATTGAGCTTGTGAAGCAAGGTATTCAGATTGAGCTTTCTGCTCTAAAGGATTTGATTGATGCCTACAAGGAATCTCTTGATAACGCTAAAGCTCTTTACGAATATCAAAGTAATGTCACGGATAAAGCCGCTGAAATTGCAAGACTCCAAAAGCAGCTCTCCGCTTATTCCGGTGATACTTCTGCTGAAACACAAGCAACAGTTCAGAAGCTGCAAGTTGATTTATCAAAAGCGCAGGAAGATTTAGCGAAAACAGAATATGAGCAATTTATCAGCGATCAAAAGAAATTGCTTGATGAATTATACGACGAGTACGAGGAAGTCCTAAACCAAAGGCTTGATGATGTTGACGCTCTGATTTCTGATCTGATTGATGGTGTAAACTCAAATTCAGATAAGATCAATGAAACCATTGGTGGCGTTGCTGCCGATGTTGGTTATAATCTTACTCCGCAAATGCAGGAAATATGGAACAACTCAACCGGTTCAACAGAGGGCGTTATTTCAAAATATGGCGACGATTTCTCTGAAAAACTAACTGCGGTTAATAGTGTTCTTGCTGGTATTCACGCGAATGTTGCTGATATGATAGAGCATAGCGACGAGGAAGCTGATGCCGATGTTGGAAGTCAAACTCCAACAACCGAACCTACTCCTCCTTCTGATGGTGGTGGTAATCAACCTCCTGCGCCAAAGCCGTCAGATGATGGTGGCGGTGGTGGTGCAACACTTGACGAACAAACAAAGAAGAAAGTTGCCGCCGCTATTTGGCGTGGTGGTCTTGGTTGGGGTGTTAATCCTGATAGAGCAAAACGCCTGAAGGAAGTCTTTGGTGCAAACAATGGTATTCAAGCGCTTGTAAATAAAGGCGTTGGTAAGAATGATGGCGGCTCTGACGTTAAGAACTATACTTATCTTGCAATGCGTAAAAAGTTCAAAGGTTATAAGACTGGTGGACTTGTTGACTATACTGGTTTGGCACAGGTTGACGGCACACCGCAGAAACCAGAACTTATGTTGAATGCGAATGATGCACAGAACTTCATTGCACTGAGAGACGTATTGAGAAACTTGTCTATGCAGCCAATTTCTCTTGGTAAACAGTTTGACTTAGATACACCGTTATTTAGTGGAATTGCTGATATGTCAGAGCGTCTTGCCTCTATGAGAACGCCGGTTGGTAATTCTGGCACTACCTTCGGTGATTTTGAAATCAACATCCCGATTGAGAATGTGCAGGATTATAACGATTTTGTGCAGCAGTTACGTAATGACCCACAATTTGAAGAAATGATTATTGGTATGACACTTGGTAAAGCGTTGGGCAAAACCTCGCTTTCAAAGTATAAGTATCAATGGAAGTAAGTATTGGGAGGTGGGAACACCTCCCTCTTATATTAAGGTGAGATATGAAAGATAGTGAGAAAATTAAAATTTTGCAAGAAGCCTTACGAGAATTGCGAGAAGAAAATAGTTCTCTAAAAAAGCAGATTGAAGCTGATAAAAGTGAGGTTTTATCTATGAGAGCCGCAATAGAAGAAAAACAACGGATGATGGAAGATGTTATCCGGGCGCACAAAGAAGCTATTGGCGAAGTACGAGAAATTGGAATGAATTATCGGGCTGCCATCAAAGATGCGAATAAAGTAAAAGCAGATTACGAAAAGCAAATGAGAGAACAGTTGCAACGAATTAAGAAGCAGAAATAACTATGAAGGGAGGCTTGCCTAATTGTACGCCATAGATTTTGAATATGACGGACAATATCTGAGTGATTACGGATTGATTATTTGTCATTTTGATTATTCTACCGGAACTGCTGTCGCAGATGCCGGTTCAAGAATTACCTTTGAAAAGGTTTCAAGGAATTATGGCAAGTCATATAGTTTGGCAAGTACACGCTATAATGAGTGTATTACTACCACATTTGATATTTGTAAGAACCCGGATTTGTACGAAGAATATGAAGATAGGCAAATCTCTAATGATGAATACCGCGATCTCATGCGCTGGTTAAATCGTAGGGAGTTCCTAAAATTTCAGGTATTTGACGAGGACGATAAAGAGAGGGACACTTGTTACTACAATGTTAGTTTCAATGTAGAGAAAATAAAAATTGCGGAAGTCTTATATGGATTACGACTAACCCTTGAAAGTGATAAACCATTTGGATATGGACAAGAACAATCTGTATCATGGACATTTAGCGATACTTCTGTTGCAAAGATTTTAAGTGATATGTCTGATGAAATTGGCTATATTTATCCGAATGTAAAGATTACTTGCTATGCAAATGGCGATTTATCAATTTATAATGAGTTACTTGATAGTACGACAGTCATTAAGAATTGTAAGGTTGGCGAAGTAATTACGCTTGATGGTAATGCTCAAATTATTGCAACAACATATTCATCTCATGATATTTGTGATGATTTTAATTATGAGTTTTTCAAAATAGGGAACACAATCAATAATAGGAATAATCGAATTACTGTTTCTGCGCCTTGTGCATTAGAAATAAAGTATGAACCTATTATAAAAGATACACCTTAACGAAAGGAGGAGCGCATTTTGTCAATAAGGATAAAATTTGACTCAACGCATAATGCGGAATTACCTACTTTTGTTCTTGCTACACGCAGCGGCAGATTGCTTGGTAAAATCCCATTAACGTCTCCTACGTTTAAGGACACACTAAATGCGGCCTCCTCTGCCGTTTTTACTGTTTACAAGAGCGACTGTATTTCTTCGATTAAAGAAACTGATAGAGTTCAAGTAAATCCAATCAGCCTTCATGCAATCGTTAATTCAATATCAAGCAGAACAAGAGCCGGACAATTAAATCAAGTTGATTTGTTAAGTATACGAAATTACTTTTCAACACCAGAAACAATTAACGATCTAAATATTAGGGTTGTAAGCAATCAGAATAGTCGCCAGTATAATCAAGATCAGCTTGATTATATATATGATACCATACAACAGACGTTTACTGTTACATACAACAATTTAGAAATATTATTTGTAGATGCTGATGGCTATGTGTTTATCAACAATGCAAGCACTCTTGGGTTATCGAATGATGATTCATACCTAATTACAATGTCATTTACTGTCCCGGCAATATCAAAGGCATTGGATTTTTGGGAACAAATCAAGGATTTCAAACTGGTTTGGGCGAGAGAGTGGAATAAGTGGTTTGAGGCTTATGTTGAAATATCTGAATCAGATAGTACAATGAAATCTGTAACTCTGACTTCTTTAGGTGAAGCTGAGTTGTCGCAGATAAATTTATATAACATCGAGATTAACACGGAAGATGATATTGACCGTGATGATTATGTTGTCACAACACTCTTTAATGAAACAAATCCAAAAGGCTCATTGCTTAATAGGATTATGGAGAAAGCACCGCATTATACAATTGCCCATGTTGATTCCACTATTGCCGGTATTCAGAGGACGTTCAGTTTTAATGGGAAAAGTATTTATGATGCTTTCAAGGAAATCTCAGATGAAGAAGATATTTTATTCCAGATTGATTGCTATACAAATAGTGATGGTGATTTAGTACGAGAAATCAATGTATATGATTTGGAGTCAAATTGTTTGGATTGCGGCCATCGTGGAGAATTTGTAGATAAGTGCGAAGAATGTGGAAGTATAAACATCAAGTCCGGTTATGGCGAAGATACTACGATTATTGTGTCTGTAGAAAACCTTGCTGACAATATTAAATTCTCAACGGATAATGGATCAGTAAAAAACTGTTTTCGTCTCGAAGCTGGCGACGATCTTATGAGCGCAACAATAGCAAACTGCAATCCAAATGGAAGCCGATATATTTGGTATATTTCAGACGAAGTTAAAAGTGATATGTCTGACGAGCTTGTGCAAAAACTTGAAGAATACGATGAACTATATCGTTATTATCAAAAAGAGTATGAGGTTGTAATTGATGCTGATTTGCTTGAACGTTATAACGCTCTTGTTGACAAATACTCTGTTTTTTCTGATGATTATTCTCATTTACCAGATACAATTACAGGGTTTCCAGCATTGATGCAGGCATATTACGATACAATTGACTTTTTCCTGTTTTTGAATGACACACTTATGCCGAGCGTTGAAATATCGAGGACTACGGCGGCATTGCAGGCAGCGGAATTGAACACCCTTAATCTGTCTCCTGTGGCCGTTCAAAAACTTGAAAACTGTTCTGTATCAACTGCTTCAAGCGCCGTACTTGCTATGGCTAAAACTATCATTGATCCGAGATACCAAGTAAAAATCAAAGATAGTTCTTTTGCTGAAAACACATGGGTCGGTACATTTACTGTGACGAATTATTCAGACGAAGAAGATACTTCTACTACAAATCAAGTTTATGTTTCTATTAATGATGATTATGAGAAATTTGTAAAACAGAAGATCGACAAGATTTTGAATAAGCAGAGCGAAGAAGTAACTGATATTATCGGTTTGTTCAAACTCAGTCTTGAAAACTTCAAAATTGAACTAAAACGGTATTCTCTTTCACGGCTTACGTCTTTTTATGATTGTTGCCAGAGTTGCCTCGATATTCTAATTGAGCAAGGTATTGCAGATCGTGAGACTTGGGCTGACCATGATCCTGATATGTACAGAGACTTGTATGTGCCTTATTATCAGAAACTAAATGCAATTCAAGATGAAATCAAGGTGCGCGAAGAAGAAATTGAGGTTATCGCCGGTGTATATGACAGTGACGGTGATTTAGCTACTCATGGTGTTCAGACATTCCTTGGGGAAATTAGGAACGCTATCCAGGACACGCTTAATTTTGAGAAATACCTTGGAGAAGAATTATGGCTTCAATTTGTTTCCTACCGCAGAGAGGACACATATAGCAATAGCAATTACATTTCAGATGGTTTGAATAATTCAGAATTGTTTGAGAACGCTCTTGACTTTATTGAAGTCGCAACAAAAGAGATTTATAAGTCTGCAACATTACAACATTCAATAACAGCATCGTTGAAGAACTTGCTTGTTATGAAAGAATTTGAGCCGTTGCTTGATATGTTTGAGGTTGGAAACTGGATTAGGATTAAAGTTGATGGCAAAGTTTATAAATTGCGAATTATTGAGTACGAAATCAATTATGATGATTTACAACAATTAAACATTCGTTTTTCTGACGTAAAAATGGCACAAGGAACAGAGACAGATATTGAAAGTGTTATTCAGCAAGCCGCGTCTATGGCTACATCTTATGATGCTGTTATTCGTCAGGCAAGTAATGGTCAAAAAGGTAATGATAGGCTAAATGATTGGGTAAACAAAGGTCTTGCATTGACAAAAATGAAGATCATTGATAGCGCAGACAATCAGAATATTACTTGGGATAGTCACGGATTACTGTGCAAAGAGTATTTGCCGATAACTGATACCTACGATGATAAGCAGCTCAAAATCATTAACAAAGGTTTGTTCTTAACAGATGATAATTGGCAGACTTCAAAAGCTGGAATCGGTAATTTTGCGTTCTATAATCCAGAAACAGGTGAAATGGAGGAAGCATACGGCGTAATTGCTGATACCCTTGTTGGAAATTTGGTTCTTTCTGAAAAGGTTGGTATCTATAATCAGAAGAATAGTATTACACTTGATGATAACGGCGTTACTATTACAGCAGATGGTATTAATACTGGTGAAAATCAAATTGTTTTTACAATTCAGAAAAGAGAACTAAATGGAGACGGGGATGAAATCATTTCGCGTTCAATGTACATTGATGCAAATGGTAATCTCGTTTTGAATGGCTCTATTCGGATTAACTCTGCGGCAGATCAAGGCATCTCTACATTGGACGAACTTACTGATGCAAGTAGATATACGGAAGAATTTTCCCAGATAGTTTACAATGAATTACATGGTGAAAACGGTGTCTATAACAGTTTAGATGAAATGGCTGCTGAACAACGAAATTATACTGATGAACAATTAAATGGTTATAAGGCAGATGTTGGTCAGTATTTAAGATTTGATGAAAATGGTTTAACACTTGGAGCATTGAACAGTAATTTTAGTACGGTTATTGATAATCAGCGGCTTGCGTTTATGGATGGCAATAGCGTCGCTGCTTATATCAGTAACAATCAATTGTATATTCCAAATGCTGTTATTCAAAGTACATTATCTATTGGTAACTTTTATTTCTTGCCAAGAGATGATGGCGGCGTATCTTTGATATGGGGTAATGATTAGGATAGGAGGTGTAATATATGGCATTGAGCGGAAGTTTATATAGTTCTACTTGGACTGGTGAAACTTATTGGGGAAGATTGTATTTTTATTGGACAGCAACTCAGAACGTTGCCAATAATACATCTACTATCTCATGGAGCATTTCTGCAAATGTTGGTAAGAATAGTGGCGGTAATAGTGGTTGGATTACATTTAGCGAACTAAGTGTAAAGATTAACAATGAGTCTGTATATTATAGAAGTGCATCTAATCATACAAATTGTAGTAATGGCACGTCGTTGGCAAGTGGCACAAAAACACTAACGCATAATTCAGATGGTACTTGTACTTTTTCTGTTAGTATTGGTGCTGGTATTTATAATTATTCAATTAATAAAACTGGTAGTTCTACTTTTACCCTAAACACGATTGCTCGTGCATCATCAATTGATGCTGCATGGGATGGCGTTCTTGGTGGGACTTGCGGAATAAAATGGACTCCGGCATCATCTTCATTCAAATTCAAACTGAAATTTGTTCTTGGTAATTGGAACTACACAACGGGAATTATTTCTCCAAATACAACATCACAATATTTGTATAACAGTTATACAATTTCTTTAGAAGCAGCAAATCAGATACCGAATGCAACATCCGGTACAATGACAGTTTATCTATATACTTACTCTGATAATGGTAGTACGCAAATCGGATCAACGGCAAGTAAAACATTTTCTGTTGCTGTTCCTTCCTCTGTGATCCCAACAATATCAAGAGTCAATGCCTCTATTGTCAATTCAAATTCTGTTGTTAATGGATGGGGTGTTGCCGTAGCTGGATATACAAAGGTTAAGGTTGAAGCAACGGCAAGCGGCGCTTATAGCTCAACAATCAAAAGTTTTTATGTCGGTGGTTACAATGTAACAAAAACGGGAACTTCCTTATCGTTTACAGGTGATGTAATTACCAAATCGGGGAACCATGTATTTGATGTTGTGGCAACGGATAGCCGTGGGCGAAAATCAACACAGGTATTATCAAGTCAGATCTATTTTTACCCATATTCAAAACCAACTGTTTCCGCATTTTCTGTTGCCAGAAGTTCATCGAATGCTCAACAGATTGTTGTTAAGGCAAATTGGAGTTATGCAAGCGTAAATAGCAAAAATAGCGCGACGGCGAAATTGTATTATAAGAGATCAACTGCTTCATCGTGGACACAATATGGTGATATTACTTCTTCAAAGAACACAAACATTACTTTGAGCGGAGTGACATTTAACGAAGCATATTCTTATAATTTCAAAGTTGTTGTTACAGATGCTCTAAGTAATAAGGCGCAAGAAGAAGCATTTGTTTCTACAATTGAGGTATTGATGGATTTCCGAGCTGGTGGTAAAGGGCTTGGCATTGGTAAAATTGCTGAGACAGATAATCTTGAAGTTGCTCTTAATTCAGTCTTTATTGGAGATGTTTACATTAAAGTTGGGAACACAAATGTACCATTGGTTACTTATATTAAAAATGCTGTAAATGGAGATTACGATTAAAAAAGCAACCATTTTCGGTTGCTTTTTGAAAAAACAATCGTTTTTAGTTGCGATTTTAGGAGATAGGTATGGAAAATGAGATTAGAAAACCGTTATCAGTAGCAAAAGAGGAATTTGTTAATGCATTAACTGATATGATTAACAATTCTGCTTTGCCTCGTTTTATTATTGAAAGCGTACTAAAAGATATGTATGCTGATATGAAAGTCATTGCAAGAAAAGAGTATGAAATTGATAAGAGACGCTATGAGGATTCATTAAAGAATAACGAATAAATGATTGGTGGCGATATTTATGACAGAAAAGAAATATCGTCAAGAGTTAGAGAAAGCAAAGAGAAGAAATGTTGTAAAAGAGTATAAGCAAGAAATAAGAAAAGAGAAGATGAAGTATCGTGTGGTTCATCATATTGAGACAAGTAAACTGTTTGCTGGTTATTTGTTCGCACTGATGAACGCTATTATTGTTTATGCTATGGTTGCAATGTGGAAGTTTGCCGATTTGTCTTACCTCGGTGTGCTTATCACAGATATTGCGGCTCAAATTCTCGTATATGCTATTTACTGTCTGAAGGCGTACAAAGGTAAAAACGCAGAAGAAGAAATGAAATTCAAGCGTGAAACGATGCTGATTGATAATAATGTAAATGCCGATACCGAAGATGGTATTGGCTAATTTTATATTTGGAGGTAATTATGTTGGACGGCCTGAAAAACTTTTTATCTTTTATGAATGATAACTGGACAACTATCGTTGTTATTATTTCTTTGCTCATTGCTCTTTATCAGAAGATTCGATCTTTTATTTCTAAATCAAATGAGGAAAAGATTGCCTCTGCGAAAGCGCAGATTAAAGAAATTGTGTTGAAACTTATTACTGACGCAGAAATTGATTATGAGCATTGGAATAAAACAGGCTCTATTAAACGTTCACAAGTCATTCAGAAAATTTTTGAGGAATATCCAATCTTGGCTAAAGCGGTTGACCAGAAAGCCGTTATTGCCTGGATTGATGAATTTATTGATGAATCCTTAAAAGAATTAAGAAAAGTTCTCGCTGAAGGAGAGAATGTACAAGAATAAACTATTTTGGATGGGCGGCTGAGAGGCCGTCCATTTTTATATTTGGAGGTTATTCAAATGAAATATAATGAAAACAATAAGCCTATGGTTTGTATGTTGACGCAAAGCACCTGTTATAAAGGTACAAGTATTGGTAGACCTGTTGGTGTTCTTTGGCATGATACAGCCGGTGGGAATCCATATTTGAAACGCTATGTACAGCCAAGTGACAATGATCCGAATAAGGCGAAACTATTACAGTTACTTGGTAAAAATCAATATAATAACGACTTTAACCATATTTACCGTCAGGCTGGACTTAATGCGTGGATTGGTAAACTTGCTGATGGAACTATTACAACTGTTCAGACTATGCCGTGGAATTATCGCCCATGGGGTTGCGGCGGTGGAAGTAAAGGTAGTTGTAACGGAAGTGCAAGCGTATCTAATTCGCCATTTTGGATTCAGTTTGAAATCTGTGACGATGGTTATAAAGATGAAAACTATTTCAAGAAGGTGTACAAAGAGGCTTGTGAGTTTACTGCTTATATTTGCAAGATGTTTAACATTGACCCCAAAGGTTACTATACTTACAATGGAGTAAAGGTTCCTACTATCCTTTGTCATAAAGATAGTCACGATCTTGGGCTTGGTTCAAATCATGGCGACGTTTATTTGTGGTTTAAGGCATTCAAGAACTGCAAAAAGACTATGAATGATGTGCGTAATGATGTTTCTGCTTTGATGGCAGATGGTGCTACCGCTTCTGATCCTGCACCAAGTAATCCCGCTCCGGCTCCGAGCAATCCTTCTCCGGCTACAAGTGAAATCAAAGTTGGTTCTCTTGTGAAGATTGCAAGTAATGCTACATACTATTCTGGTAAAACAATCCCTGATTGGGTAAAGGCGAAAAATTGGTACGTTAAATCAATGAGTGGAGATCGTGTTGTTATTGACAAATCAGAAGATGGTAAAACTTCTATTATGAGTCCTGTTAATAAGAAATATCTTTCTGTTGTTGGTGCAACCACGGCTCCATCTCCAAATACTTTTGAACCGTACAGGATTAGAGTAACTGCAAACGTATTGAATATCCGTAAAGGTGCTGGAACAAATTATTCTGTTGTTGGCTCAATTAAAAAGGGCGGTGTTTATACGATGGTTGATGAAGCGGCTGGTGCTGGCGCTACTAAGTGGGGCAAATTAAAATCCGGTGCTGGCTGGATTAGCCTGGATTATGTCGAAAAGGTATAAGGAGAAAATAGAATGGATAACCAATCTGCTATTGATACGTTATCCAGTATTTCGGTAGGACAGATAATTGCATGGTTCTCTGTGATAAGTGCTATTATTACTGCTATCTGTACTGGAACAATTAAACTTTATAAGGTGTTTACAAAGTACAGAGAAGCGAAAGATAAGAATGAGAAACAAGAAAAAATTATTGAAAGTCATGAAACAACTTTGAAAGAGATAGACAAAACTCTACAAGAAATCAAGAAATCCCTTGAAGAACAAAAAGACGTTAATTTGAAACAAGTTCGGCACACTATTGTACATACGTGTGAGGACGCATTGGATCGCGGCGAAATTTCAATCAATAAACTCAGATCACTTGAAGAAATGTACGAAGAATACATTGACATATTCCACGGAAACGGATATGTAAAAACACTTGTAGAAAAGGTACGGCAACTCAAAGTTGTTGGGAAAGTGGACGATTAAATAAAATCATGGTTTTATTAGCATTTTAATTCAATATATTGTGGTGTTAAGAAACATCTTACACTATATATAGTGGTATTTCGTGGCGGCTTGCAACTATTGGTTGTTTTGTCGCCACATTATTGTATTTGGAGGAGTTACATGGATATATTAGTTAATGTTGCGAACCAAAAACTTAAAATCGCAACAAATCTAAAAAGCCTGGTCGCCGGAACACAGGAATTTGTGCGTTTCGTGTTTAACTTAAACGGTGATTGGGATGGCCTTATGACTTTTGCGCAATTCAGACAAAATGGTGTTGCATACAATCAGTATTTGGATGAAAACAATAGCGCATACCTCCCGTCAGAGATTGGTGTAGGTACTTGTACTCTTATGCTTTATGGTAGCAATCAGAATACGATTGCTACGACAAACTATCTTACTTTGACGGTGGATGAAAATATTTTAGTCTCTGACGCACAAAGTACAGAGATTTCACAATCTCTTTATCAGCAGCTCGTTACCCGCGTTAATACGCTTCTTACATGGAACGAACAAAACGCGGCAGATTTGAATGCTGTTGACAGAGATTTACAACAACAGATTAACACGAAGGCTGCTGCTTCTGATCTTACAACTGAAATTGCTCGTGCAAAGGCTGCTGAAAAATCCAATGCCGATGCGATTGCTACAAAGGCTTCACAGTCAGAAGTCGATCAGCTTTCTATTAAAGTTACACAGCTTGAAAGTAATGAAGTCGTTGCGAACTTAATTCAGCAGGCCGTTGAGAATGAGATTGAAACCTATCTAAACAATGGTACTCTCGCAAGTATGACCATTGGAGATGGAAGTATTGCTCGTGCAAAGGTTAATTCTGATTTTGAAGCTACACTTACGAAAGCTGACACTGCAATGCAGCCAAGCGTATATGACCCACAGAATTTAAGAGTTGATGTTTTCTCTTACGCACAAGGTAGAGCTGATATGGTGCAGTTAAATGTCAACAATGTTGTCAATGAAATTCGTGGTGCATATTCTTTGACTGACACTATTTCATATACAAATCTTGGCGACGCTTTACGCGGGGCTGTTACACTTTCAAGAAATTATGCCCAAGCACTGCTTGCTGATTATAAGGCATTTACAATTTCGATTGTTGACGATCTTCCTCTTGTTGGTAATTCGCAGACATTCTACCTTGTTCCAAAAGATAGCGGTACTGGCTATGATAAATACTGGTATATCACAGACAGTAACGGTGATGCGGTTTGGGACGTTTTCGGTGGTTCATCTACTGTTGTTGTAACAGAGTTGCCGGTGACTGGCGAAGAAGATGTTGATTATATTCTAAGATCATCTTCTGGATGCTTGTACTACAAGTGGATTGATGGTGTGTGGCAAGTTGTCGCTGGCTCAATTGCATCTGTTATCAGTTCATTACCGGCAACTGGTAATGAATTTACCGACTACTATCTTCTTACAGAGAATGGCGTTTATGTCCATTATCGGTATATCAATGGTCATTTTCATAGTATTGGTACGGAAACGTATACATCTGATGAACTCGACACGATGCTTGCCGGACTTAGGGAAGATATTGATAGAAATGAACAATCTATCGAAACAAATACAACAAATATTGCATCTTTGAGCCGGACAGTAGATCGTTTGCGCAGTGACTTAGACGAAATTGATACAGAGGGATATACTTACTATCACACTATTACAACGGATGATAATAACAACAAAGTATTAACCTTATGGCAAGTACATGGTTCTGACGAGGAAATTGCAAGCCAAACAATTTTGCCTGCAACTGGCGGTGGTGGCGGCTCAACGCCATCAACTTCTACAACTCTTACCGTAGATAGAGTTACACCGTCTCCGCTTATTATTACGACAACGGATTCAGCTAATATTACTATTGATTTCTCGTCTGTTGATGGTGATGGAGAAACTGTTGACGGTGTTTACACTTGGAAAAGTGGCAGTAATGTAATTATGAGCGGCACACTTGTCCAGGGTAGAAACACTTTTGATCTTTCTCAATATGTTTCTGTTGGTACTCAGAAATTCACACTGATTGTTACAGATGAAGGCGGTTCAACTGTTGTTAAATCTTGGACTGTGCAAAAGGTTGATGTACGCATTGAATCATCATTCAGTGACCGCTATACTACGGCGATTGGTAGAAGTGTATCTTTTACTTATACACCTTATGGTGCAGTAAATAAGACAGTACACTTCAAACTGGATGGCGTTGAAACTACTACAACAACGTCTGCGTCTGGTACATTACAATCATACACAATTACACCGCAAACTCATGGATCACATTTGCTTGAAGTTTGGATTACTGCTACTATCAATAATACTTCTGTTGAAACGAACCATATTTACAAGGACATTATTTGGTATGACTCAGAAGAAGATGATGCTGTTATTGGTTGTATTTATAGATACGATTATTACGGTACTGTAACGGCGCGGCAGTATGATACTACTTCAATCGTATATAACGTGTTTGATCCAACAACAAGCTATCCAGTTGTAAAGCGTTATATTGATGATGTTCTTATTGATACTTCTACCTTAACAACTTCTAATAACACATGGAATTATAAGTCTGATACCATTGGCACTCATACGTTGAAAATTGTTTGCCGTAATACTATTGTCACAATCGAAATGAATATCGTTGAGCTTGGTATTGATGTTTCTCCTATTACGGGTGGATTGGAACTTGATTTTAACCCTACTGGTATAACAAATAGTTCTGATAATAGGTTGTGGTCGAATGAAAACTATCACATGAGTGTTTCAAACAATTTCGATTGGGCGAATGGTGGTTATAAGACTGATGAAAATGGGCATTCATATTTCCTTATTAAAGCTGGTACAAGAGCTACATTTGACTATAAGATGTTCTCTGGCGGCATTGATGGAAACCCAAGTGTTGTTGGCGCAGAAATGAAAATTATCTTCAAGACTGAGAATGTGCAAGACGCTAATGCTGTGTGGCTAACAAATGTCGAAACTACTACAACGGATGTTGAAGGTCAAACAACAACTACTAATGTTGGCATTCAAATGAGCGTCCATAACGGGTGGCTGAAAACAAATAATGCTTCTGATACAGACGTTGAAGAAGGCGAAGGCGACGATTCCGAAACTGTTGCCGCCACGAATACGTATTTGTATATGCCATACTCAGAAGAAGATATTATTGAAATGGACATCAATGTTGATACTCTTAGTAGAGAAGATGAAACAGCCAAAGCGTTTGTTATGGCTTATGAAGATGGTGTTCCAAGCAAGGCTTATGTTTATGATAGTGGTGACAGATTCTATCAATACGATCCAAAGAATCTTGTGATTGGTTCTGATTATTGTGATGTTAGGATTTATCGCTTGAAATTCTATTCTACCTCACTTAACACAAATGGCATTATGAGAAACTTTATTGCGGATGCTCGTGATTCTACCGAAATGCTTGACAGATATGACCGCAATAGTATTTATTACAATCGTGAAACGAATAAGTACACGCCGTATAGTGGTGAGGGAGTTCTTGACCCGGAGCGTTTGGCTCCCGTTGTCCCAAATGTCAAGATTTTGATGCTCGACACAGACCATTTTACAACTTCAAAGAAAACCTTTGTCAAGTCTACACTTAGATGCATTCATGCTCCTGGCGGCGATTTATATGAAGGTGATCCGTATTACGATAACTGGCTATTTGAAAATGGGTATCATGCTGGGCAGGGTACGACCTCTGACAACTATGGTAATGCCGGACGAAATGTTGACTTTTTGTTTAATGCAGACGGAACACATAAACCAAGCGATAAGGTTGATGCAGAAGCAGGATATGTTTCACAGGTCACTCTTGGTTATAATACAGAGAATGCTACAACTGAACGGGTTACAGACTGGAAGGGAGATTCTGGCAAGATCACTCTTACAAGAGGTTCCATTCCTAACAACTTCTTCAACTTAAAAGTTAATATCGCTTCTTCTGAAAATGTGAACAATGCTCTTTTGCAAAAACGATACAACGATTATCTCCCATACATCTCTCCTGCAAAGCGTCGTGATCCACGGACAAAGAATGATATGGAGTTTGTTCCAGCTATCCTATTTATCCGAGAAAACAATCCTGATGTTACAACTCATAATGAGTTCCTTGATACCGAATGGCATTTCTATGCTTTGGGTAATATTGGTGACTCTAAAAAGACGGACTATACAAGAGCGTATGACCCGACTGATATGAATGAGTTTACCATTGAGATTTCTGATAACACAAAGAACAATGCTACATTCCAAACTGGTGTTTATCTTGACGGTAATAACCAGCGCCAGATCGAAACATTTACAATTGCAGATGATGGTTCTCCTGTTTCTGTTGAAAAGCCGAGCGCATTCGTGTACCCTATAACACTTTCTGAATGGAATGACTCACGGAATATGCGTCGGTGGGCGCTATACAATGAGGATTTCGATGGCGACCATTCATTTGAACCTCGTTATGCTTGCTGCGGTGATTATCGTGATGGTAAACTTGTTAATGATACAAGTGGCAGAGGTAAAGCACAGGTTAAGATTAACAACGATGTTTGGAGAGCATTCTACCGTTGGGTTGTTACTTCAACGGATCAGGAATTTGTTGATGAACTTGCCGAATGGGTTGTCCCAGAGGCGATGGAGTTTTTCTATGCGTTTACCCATAATTACACGATGATGGATAACCGTGCGAAAAATACATTCTGGCATTTTGCGAAAACTGGTACTTACCGTAAAATGTCTAAGCCTGTAAAAGAATTGCTGCACGTTTACTGTGAGTTAATTGACGATGAATATGTGCTTACAGAGGACACAGAAATTGATAGCAATAAGACCTATTATTCTCAGTATGCGTTTGATCTCTGGTGCTATGATACTGACACTGGACTTGGCATTAATAACAATGGCGAGCTTGTTTTCCCGTATGGTAAGGAAGATACGGACTATAACATCGAAGGTAATCCTTCTTCTGGTTATGTTTTTAACGGTGCAACTTCTGTGTTCTGGTGCAGACTTAGGGATTTACTTCCTGGCGAAATCAGAACGATGTTTAATACGACTGTTGCCGCTGATTGCTTTAGTTCTACAAGCCTTATCAACCAATTCGATGCATTCCAAGAATGTTTCCCAGAAGAAATTTGGCGGCTTGATATTCAGAGAAAATATATCCGCACATTCACCGGTGAGTCTATTGATAATTCAAAACCAAAGCATGACGTGCAATATTTGCGAGACATGATGCAGGGAAGAAAGAAATATCAGCGTAGACAGTGGACACGCGATCAGGAGATTTACTTCGGCACAAAGAACCTAATGAATACAGTTGTTGGTGACGATAACCGTATTACTTTCAGATGCTTTACGCCTACTGGTGATGATATTGTTGTCCCGCCTGATTATACACTGCGTATTAAGCCATATTCTGATATGTACCTTTCTGTTATGTTTGGTAATGGTGGTACGCAGCAAGTCAGAGCAAAGGCCGGAGTAGAATACACGATTGAATGCCCATTAAGCACGATGGATGATACTCAGGTTACGATTTATGGCGCAAATAGAATCCAGGAATTAAGTGATCTTTCAGCTTGTTATATTGCAGCCAATAACTTCTCTATGGCTACAAAATTAAGAAAATTGGTGCTTGGCAATACTACTGAAGGATATAACAACTCTCGTCTTGTTTCTCTTACACTTGGTAACAACAAACTTTTAGAGGAACTTGATATTCGTAACTGTGCGAATTTGACTGGTTCTCTTAACCTATCACAATCAAGCAATCTTTTAAGGTTATATGCCGAAGGCACAAGAATTACCGGCGTTACTTTTGCGACTAACGGCAAGGTGCAGCTTGCTCATTTGCCAAATACTATCAATACATTGATTATGAGAAATCTGAACGATCTCGTTGATTTCGATGCAAACTTAAATCGTCTTGAAACCCTTACATTACAAGGTGGTACACTTAACAGTCTTGACGTTGTTACTGATTCAATTAATACATTACAAGTGCTTTATTTGTATGATATTGATTGGATTGTCCCTGATACTACAATTCTGAATGCAATGGCGAATATGTTCTATTCTCTCGTGACTGGTAGTGTTTATGTTGGCGGCGCAATTAGAAATCAAGAGCTTGCCACTTATGCACAGAAATGGAACGATCTTGAAGTTACATATGAAGCTACTAACCTTGTTACACAGTATTTAGTCACATATGTGAATGCAGACGATGAAAGCACGGTTTTATATACTACCTATGTTGATAGAGGTTCTGTACCGCCTGATCCATATGCAACTGGCGCAATTTCTAAACCAACACTTGCAGAGGACGAACAATATTCTTACAGCTTTGGTACGGTAGAAGATGGAGAATACGTAGCAGGAAGCGGCTGGACTGATATGAGTGACCCTGTTCTTGCTGCAAAAACAATTACTGCTGTTTATACTAAAACGCCACAAGTTTACACAGTCTCTTGGTATTTAAGACCTGGTTTGCGTATTACATCTGTCTCTGCTAATTACGGAGATGAAATTGTCTATGAAGGTGATACGCCCGTTAATGAGGACGAAGAAGGTCAATACATTTATAATGTTTTCAAGGGTTGGGATAAGTCAACAGGATATATTCGTGGGAATACTGATGTGTATGCTCTTTGGGAACGTGCGCCATTACCGCCAGTTGGAAAAGATATGGCAGATATGACTCCTGGAGAAATCTTCGCTGTTACAAAGTCAGGTAATTCAGCCAATTATTTCGAGGATAAGGATAGAACCATTATTACGCTTGGCAATGATTTTGAATTTACGAATGTTGAAAGTGAAGTTCTTGCACAAGATTTGTATTTGGACGGTACAACTACAGTTGTGAAGGATATTGTGTTGTTTGGTGAAAACTCACCTTCGTTTACGCTTGCAGTTGATTTCAGGTTTACTAATTTATCTGATGCAAACAATACTTTAATCTCGTGCTATGAAGAAGATGGTTCAGAAGGATTTAGACTCAGATTTAATACCAATCCTGATATTCAATGGGGCGACAAAACCCTCAATGTTGGTTATAGAGGGTATAGAGATATTGTTGTTCTCCGTCATACCGCTGGTGATGATAAACTGTATGTGTACAGTTCAAATGGTAGTGCTTCTTCATTTAGAAATGATGTTTCATCAAATGTTCTTACAAGAAGTAGATCAACAGTTTCGTCACAAAAACTTACTCTCGGAGCAATTCGGTTTGTTTCCGATGGTGGTTTTGATGATTATGGACGTGGATATATCTATTGGGCAAAAATTTGGTTTGATGATCTTGGCGAGACAAATGCTAAGTTGCTTGCGGCTTGGACGCACGATCAGTTACCATACGAATATTGCGGCACAGAAAGATATAGAATCACTGGTGGAAGTCAAAGAACAAACGCATCTTTCATTCAGAACTGTGAATTTGGTGATAGACTGAGACAGATGAACAGTTCAAATACAAATGTTGGTGGTTGGGACGATTGCCAAATGCGTAAAAATTTCTTCCTTAATCGGTTCCCCAATGCTTATCCACAAGTTTGGCGTTCAATGATTAAGAAGGTTAAGATTAGTGCAACTGCTGGTAATAAGTCAACATCAATCACTGTTTCTGATGATTACTCCTATCTTGCTGCTTATGCTGAGATGTTTTCCACGTCTGATACAGCTTATGTTGCTGAAGGTAGTAAGATTTCTTGGTTTACAACAGACATTCGTAGGGCAAAATTCAGAGGCATTCCGATCCCGGAAGATGTAACATACTATACTGATAGTTCTGATCCGTCTACAGTTTCAGGGCGTACAATTTCGGTTGGCGACGTATGGAAAAAAGGTACTGGTACAGTGTACATTTATGCTGACACGGAAACAATTCGCTATTATGGTTTGTCAACTTCTGATGCAGTTAGTGCTTCAATAGGAGGCTATTGGATTGCGGCCTACAACTTCTGGTTGCGCTCTCCGTATGTGACGAGCACCGCGTACTTCTGGTTTGTCAATACCAGTGGTAGCGCCAGCAACAACGGCGCGAACAACTCCTATGCGGTTGTTCCCTGCTTCTCTATCTGACAATCGTTAATACAAAACAACGGCTCACTCCTTGGCAATACAATGGGTGGGTCGTTGCATTATATCTGGCGGCTTTGACCGCCATATCTTGAATGGAGAAAAAGAAATGTCAGTTTTGCGCAGTAAAAGAAGTATTGCTCAAACAGAGTTTGAAAATACTTTTGAAAAATTATATCAACATAGTAAATCGCAAACATCAAAAGTTCCTAAGAGAAGAAAAAGATGGATTTGCTATAATATTGATAGGATAATGAACGAGTTATACAATGAAATAATGGAACTCAATGAAGGGATTTATTTAAGAGAATATACAGATGAAGAAAAAATTGAACATCTGCGGAAAATCCTAATCTTGTTACATTCTATAGAAAAACCATTATTTGTTTTCTGGAATATCCAAGATTACGAAATGAGAAAAATGATTTCTTGGTGTAAACTCCTTCAATCAGAATTTGATTTACTAATTAATATGTCTGGATTTAAGAAAAAATACAGATTTTGCGTTTTAGATCGGAAAAGAATTAGAGAAGTTGACTTTTTAAGAAACATGAGCGAATTTCATAAATATGTTCATGGGAAAGTAGTAAATGCTCCATGCGCACATGATGATACTTCTGGCAGTTTGTTAATTAAATTGGTTGATGATGCTTTTTATGATGTAATGGAAGCAAATAAGAAAATACCAGAAACAAGTTCTCAATTCAAAAAGAGAAAAGAACATATTGCTCATGCAATTAAGAGTTTATACAAAATACAACGTCAAACAATCTTCTATTTTAATTTGATGGGATATAGCGAAAATGTAATGAATGAATGGAGCAATTATCTAACTACTGAAATTAAATTATTACAGGCGTTGCAAAAATCTGATTCAAAAAGATTTCAAGATTTAGAATAATTTAGGTTTTGTGCGGCAATATGCCGCTTAAAATATTTGGTTATGTTTTATAAATACACCGCTGTTTCGGTTCGCTGTGTTGAGTATTGCGGCCTACAACTTCTGGTTGCGCTCTCCGAATGTGACGAACACCACGAACTTCTGGAATGTCAATACCAGTGGTAGCAACAACAACAACAACGCGAACAACTCCTATGCGGTTGTTCCCTGATTCCCATATATCAAGTAACCATATTATAAGGGCGAAGGGTTATTCGATGGAATAAATATATGAGAAGGAAAATATAACCATCTGTGTTTGTCACAGTAAATATGCTGTTGTAACGGATTAATTACAACATAGTTTTGGTACTATTTCGTATGCCTATGGAAGTCATGCTTATTTTTAGCAATTCATAGAACAATCCCTATCAGTTCTTACGAAGTTGCAGAGGCATTTGTTGGCGCAAAATAGGGATAAAATCAGCCAACACGGAAGCTACCAAATCAAGTTTTATGAAGGAACGAGGAATGAATAAGTATCAAAGAATTAAGAAAAGAATAGAGCGCGACAAACTGCGCAAACAAATGAAATTACTTGAACGCAATATTTTATATGGTGATTTTGATGGTATTATTACTTATCAAAATTTTGTTGAAGCATTGAAGAAATGTAAAGTTGGAGTAAATTGGAAAGGCAGTGTTCAAGTATATACAGAAAAGCCTATTAGTGAAATATCAAAAGCGAGAAAGAAACTAATAAAGCGTGAACTGCCTAAAATAACAAGTTTCAAAAAGATAGTAATTTATGAGCGTGGTAAAGCTCGAATAATTGTACCAATAAAGATTCAAGATAGGATGATTCAAAGAGTAATTTGCGACAACGCGCTTGTTCCAATGTTTAAGGATTATCTTATCTATGATAATGGAGCAAGCACTAAGGGTAAGGGCGTAGAATTTGCAAGAGCAAGATTAGAAACTCATATTAGAAAGGCACAAAAGAAATACGGATCAGATAACCTATACGCTCTTGTGTTTGATTTTAAGAATTTCTTTGGAAGCATCCCACATAAAACTTGCCTTAATGTATTATATGAGAAGTTTATAGATAGCAGTCTTATAAATATCATTATGGATATTATTAAATCATATAGCCGAAATGATATAAATACTTTAAGCGACAAAGAATTGCGAGATAGAAAACTCAAATTATTAGAAGGGAATAACCTCGCAGGCATTTGCCTTGGAAGTCAAATATCGCAGATAATGGCTCTTGTTGTTCCAAATAAATTGGATCATTTTGTAAAAGACCAATGTGGTATGAAACATTATATGCGGTATATGGATGATGGAATTATCTTGTTTAATGATAAGAAAGCATTAAAGAAACTATACTCGCGCATGAAAACAGTTTGTGAAAGTCTTGGTTTAACATTTAACAGTAAGAAAACGCGGATTGTGAAAATGACAAAGGGCATTACATTTATGAAGATCAAGTACAAAATAGTTGGAGACAGGCTTGTGAAAAAACTTTCTCGATCAAGTATAGTGCGAATGAGAAGAAAGCTAAAGAAGTTCAGAAAACTCGTTGACAATGGCAAAATGAAATTAGATGATGTATACAATTCTATCCAATCTTGGGTTGCTCATTCAAAACGTGCAATGTCGTATAAAACAAGGAATGAAATGCTTGAATTATATGATAAACTGTTTGATGGTTATAAAATGACAAAGAGATATTACTATTTGGTAGAAAATAAGATAAGAGGGAGGAATGTACCTGATGAAGTATTACAAGATGATAAGTGGTACGAATATCGTTGGGGTAGTTACGCAGCTTAGTTTTGTAAGATTCCGACCAAAACATAAGACACTAAATAATTGTGAAATAAGTGTCGCTCAATATGTTCTTTATGACGGAAATTTATATAGGGATAGTTGGCTGTTCAAATTATCTGGTTCTGAGGGGCTTGAATATTCAGAGGTTAAGATCGTTGAAATAGGCGAAGAAGAATATAACACACTTATTGCAGCATTTGAAAAGAATGAAGAAATTACTGAAACCACGCAAGAGGAAGAAGTGCAAATCCCAGAAGAACAGGTAGAAGATAACCCAACCATTGATTTTGTAAAAGCATCAAAACTCGCAGAGATTAGTCATGCGTGTAATGTAATTATCACTAATGGTTTTGATATTGTATTAAGTGATGGCGAAACACATCATTTTTCACTAACTACACAAGACCAATTAAACCTAATTACATTATCTTCAATGGCTGCGAGTGGAGAAACTATGATCCCATATCACGCAGATGGCGAACTCTGTAAGTTCTATTCACCGGAAGATATAACTTCAATTGTTAATTATGCAACACAGTTCAAAACATATCATGTGTCTTATCACAATGCGCTTAAATTATATGTTGAGTCGCTTGATGATTTAGCACAGATTGGAGGTATTGAATACGGAATTGACATTCCGATTGAATTTCAATCAGATGTATTGAAAGTGTTGAATGGGAGAAGTGAAGAAAATGAAACAAATCCATAAAAGAATGTTTTTATTTCTTCTTGGTTTCATGGCTTACATTACTATCGAGGTTTGTTTCCGTGGTTATTCATATCCGCTAATGGGGCTTTGTGGCGGTTTCGCATTACTTATCATGGATCAAATTAATAACAAAATTTCTTGGGACTTTGATTTGCTATTGCAAGGGCTAATCGGCTCTGCACTAATAACATCGTTTGAGTTTATTATTGGAGAACTATTCTTACATGGGTATCTTCCTGTTATGTGGGACTATTCGCATTCTTTTCTTAATTATAAGGGTATTGTCTGTCTGCCCTTTAGTTTATTATGGTTCGTTCTTTCTATTGGCGCGATTTTCTGTGCCGATGCAATAAACTATTATTTTTTTAATGAATTACCTGTTCCGCACTACAAAGTGTTTGGAAAAACTATCTTCTCGTTCAAGCAAAAATAAGATCATTTATATATAGAGGGCTATAAGATGTTCAGTCTTATAGCCCTTGATTTTTGCGCTTTAGAGTTGTATAATACAGATAGCACTCAAATGGTAACGGAATAATTCTGCTGTCATTTCAATGTTATTTGTTGGGTAATTGTTGCCGCTTTTCATCAACTGTTTTCTAACAATTTTTCTAACCAAATCGTTAGAAATTAAAATACCAACCTTTCGATGTTTGCGAATCAGTATTGGTTTTCTACTGATTTACCGGCTAATCTGCAAAATAGCAATAGTTGGGGACTTACTTTCGATATTGTCAAAAGACTGTAAATCTGCTGGCACCGCCTTCGGTGGTTCGAATCCACCTTCCCCCACCAATACGATTAACCGCTGAAAACGCTTGTTTTTGGCGGTTTTTCTTATGTTTTCGCAACTTTTTGGCACAGAATATTATCAACTAAGTCTTGAAAACATTTATGCGTTTTGCAGCTTTCTAACAGTTTTCTAACAATTCATCTATTGCAGTTGCCATCTTAGTTTTCGTTTTTGCTTGGAGATGCCCGTAAATGTTCATGGTTGTACTGATTGTGCTGTGTCCAGACCACGCAGAAATTTCTTTCATATTCATATTCTTTTCAAGCAAGAGACTAACATTGGTATGGCGCAGTTCGTGCAGCCGGAGCCGTTTCATTCCTGCATTCTCGCACATCTTTGGGAAAACTCTGGTAACATACTCCAATGGAATCAAGTCGCCATTTACACGAACACAAACATAATCAGCCCATTCAAGGTTATACCCTGGATATTGTTTGCGCTTATCTTGCCATGCCTTTACGTTCTTCAAATATTCGATAGTTGCATCACTCATTGGGAAAGCACGGTACGAAGCGTCAGTTTTTGCAGTTGGTTTATAATGCGTGTTTGCTACTTTAGAGCCGCTTGACCCCCTATCCGACATTGTACCTCTGATATAAAGCACTTTGTTTTCAAAGTCAACACAGTCCCATCTTAGGCCAATGATTTCGCCACGCCTCAACCCAAACTTCGCAGCAAGATAAACAACAACTTCGATCTTTGAACTTTTGGCTACTTCAAGAATCTTCTTGCAATCTTCAATGGAGTAAAAATTTGCAAGATGTTTTTCTTTGGATGGAAGCTCAACTTTGTCTGAAGGATTGCTTTTAAGCCTATCTGTCTTTACGGCGTATGAAAGACACTTATGGATATTTGCGTGATAATGATGGATTGTATTTGCCGATACCTTATCAGTCTCCATTTTGTAAGCATAGAAACTCTGAATATCAAATCCTTTAAGGTCACAGAGTTTAATTTTGCGTTCTCTGAAATAAGGACATATTACATTTTTTACTGTATTACGATAACTGTAATATGTTTCTTCGGAAATTGTATGTTTAGTTTCTTCTAACCATAAAAGAAGATAATCAGCAAATAAAATATCATTATCAAGGCTTGCGATTTTGCTATCCCATTCTGCAAGAAGTTCTTGCCGTTTCGCTTCAATCTTTCTTTTGTTGTTACCAGACGCACTTAGATCAGTCTTGATCCATTTTTGTTTTCTTTTTCGATTATCTCCAAGCCCAACATAATAACCAATTACGATGTAATAAACATCTCCTTTGGTTGCAATGCTTGCTGTTACTTTTGCCGCCAATTTGATAAACCTCCTTCTTTGCGGCAACAATTACCGTTTGAATTATAGCACATTTTATTTCTGCTTTCAATCATTATTTTGCCTCCTTAATTGTAAAATATTAGAAAACAGATCGTTCAAATAAAAGGCAGTCAGCGAAAGCCAACTGCCTTTATTTTATCGGCTTCTTCTCCACAAACAATCTATGTTCTTTTCAGCTTCATCTTTTGATTTGTATACTCTTAAAATCAAATTGCTTTTGCTTGAAAGAACCAAACTTGGGCGCGGATTTTCGCTATCTAAATCTGTTGAAAAACAATAGCATAATCGTTTCTTGTTTGTAATCCTATAAAGTCGCATTTCTTCAATTTTCGCATGATATTTCCCGTCTGGCATCAAAACGAAATATCTTTTGCCGATAACGTAATCTTCATCGGAGTATTGCAAAACAATATCAAGAGCATCCGATAGACCTGACACATATGCTTGCTGCTCTGCCGTCATATTGCTTGTGGTTTCAAGTGTTATCAGCTTATTTAATTCATCTGTTATTTTGCTCAACTAATTTGTACCTGTGCTTCCAAAGCCGCTGCGATCTTTTTCTCCTAAATCTTCGACTTCTATAAATTCAAGTTCTGGTTGGCGTTTTACAATTCTAAACTGGCAAATTCTATCATTTGTTTTGATTTCCGTATCTCTTGTAGCAAGTGCCGGGAATCTCCAAATATCATTATTGCCGCAGTATGAGTTATCAACAACCCCCATGTGATTAGTTTGTAGAACGCCCCAAGTCTTAAATGTAGAGCTGCGTGGTACAATATGTGCCTCATATCCTTCAGGTAGCTTCATCGAAATTCCAAGGCTAATTAACTTAAATTCTCCTGCTTTCAAAGAAATATCTTTTGCCGCTCGGAGATCAATCCAATCACCAACGGAAATCTTCTCAATTCTTGTTAATTCTTTATTGTGGTATTTAATCTTAATCCGTTCCATTTCTTCTTCATCCTCTATTTCGTGTAAGTATTGTAAAGAAATATTCATAGTTTGATTTGTATTATAGAGATATGTGAAATACCCATTCCCACTATCATCGTTTATAACTTTCAGAAAACGTGCTTCACCAATGTTTCGATCACTTTCTAAAAATCGCACCAGAGATACAATGCATTTACTTGAATTTCCGTTATCATAAATATAATAATATGGTTTATTTAAGTGATATGTGATCCCATTAATTGTTTTACCATTGTCTATTTGGTATGGTTTTACTTCATGTACACTTACATAGTATTTATTTGGCTTGTAATCAGCATATAAGACTGGTTTCTTTTGGTAATATATTTTAATTTTGCTACCATCATTTACAGTCAACCAAATGTATTTTACATTTTTGCTATACCGTTCATCGTTAATTCTATACTCTTGGCCTGGTGCAACAATAAAAGCCGCTTGCTTTGCAGACGCTTCATTAAATTCAATAAACGCTCCATAATCGCCAATAACAATTCTATCATAACAATATGCTATTAGCTCTCCGCTTTTTGTTGCAAGCATCTGATCTGCGCCATTTTCATTTAGCCACGAAGGGATATTATCTTTGAAGAATTGTCTGTATTTATCTGACAATCCATCTTTTAATGGTTTGTATTTGTACTTCTTTGCAAGTAATGCTTCGATTTTTAATGTGTTCATCTGTTTATCTCTTTTAGATATTTGCTTTTTGAGTGTGCCAAATAATTCTCTATGAGCCTGCTCTGGTCTTTCGTTTTGCTGTATGCAATCACATTGATCGTTTCTTGCCCTTTGCGGTTAATACCGTGATTTGCTAAATACTTGATATTGTTTTCTACTAAGTAATTGCAAAGTTTTAATACATCATCTTTATCGCTGCTCGTTAAGTGGAATTGCCATTTATCATCTTTTTTGCATTTTTCAAGAATAGGGAACGCTATTAGATTCCCTATTCCTGACGCGACAGCTATGATGATTATTGTTAGAATCGAATCATCTTCTACAACTTTTGAAATGATAAAGTAGAATAATAGTTGGGAGATAATAACCATGATTGAAGAAATGATTTTAGCACCACGATACTGTAATATTGATTTCGCCGTCAAGATGATATTGTCAAGTATTTTAATAATAAATAGAATAATGTAAATCATTTATTCTGTTTCAAAAACATATAATCCGCAATGGCAAAGTCCAGTTTTACCTTCATTAATCATGTCTCTGAACTCCTTACACATACATTTGGTGTCTGGTGTTTTTAAGATTCTACAAGGGCAATAGCCATTATTCTCTTTCAGCTTATTTTTGATTTCTGTTACAAGTTCTGTATCTGGATTTAGTTTTATCATGTCACACCTATATTTCTTTTGCGTACTGGTTTTCGCTTTTTAGTACAACTCCAAGTATTTCATCAAAGTGAGAAGTGCTATTTGGTACAAACCGCCCGTACTTAATAATAATTGGGCTATATTGTTTTAGATCAGAAAATCTAATGATTGTAGCAACTTCATCTTCTGTATATCCAGTGTAGATTACAATATCATCGTTACAACCTTTTTCTCTAAACAGTTTGATAAGAGCGATAACATCAAGAATATCGTCAAGTGGTTCAAGTCCAGCAAATACAATTGCGCTTGTAATCTCGTTTTCAAGATAACGGTTTACAATTCTCTCATAGCTTATTTCAATATCCGGTGCAGTAGCAAGTGCGCTATTTTGGCACACTTGCATACCACACTCTTTGTCACACTTGAATGAACAGGTTGGGAACATTAAAACCATACTTGGTTTTTTGTAATTTACAAAATCTTCATCAAGCAGACCTTTGACAATCATTCTCGCATCATCTCCGCATATTCGTACCATCTGCGTGTATTAAACTCTCTGAACCGATCTTTTGAATAACTACGTGTCGGAACAAGATAACCAACAATGCGTTGATAAGTGTCAAATACAGGCTTGCCACAAATCGGGCAATAATCAGTTCCAACAAAACCATGATGATTTTCGCATTCATTGATTCTTGTGTTAAATGCGAAGTAAATAACATTTGACAATGCAATGGTGTTAAGAATATCCCAGGCTGCATCTGTGTTTGGGAAATTAGCTTCGAGGTTAATGTGGCTAATTGACCCGCCAGAGCATTTTGCATCAAGTATTGAACTTAACCGTAGTTTCTCTTTTAGAGTGCATTTTGCAGAAAGCGGAATCCATTGATTAGAGTAAATGAATTTATCATTCAAACTGTACAAGAGGTTATCTTTTTGGCACAAAATGACTGCGGCACGTTCAGCCGGTACACTTTCGATGTTAAAAGAAAATTCTTTTGTAAAATTGTCTTTAACATCATTTAGTACATCAAAAATCTTACTTGCAAATCCAATACCTTTATCGGTATATGAAATATTGCCAAATTCATCTGTTTCCGTATAGCCAAACTTTTCAATTACTTCAAATAACCCAAGAATACCGATTGTGCAGTATTGCTTATCCATCTCAACTGCGCCATCTTGATAATTGGGCAAAAGACCCTTTTCAACATTCCGCTTAATAATGTGTCGCACAATTTCAAGAGCCTTACAACACAAGACAGCGCGTTTACGGAGCAACGCAAGGTACTTCTTTTCGTCGCATTCGGTTTCAAGTGCAATACGCATAAGGTTAATCGTATTTACTTTAACGGAACCAATGGAAAGGGCTGTGCCGCCAATTGAATTAATGAATGCGCTGAGTTTAGATGTATCAGATAGAAGCCTACAACAATTAGAAAGCGTTGTCACATCTTCGCTGATGAAGAAGTTGCTATCATTCCATGTTACATTGTGGTCAGAACACCATCTTGCAAAATCTTGATCTACAAATACTTTATAATTCTTTGTCTTAATCATTTCTTCTGCTTCTTCTTTTGAAATATCATTTCGTTTCAAGAGAGAGTAGGTAAGCACAGGGAATGTAAATAAATTTTCTTCTCTAATTTTTGAAACGACTTCCATGAATACTTTTTGGTGTTCAATCAAATTTTCAACATTATCAATGACAAATGAACCATCTGGATATTCAACACCACCAAAAAGTGATTCAATGTAATTTCTATCGAAGATTGAAACATTTACAAAGGCAGTTTGATCTATGCGCATAAAAGGCTGGTTCAAACGGTAAATCAGTTTTTGGAAAGTTTGTCGTAAGTAATACTCTGGACTCTTGATATAATATCCAGTCTCACAATCATGTTTCCAGAAGTAATATGTCCAAATCAAAATGTTTGGGATTCCAACTGCACCTGACGATCTATTAGACATATAGCTAATGTACTCAATTACATCATCAACAAAAGTTGTTAAGTGCTTCGGTGGCTGGTTATTATAATTCTTCAAGAAAAACAAACCTTCGGTTGCAAGGCGTGTAAGGTCATACGCATAGCAATAAGGGATATATGTAGTTGATGGAGCATCGTGCATATAAAAGCCGCCATTATACTCAGTTTCAAGCCATTCTCTTGCTGTGCGGAGATTATATCGTTTTTTAAGCTCATAGAAAATCTTGTTAAAGGCAAACAGTTTATCTTCTGACTTCCCCTTTTCACTCAACAAACTACGAATATCTTTGCTTGAAGCATTTGCATTAGCGTCAATTGTTACGTCTGCAACATTCTTATCAATAAATCCATCAATGAAATCAGAAAAGTTTAACTGTGACTCATGGATTCCATTAAGAATATCAAAATCTTCACCGTACTTATCACTTAATGCCTGGACTGTTTTTTCAAAGTCTTTATTTACTTTAATAGGTATATTCAAACCGTTTCCTCTCTTTCGTTTACCCAAGCTGCGGCATCCTGGAAATTTAATAATTTGCCATCAACCGACAATACAGGAACAGCATCAATACCAAGAGATGCCATTTGTTTTACGTCATTCACTTCCGAGTAAACAATATTCTTAGCCGCAAGTTTCTTTTTAAGAACATTGCATTTCGGACAACCAGTAGAATACAAAATAACTGTCATTTGTTTTCTCCTTAAATCAGGGCAAGATTTGTTATATAGTCTACTGCATCTTCCATGCTTGTTTCAGTATGTGAAAATACAGTTGATAGCCACGGATGATCTATTTTGCTTTCGCCAAATCCGATAACCGTTATATTTTTGCCGAGCCGGTTCAGGCCAGCAATAAACCCTAATTGAAATGCAAGCTCTGTAAAACAGGTTGCGCTATCATTTATCCCATCTGTATTCACAATCACAATATCGCTATCTTGAATATTGCTTTGTTCCCAAATCAAATGATCTTTTGAACTTAAACCGTGTAAGTCAGATGAAATAACGTATTCGCTATAATACGGTGGGTGTGCGAAAGATAAATCTTTGTCTGTTGATCGACGAAGCATTACTTCAATTTTTCTTCGCCAATCTAAATTGTCATAATGATTGCAACAAGAGCCGCAAGTAAAAATCTTAAATGTTTTGCTCATTCTCTTTTCTCTCAATCTCGATATAGGTTATCAGAATTTTACACAGTTCGTCGATTGAAAACACATAGTTTTCATTGTATAATGTTTTGTCTGCTTCTTTATCAAAAGAGTCAAATTGCCCAACATCTGATAAACTTCTTCGATATGCTTCTTCAATATTGTCTCCGCGTTTAAGAATACTGACAAGCCTTGAACGGCGATCAACATTTAGATAAACAACACGGATAAAATCAAGCAAATTATGTTGTGCTGCATAACGCCTTAAAGCTCTTGCGCCAGCGGGTGTAAGAATAATAATCTTATCTTCGTCCTTGCTAAAATTTGCCGCAGTTCCGTATTGCCATTCTCTATACTGTGCGTACTCAAAAAAGAAACCCTTTTGTTTCAAATCATCGAATGTATCATTATCAATAAAATGATAATCAATACCATTCGTTTCTCCTGCTCTCATTGGTCGAGTAGTATATGTAACAACTTTTGAGAATGAAGGTTTTAATTCTGATAACCGTTTGGCAAGGCTTGATTTGCCGCAGCCACTCTCTCCAACTAATACAATTACTATCGCTAACCGCCTCCTAATCGCATATTTCTGAAAAACTGATGTTTAGCAATTCTGCTTTTTCTGAAAGAGTTAGATCATCCCATGCTTCTTCTATTCTGCTTTTGGCGCATTCTTCACAACAGTCGTTTCCGTCAATTCTATAAGTTGCTCCATCTTCGCCGCAATCGTCGCAATAGTAAACCAGAACATCTATGTAAGGGCATGATTTCCCAAGGCACGGTAAGCCACAATCAACACAATGGTTTTCAATTGCTTTCATTGTTTACCACTTTTCCCAGGCATACGACCACAGCCCTTCTTTTCTGGACAGTAGCCAATGTATTCACACTTGGGCATGAATTGAGTTTTGACAATATACGCCCATTGCTCTGAGTATTCAGAAAGAGCGGCGCAAAGATCGCGGAACATCTCTCTATACTCCCAATATGCTCTGTTGCACATTCGTTGGCGAGACATATCAATTAGGTTTCGCATATTATGCTTACAAACAATCTTTGTCTCCATACCAAGAGGTAATACAAGCGCACTATCTTCTCGTGGTACACCAAGTTCTTCAAGTGCTTGACCGGCATCTGAAATCTTCTCCATAATGTCTGTGTAGATTTCTTTTGCTTGTTCATTTTCTTCAATTTTGTGTGGGACAATATAAGAGAAATCGTTGTAGTCTATGTATCTTGTTGATGCTTGAAGTCTTGTTGGCAAGCCTCCAATGTGTGTGTACCATTCTCTGATTACTCTTGCTGAATACCCTTCGATTGTTAAATAAACATCTGGAAATTCAAATGTGCGCCCATGCTGGTTTTCGATACATTCAAGACCACGTTTATAGTTTTTTTCATCATCACTTGTATCTACGTTGCGGCAAACACCAGCTTCATATCCGATCATTATAATAGGTTCTTTAGTTGTGAATTTTTGGATAGTAACCTTTCCCATTGCTTCTCCTTATATTGTTTTCTTCTCTCTCGCTTCTTTAAGCCGTTCTGCCGCAGCTTCGCGTTGTTCCGGTGTAAGTTCTCTTTTTGTAAATGGGTTCTTTCCAAATCTGAATGGGTAGATAGGGCAACTTACAATTGGGCAGTTTTTAACTTCTGAAATGCTGTCACAAGAGCAATCAAGGCATTTCGCCCTGATTGCTTTAAGCGGAGAGTGTTCATATTCAATTTCATTCTCTTTGCTCATAATTGTATTCCTACTTTTCAATATTGCATCTAAAAATGCCGTGTGAATAAAACAGCTCTTTTATTGTCAAAAATGTTCGAGAAACACCGCAATAATTGGGTGTTATATAGGGTTCTAATTACGATTTCCCGCAATTTTTGCGCTCATAGGCCATATTTTGAAATTCTATGGTGTTTTCTCTGTCGATCCAGCGATTTTCGTATGTATCATAGAGCCTAAATGGTGTGCTTACCTTCAGCTTCATTGGCAGACTATTATTTGACATTACTTTACCGAGCCTGGTGATCTCTTGAATAATGACAATCTTAGGAGCTGTTAATACTTGTCGTTCTATTGTGTCTCCGTGTGAAAACTCAAAGACACACTGTACCGGCTGCAAATCATTTACAAACATTATAGTGCCTCAACTTTTCTATACTATTTCTAAAGACATTATACACGCATTGTCTGAATATGTCAAGGTAGTTTTCACAACAGTATTTAATTACGTAATTCAACAAGATATTTGATTGTGCTTTGTTCCTCTTTGTAAACGATGATTTCATCATTTCGCAACATTGATCCTTCGTGTGCGTGTAAGCAGTTTGCGCCCGGACAGGCACTTTGCAGTTTATCATAAGTGAAACTATTGTACTTACTATCAAAGGAATATACATCGAATGGTTTACCGTAGGCCACATTCATAAGTGCCATAAAACCAGAGTTTGAATTTCCTTTTGCCCAATAGCTCCCTGTTAAGCTCGTATATCCAAGTGATTTTCTTGCTTTGGGTGCATAGTAGATACCATATCCGAACATTTCCCGGTGATTACTGCATTCGTTGGGCGCAGCACTAAGCCGCTTTGAATAATTGACCACCAATTCTCATTCCTGGAACCGTGAAATAGTAAGCGAATATCTTTGATATTGTTTTCTTTCACAAAATCATCGAACCGCCTTTGTGTTTTTATGTTCTTGACTACCCATGCTTTGTAGAACTGGCCTGCACAAGAACCAAGCGCAACCTTAATTCTTGCAATATCATCGTTTGTACATTCTTCAAATTCAAGCCCAAGCTGTTCAAGAATTGTTTTGTCATTTACAGGATCAGTTGTAGTAGTTTTATCAATCGTTTGTTTTTCAACGATTTGACCCTTCATAACATCAAGCAAATCCTGTTCACGCTGGATTATTTTAGCAAAATCATCGGGGGACTGAGATAAATAATATCTTACAGTAGACATTTTTCGCGGAATGGTTGTGAACAGCTTTAGAAGCTGCTCGTTGAAAATTGAAACACTTGTTATTTGCAGAAGTCCGGTGATAATATCTTGCGCCTCATTAACCATAGCATGAGTAACCTTATTAGATGAAATAGTGTAGTTTTCACTAATTGCTTTTCTTGCCATGCTTTGTAAACGTTCAACAATCTCTGCAATAGCTTTGTTCTCAATTTCTTTGTATTCTGGCTGGCCTTTTGGTTTCTCAACGGAGATCAAATCTTTTACAAGGTCTGTCTGATCTGTGTAGCCCTTCTTGATTTTTTCGTTGTACTTCTTTTCCCATTCATACTTGGAATAGGAGCGGGATTGTGAACCGCTACCTATGCGGCCATATTCAGCGATCCACCTATCACCATTTGGAGTCATTTTATAATACTTGTTATGGTTGTCGCCAGAAGTAACCATAACTAAATATCTTGGAGTGTAATCAATCATTGCTTTTACCATTATAATATGCAAATTTACATCCGTGGACGGTATTGATTTTCCCAGAACAACATTTTGATATACTTCCAGAATCAAATCCTGTCTCACTTGCCGCCTCTTTTATTGAATTGTAAATTGTGTTTGTGTCTAAGCAAATCACACTTTTTGAGCCAATATGTTTTCTTTTTCTTGTCTCACTAATTTTTGCTTTTACCGAATCATCTAAGTGTTTCCCGTACATTGGACTGTTTTTACCTAATAATTTATGGTTATTATAGTTTGGATTTAACGCTCCCGTTCTTGATGATGCCAGTTTACTCAAAATAGATCGTGTCTCTTTACTATGATGTTTGCCATAAAACCCGTTGTTCTCTCCTACATTCTTACCGCTTCGTTCTTTTGACCATTTATCTTTTTGCTCCTGAGAATGTGTTTTACCATAAAAATTATTCTTTATCCCTTTGTGAGAAACAGACATTTTATCTCTTGTTTCTTTTGAGAATTTTACGCCAGCAAATCCATCACCACCAGCAGTAATGTTATAACCACAGGATTGTTCTTTGCAAACTTGCGTATTATACTTTTTAATCAATTCTACTTCTTTTTCTTTTGCTTCGCTTTCTGATAGATTTGTAAAAAGAATAATATGCTCAAAGTTATCCCACCCATATTTTTTAATAGCATTATAAAAATACGGGTTTTTCTTTTTGGTATATTGGTTGCCGTTTTTGCCCCATCTAATTTCTGGTTTAAGATGTGTGATGCCAATGTACATCTTACCGTTTATCTTGTTTTTATGAAGATAAACTGTCCATGTATTTACAGGTAGCATACGAGAATATCAATATCAGTATCTTCAAATACATCTTTTATCATTTCACGTACACTATCCCAATCTAATTTGTCAAGCCCCGAAGCTATTTTTGGCATGGCAAGTTTGTTTACGTGGAGTGTTTCGCATTGCTCACGAAGATCGAGTAGTGTGTCATAGAGATCATCATAACGCGGCTTATGATAGCATAGAGGCTTTGTGACGAGGTTAAATACGTTCCCAACAAGCAATGCTCTGCCAACATTTGCGTACCTATCTCCCGTTGGAATCGGATAGTCTCTATGCAGCCTGAACTTCATATCGAAAATATTGTTAAACTGCTTTGCAATGCCAGCTCCAAGAGCATAATCGCCGCTGATGCAATGCACTAAGTAATATCCTTGTGGAGCAAGGAATAAATCTTCTTGAACTTCTGTAAAAGTCATTTTGTTCCTCCATTAAAAGAAAAATCTAATCCAGTAGTATAATCTGTAATCCACAATTCAAGGCTATCTGGTATCTGTTCCCATTCACCATCTTCATTTTTGCGCACCTTTGGTTTTCTACTGGTTCTGTTTATTTTTACTATTTCACCAACATTAAGATGTTGCTTATTAAATGTTCTTTTATCAATCTTGCAATCTAACACTTCTCCGCTTTTCAACGAATACATTTTTAAGCGTGGTGAGTATTTTGTGTCAACTGATACAACTACTGCAAACCCTGCATATCGTTCATCTGCAATATTGATATAGCCCAGGTGTTCAATTTGTGCTTTTACTTTTTCTTTAACTGTTCTTCGTTTGAAAGTGATTTGTTTTGAGATTGCAGATAGAAGTGAAATACTATCAACGCCGGTAAACATTTTCTCTGTTTCTTTGTTTGCAAAAAGCCGCACGGTATCTTCGTTAATCCCAAGAGCTTCAACTTTATCCTTTTTAAGTTGCTTTTTGCCGTAAAGATCATCAAACAATACTGAAAGACGTTTTAGGTAATTTGCGTCCCCAAATTCTTCAAAGAAATCAAGATCAATTAGAATACCTAATTGGCGAGAATTGAGAGAGGTCTTATCTTTTAGATCGCAAAGTAAAGCAATAAAGTCATCGTACTGGTTATCTTTTAGCGCATACATTTCATCTGCAACAATACTGTTCATATATTTAATAGAAGAAATGCCCTTGAATATTTCTTTTGTTTCTTTGCTAAAACTATATTGAGAGATTGAATGCCTAAACTTGATTGGTGAAATTTTTATACCAATGCTTTTTGCGTAATTGATAATTGCAAGACTTTTTTCTTCTTTGCCCTCAAAAATGTTTAGAGCCGTAGTAATAAATTCATACGGATAGTAATATCTCAAATAGCCACAAATATAACCAATCCATGAGTAAGGATCAGCATGGTTTTTAGAGAACAGATACGCACTTGCATCTTTTATAACCTGTATAAAGTTCTCAATTAGTTTATCTGATTCATCTGGCTGCACATTATATTTTTCAAGCATTGTCTTTGTGAAGCCTTCTTTAATTTTTGGTATAAATTTTTCTGTACCTGTTTTCTTTGCAAATCCTCTACGAACAATATCAGCTTCGCCCATTGTGTAGCCACAGAACGAGTGCAAAAATTCAATAACCTGTTCCTGATAAACAAGGTAGCCGAGTGTTGGTGACAAGAATTTGTTTAGAGCCTCATGCCCATTGTCTTGGTAAATACCTTTTGCCAACTTATCACGGTATGATTCACCGGCTGGCCTGATAGCACCATTACCGATAGAAAGCAAATCCATGTAGGATGCATTTGGGTTTTTATCTCTGATACTTTTAATAGTCTCTGGACTAAAGAGCTGCTTTAGATACGACGTTGCGCTCTGAGATTCCCATTGGAATATCATTGTTGTATCGTTTACAATGCTATTCCAAACATCAATATCGTCTGCCGGAATATTATCAGGTGTAGCAAATGGAATACCGGCAGCATCACAGGTTTTGTAAATAAGCCCAATGTTGTCAAGCCCAAGAATATCAAGTTTAACAAAGTTGAGTGAATCAATTTCCTTCATGTTAAGGAGCGAAACTGGATATTCGTCTGTTGCAGTTGTAAACGTACCAAACCATTCATCTACTGGAACGGGAGACACCACGCATCCGGCAGGGTGATTACCAACAGAAACAACAACACCATTTACCATATCTGCGTACTTAAATAGTTTTTTGTATTGCTTACGAACATGATCTGGTGCTACCTGTTTACCATTGATAGTTTCAACTTGATCGCTTATTGCTCTTACTTCTGCCAAAGGAATATCTAAGGCTCTGCCTATATCTTGGATCGCCCCTTTTAGTGCAATTGTGTTGAATGTGACAATATCACAGCAAAAAAGACCTTCCTTGCCGTAGAGATAGTCTTTGACCGCTTTCCTATCCTCAGATAGCCAATCTGTATCAACGTCTGCAAGGCTCACTCTTTCACGGTTCATAAACCTGTCAAAGTTCAAATTGTACTTTACGCTATCAATTTCTGTAATACCAAGAATATAGGCAATGATACTACCAGATACAGAACCGCGACTATAACCAAACTTGATATTTTTGCGGCGCATTTCGCTTTTATAGTTTTCTTCAAGCAACATAAAGTCGATTGCACCATTGTGCTTATATGTATCGTATTCGTAATAGATACGATCAATATATTCTTTATAGTTCGGTTTCTTATTTATTTTGCGCCGAATAATCCCTTCATTGATTTTCTGCTTAAATACGCTTTCTGAATCAGCATATAGCTTTGGGTACTTAGGAGAATAATCAATAGTAAACGGTTCAACCATTTCTGCCATAACATTTGTATTTTCTATGGCTTCCATGACAACATCAATTGGTAATGATCGTTGTTTTTTATATGCTGTGATTAATTGATCCAGGGACTTAAATGTTAAGTCCCACTTTTCTTCATTGGCGAAACGAACATCTTTTGCTTTCTGTAACATGGCTCTGCCATCCATGTGTTCATCATTTAGTGCGTGTGTATCAGTTCCGGTAATCAAAGGTACTCCAATCTCTTTTGATAATTCATACATCAGATGATTGTATTTGATCTGCTCGTCAACATTATGATGCTGAATTTCGAGGAAACACCTATGTTTATTTCTTACCAGAAACGATAGGAATTTTTCTTTTGCTGTATCTGTCCCGCTATTTAATACACCGCCAAGGCAAGCCGTTGTAATTATTACATTATCAGAAGTTGCGAACAATTCATCAAATGAAACACGAGGCATATAGTAGAAATGATTATCTGTTCTGTTGAAAGATTGCGATACAAGTTTATTAATTTCTTTTACACCGTCATAGTTTCTTGCAATCAAAACACAATGGTAATTGTCGCGCTTCTTTTCAGACAAATCTTCTGTAAGATATGCCTCGACACAATGAATATATTTCATCCCACAGGATTCAATATATTCTTTCTTTTTAAGCCATGCAAATAACGATCCGTGTTCACTGAAGGCAAACGCTTTCATGCCAAGCTCTTTTGCTGCGTCTACATAATCATGAAAATCTGTTATGCTATCAATGTTTGTAACGCCATTACTTAGCATGGAGTGTATATGATATGGAGTATAATTATTTACCATGAAACACGTCCTTTACTTCTTTTTCTTTGCATTTGCGTATTCGCAAGAATTTCTGAAATTGCATAGATTATTACAATAGAAAAAATCTTGTGATGGCTCAAATTCTTCTTCATTTTCTATTGTTTTTAGCGTAGTTCTAAACCATTCAAGTGTCGCTTCATATTCACTTTGCACAAATGGGATTGTTGCAAAAATACCGCCATCCTTAAAATGATTCCACGTTATTTCTTTTGGCGTTTCTCCATATAATTCTTTCACTGCATGGCAGTACAAATACATTTGCTTTTTATAGAGATTAAAACTGTGTTCTGATTTCTTTTTCACGGTTTTACCATCTTGCTTAAATGGATATTCTGTGCTTTTGTGATCTAACACAACAATTCTGCCGTCTTTCTTATCTCTTAAAAGCAAATCTATGTAGCCTATGAAATTATAGTTATCAACCTTGAATTTGACTTCAAGTTCAACGCCAATTATCTCATAATCGTCTAACCAACTCAGATCAAGATTGTCAAAATAATCTACAACAGAATAAAATGTTTTGTCCATCGTGGCTTGTTTAACTTTATAGAAAACATTGTTATCATAGTTATCTATAAAATATTTCGTTGCATCTTCTGGCTTTATTTCGCCGGAGAATATTTTTGCAAGAATATCATGGACGAAACTACCAACTTCTGCGTAGTAGTTGTTTTCTGATAAGTAAAGATCATCGTCATTGATAACATAATCAAGGTAGTATTCATATTTACAATGAGAAAAACAGGTGGTGCGGGAGTACGACCAACGAGTTTTGTGTTCATTGTTCTGCGCCATTCCTACACCACCTTTCTTTTATTAAGATAGAGTTCATTCCATATATCTAAACCGCAATCTGCGGGTGAGTTTTTAGCATCTTTACCGCCAAGCAGCCCATCTTTGTCCTGGATGATATAGACATTCGTTATTCGTCTAAGGCGTTCTATATCTTCCCATACTTCTCCTTGCTTATAGTCAATATCTGAATCGTAGGCGAGTACAACGTCTACTTTTAATTTAGCCAAAAGAGAAATCTGTTCAGGTGTTAGTGTGTGCTTTTCAGCAGATGCGCAGTTTTTGTAACCCCATCCATAGGCTTTCATAACGCTCTTAATTGATTCAAATATAATGATCTCATTCTTTTCTTTTATATACGGCAATGTTATTTCCAGACCTTGAAAATAATCCATTGTACCAACTTTGTAGTAGTTCATATATTTAGCAAGTTTGAGCGCCTTATAGTTTGCGTACCTTGTTCTGCCTTTAATATTGATTAGGTTGCCGTCTATATCATAAACAGGGTAAACAATCCTATTGCCGTATGTGTCTATCCTTATTCCAAATAAATCAAGAACATCTGGTTTAATACCCTCGCTTATCCATTCTGTTGCTTTCTCTGTTTTAGAGAATTTTTCTAATTCTTTTTTGGGTATAATCTCATGTTTGACTACTTCAATCTTTGGCATTAAAGCTGTTCTCCATCGTTTCAACATGGAGATCGTTCTTGATTGACACATTTTTGACATATCAACATTTGCAAGAACAGAAGCCTTTTCAACTGCGCTATCAAAATCAAGACCCTCAAAGTCAATTAGAAAACCAATCATTCCTCCTGATCTACCACAGGAAAAACAATAGTATGAATTTTTGGCGGGAGTAAACGACAATGATGCGGTTTTATCTTGATGCAGCGGGCAATGTGCGAAATAGTCATTGCCGCGCTGTTCAAGTTCCATAGTTTGTTGGGCGTAGGCTAATAGGTCAGCGTTATCGTTGATTTCGCGGAGCATATCATCATCATATTCCATCCAACCGTTTGCCTCCCGTCATTAGAATGTGCTATCTTTTTTGTGTTGTGCAGCCTCAACAATTGTCATTGTGTCGCCCGAAAATACAAAGTCGATATAATCATCTTCATCGAGCATCTGTTGCCCCAATCTGTTCACATAGATTTTTGCATAAGCATTACCACAAGCCATTCCGTCATTTGCTATCATTTCTTGTGTCTTATAACCCCACTTAATGCCAACAGATAGATAACGGTTGATCTTGTCTGAGTCTGCAACCTCACCAACACGGTTGAGCTGGCAAGCAGATAGGACGGCAAGATCAAGCTCACCGGCAATTCTATTCTTTAGGAAATCGCACTTCGCACCGAGGATATTGTAGTTATCGCTTGTGCTGGTTTCATTTGATTTGATATAGTCATAAACCACAAATGCAAGCCCCATCTTGTATTTTAGCATTTTGCAGATCGAGTAAAGTTTTTCATTTGTCATGTTTGGATCATAAATATGAACAAATGGTTGGTCTTTGATCCATTTAATACACGCTTTAATCTTTTCTGCTTCTGCATCAGTGTAGTTACCGTTTTTGATGCGTTTAATTTCAATTCCGGTAATGTGTGAAATAAGTCTTTCTGTATAAAGCCGTGTTTGCATTTCTGTATCAATTACAAGAGTTGGTACACCATTTTTAAGTTTATGAACAACTTCATTCATAAGAAAAACAGTTTTGCCGTTTTTATATTTTGCTTGTAGAACAACTAATTCACCAGTTTCATATGAAAAGAAGTTATTAAACAAGCTATACTTTGATGGGATGCCATATGTACCGTTATCATTTCGCCGGTCACATATTTCTTTCCAAATATCATCAATTTCTGAGCCAAGTGTATGCACTTCGTTAGAAGAAATGTATTTTTGAGTCAATTTGTCAAGTTCGTCATATACTTCATTGCTTAACGCATCTAAACTTTTATTCTTCTTAAAGCACTTAGCGGAAATGCCGTTTAATGTTTTAATCAGATCACGCTTGAAGGCGAATGTTACAATGTTCTCTGCAAGCATGATATATTCTTCTAATGAATCTCGTGCAGTTTCTTTATATAGTTCTAAAAATTCTTGGACAGATGGGAGGTTATATTTCTCAATGGTTTTAGAAACGCCTGGGTGACTTTGGAGCTTATTTGAAATGTTATAAGCATCAATATTTGTTATGCCCTCTTTGTATAACTCTTGTATCGCCCAATAAATGCAGCCGTTTTCTACACCATAAAAATAGTTAGGATGGAGATAATCAGTGTGTAGTATAAAATCTGGATGTTGAATCAGTGTCCCGATTACTCCGCTTTCAGATTGAATATCGGATAGTTCATTTATATCCATCACTTATCACCTCCAAATACACTACCGAAACCAAATTTCTTTTTTGGAAGATTAAATGATGGCGTATCGTCACTATCTTTAGCAGTAAAACCATTGAGATCAATTTTGTTCTCTTTTGCTTTCTGCTTCTGGTAAGCATCCTGGATTTCTTTCTTGTTTACGAAATACTTAAAGCCGCCAGGAAACCTTAATGGCATTTTGTTTTTAACTACATAATCAAAAACAAACACTAAATATTCGGATGAAATACCTCTTACGAGAAGATTGTTTAGCTCACGGAACAACTGACTAAAGACAACTGTTTGGTCGATATGTAATACCCATTGATTTTTGATATACTGAAGGTCGGACTTTGTTTTTTCGTCTTTCCATTCTCCGGCTCTCTTTTTCTTCAAGCATTCCGTATGGTAATACATTGATTTGCCAACAAGGGTATAATCATCTTTTGTTATATCAATCGTCTTACATGGACACATTTCATATCTGCAAGTCTTAATGTCAGTTTTTCTCACTTTATTCCTCTCTTTCTAACAAATATGTTGATTCAAGATCGGATAAGTGTAATGCAAGAACAAGAGGGTATTTACGAATTGCAAGGCCAAGCGCATTCCAATTCTCTTTTGGCTCTGTAAAACCCATATGCCAACGAATCGCATATCTCTCTGCTGGTTGCAATTTGATAAATTCTTCAATCATCATTACGGACTTTTCACCATGCCCATAAGGAATTTTATCGTCTACGGTATAGCCAGGAACGGAAACCCAATCAAATCTACCGTTTGAGTCTGACTTCGCACCAGTTTCGCTATAAACCTTCTTATTTTTGAACTCCGTAACATAGTAATAGCATTTACACAAATCATGGAGCAATGCTGCAATAATTAAGCTATCTTCTGTCAGGTTTCCAAAAGAGTCCTTCCAAACACTATCTTTTACTTTTTCTATAAGACGGTCATAAACATTAAGCGTATGTTCTAACAAGCCACCTTCATGACAAGAGTGAAACCTTGTTGAAGCCGGGGCGGTATAGAAGTCTGACTTTCTAATAAACTCAATCAGACTATCTACACCGTCACGTTTTGTACTCTTTAATAAATGTTCAAACCGTTCTACATTTTTGTTCTCTACCATGATAATTAGAACGGCAGATCGTTGTCGTCATCATCTTCTTCAACTTCCTTCTTCTTTTCCTTGGAAGCCTTTGAAGCGGCTGACTTCTTCGCAGAGCCAGACGAAGCGTTGCTATCAAGCAGATCGAAGTCATAAATCACATAATTGTTATAACCCTTCTTGGTTTCTGCGTTGTAAGGAGTGGTAGCTTCACAATTCGTAATCTGAATACCTACACCCTTTTCAGAAACTTCGATGTTCTGTGCCTTGTTATGTGCTTTGCCAACAAGACGAACAAAACCAGACTGGAAATCAGTCTCATAACCTTCGCCATCTCTGCGCTTTTTGCTCGTAGAAACCTTGGCAACGGAGTACCGCCCATTATCCTCAACACTCCAAATTCGCGCAAAGCCGCCAACTTGATTAGACTTTAGCGCAGCTTCTAACTTGTCCTGGTCAACCTTCAGCGCAGCGGCGGCCTTTTCAAGATTATAACTATTACTTCTAAATCCCATGTTTTTCTCACTTTCTAACAGCAAGAAGCTGTTTCCTTAACTTTTCAAGCACATCAGCATCATTGATGTTTGAAATCTTACCAGTAATAAATTCATCTTCCATATCGGGGTTTACAGACTTCTCAGCAGCTTTACAAAGCTCAATAGCCTTTCCCTTCGCCTTTTCAGACAATGCAGACTTCTTCTTCGCAAGTTCTGCAACTTCATCCTGAAGGTCAATTACTCTCGAAACCAATTCAGGGAGTTCTTCGCCCTCAAAGAGATGGAGTGACAATCCGTGCATAGCACAGGCTTTAACAAGGCAACGCTTCATACTCTTGTTAGCATCAACGCTTGTAATCTGATCTGCCGGAATAGATTTATTCTTAAAATCCATGATCGCAAGCGTTTCAACGATTTCAAGACCTTCAATAGTAACACCAACTTCAACCCAACCAGTACGGCCATCATCGTGCCAATAACGGGTGTTGCCATTTTCATCAACTTGTGGATAAACCTTGAATGTTGCATCTGGATAAGCCTTTTTAACTTCTGCCCAAGCGGAAGCCCAAGCGAGGTATTTCAGGCCGTTCTTCTCTTTGAACTTGTCAGATAGGTCAATCTTGCTCAATGTTTCAAAGACATTTGTTTTATTTGCGTCCATTAACTAACTCCTAATCATCTTCTATAATTTGGAAATGTAAATTACCTGTATGTTTCCTTTTACCATGACATACCGCAGATATTTTACTCATACTACATCCAGTATCTATCGACGCTTCTTTAACTGTTTCATACACTTTGCCAGTATCTAAACAAATAACACGTCTTGCATTTGGATTTTGAGCGCCAGAATACCAGATTTTGTTTTTCTTCATCTTCTCTATCGCTTCTTTTGATTTTGAAGCATGATTCAATTTTTCAATATGCTCTTTTGACAGTTTCTTACCATACATAGGATTATTTTTACCAGAACAATCATAATGGTTGTCTTTCATTTTATCTTTGGTTTCCTTTGAGAAAACTCTACCTTTTAATGCTGCGCTTATTTTTATCCCGAATCCGTCTGGTTTTGGTATACCTTTTCTGCTTTCGCTCATTTTTCTTTTCGCTTCTTCTGTGTGATGTTTACCAAACCACGGGCTATCGCTACCAGAATAACCTTCGCCACCAGGAGTTACATTGTAGCCATAATCAGTATTTCTGGTTTTATATTGAGAAATCATTTCTATTTCTCTTTCTTTTGCAGTTTTTTCATCAAGATCAGAAAACAGTATTTCATGTTCAAAGTTACTCCACCCATATTTTTTAATTGCGTTATTAAAATGTGGAGAACTCTTATATCCTTTACCGTTTCTAAACCTTTGATTTAATTCTTGGCAAGTAATCCCTATATACTTTTTGCCGTTTATCTTATTAGTATGGCAATAAACAACATATTTTTTATCTTCATTATGCTTCATAATAAATCACAGCCAATGCGGTATGCCGTTAATAAACAAACAAATTAACCACCTCCAAATAATTTGGTATCTATATATCATCACTCAAAAGAGTGTAATTGTATCAATGTGCCTGTTCATCTGCAAAATGAAGAAGCATAATATCATTCATCATATCTTCACCGAGCAAAGCAACATCTCGTTTCTTTGCCTTTTCAGATTGTTTCCATTCCATATATGGAGCCATGTGATAATAGATAAGGTTTATTACTCTAACCATATCTTTATAAGCTCCGATCTGGTTTATGTAAAACATTGCATTATAAGCGCCTACATTTTGATGATTGTAGTAATGGTAATCTCCATCAAATTCACGCTTTGAATTTAGCCGCGTTTTCGTGTACAGTTTGCCATTATCATGTAATAATGCTGCCAGTTGCAAAGCATAATCATCTGGCCTTTGTTTCTTCACATACTCATAGGCTGCAATGCTATGCCCACCAAGAGTAAGAGTATGATGCTTGTTATCCTGGCTAAAACCATTTGCTTTTTTCAAATACGATTGGAGATCAAATTCTTTTTGTGGTGTATGAGTAATGTTTTTATTCTCGTCAAGATATGAGAACACAAATTGAATATAGTCAAAGCCCTCGTTGAAATCAGGCGGTGCAAAGCTCATTTGCATACGTTTGATAACGTCTACAGGAACCTTACGCTCTCTTTGATTGTTATTGTGCAAACAAGCGTCAAAAGTTGTTGCAAAACAAATACAGTATTTCTCGCAATTAATATTCTTTAATTCTGAAATGAACTGTATACGGGTTTTCTTTTTTAAGCAAGTTGCATCATAAACAACATCTTTACCAGAAGAAAGATCACGTTTAATTCTTGCATGAAGTTCATTAAACAGTTTGCCATTATCGCCTTGGATTGCCTCGTCTCCATACAATTCTTTTCGTAGAGCATCGGACGAATGAATAACAGGTCGAGTTGTTCTTCCGTCTGGATTGGTAATCTCAATGTTCTTTGCGTATGTACTCTTTCCACTACCAGGCAAACCAATAGTCATAATCAAAATTGGGTTGTCATGGTATTTATTGATAATATCACTCATTCTTCATCTTTCTTTGCACTTATGGGATTAATTTCTTCTTCTGTAACTTCACCGTTATTCTTTTCCTGTGGTGCTTGTTCTTGCTTTTCATCTTTGATAACAAGTTTACCGTTTTGTAGATTTCTACCGCAATACTTCTTCGCAGATTCAAGACGTTTCATAAGTGGAAGCGAACTGTCTGTAAGCAAATCATAAATAACTTTACTAACAGACTGTGCGCCAACAGACAACCCACGGTAAAATTGCTTTTTCATTGCGTCACGCAACACTTCATCAAATTTGTTTTCTTGTTCTTTAGTAAGTGCCATTTTTCTCTCCTTAACCGTTGTGCTTCAAAAGATATTCTCTTGAAACATTTTTGAAACTAAAGTCATTTGTCGGATCACGAAGTACAACACCTTCGCGCATTACATTAGGATTGACAACAGACTTCGCCGTTGCATATTCCTTAAATTCCTCCATATCATTCGGCACATGATAATCAACATCGAGAATTGGAACAAATTTCATACCAAAACCAACAATAATCTTCTCTGCATCTACCGATGATAAACGCCCTTTATCAGAACGAATGAAGTTAAACACATATAGATCATCTTCTTTTAGTTTTAGAGGATTACCTTGAACGCTACCTACGGACTCCCCCTGAATACACACATATTTCAGCTCTGGATTATCAAGTAAATATTGCTTCAACTTTGCCTCAATGTTGTATTTAAGTGCCATTTCCCAATAAATGTTCTTGTCGTGATAACACTTTTGGTCAATGGATTTCTGCCGGACGTTCCTGGAAAGAACATAGAACTCAAACTTCTTTCTCCCTTTGCGTTCCATGATATATGTAGATGAAGTTCCATCCAGCTTTTCAGTAACAATCAGAGGTCTTTCATAACCAAGTACCCACGGAATATTTTCGCAGCGTTCCTCGTCTGTCTTATGTACAAATGGAAAATGAGTAGGAAATGCAAGAGGCTTATCTTTCTTCTTACCAAAGAAAAAGAACATGATCTTTCTGCCGATTTTTGTTCTCATAATCTTGCGCACAATCGGCTTTCTGAAAATCTTTTGGTGACGAGCTGCCATTGCCTTATACTTATCATTTGGGTTTGCTGTATTTGACTTTCGCACATTATCTTCTGCAACAGCATAAGTCACTTTCAGCAGATCAGTAACATCGCTACCAACTTCTAACCCGTCCAATTCAGGGAACATGGAAACTGGTAGGAGCAGCCCTTGTGAGTAGACCTTGCACATCTTCTGTGTTTTGATCTTGTAATGTTTTGCTTGAAGGAATGCAAATCTTTCATCAGTCTCAGGCACTTTGCTATCAACCTCGAAATACACAGCCTTTTCGCCAACCTTCAACTCACCAAGTCGAATAACACACCACCAACCGTTAGTTCGTGCGTGTTCAACTCTGTCATAGTTTGGGATAGGCCGGACTTCATCAACGGTTACGATATAAGCCAACGCTCTTTTATCGTTTATAATCATTTGATTTCCTCACAGTCTTATTTTTCTTTTTATTATTTGCTTTCTTTCTTGCCATCCTTGTTTTCATAACTATTTCTTGCGGAGTAAAAATTAGCGGAATTGGTTTTGTTTCTGAATAGCACTTCGGGCAACGATATAACTTATATGACTTTTTATTCGGCTCAAATCTCATAACTGATCGCATAAGCGTGTTGCAATGCTTACAAAACATTTTTATCCCTCCTGTACAGGCATTTCATTTCCCCAAACATCGAAACCTGGATGCTCATAACGGGCATATAATTCAAGTTTTTTCAAGTTTGGATAAAGGCGATTGATAATTTCGTATGAAAGCTCTGGCTTTTGGCTATGCCGCCTAACTTGTTCTGTAAAAACAGTATGTATTTTACCGCGTTCATCTGGTGCAACTGGAATAAGTTTACCTTTGTACATATAAAGCAGATACTCATGCCCAAATCTAACCGTGAATGCTGCTGGAATACCAGTGACTTTATTCCAGACCATCCTTGCATGAAGTTTATAACCCAATTCTTCGGCTATTTGTTGTGCTTCAAATAGGTATTTATCAATAGTCCAAAGAAACAAAATTGAGTTCTCCCCCGGAGCAAGGCTTGTAGCTTGCCGCAAATGATCTTTGATTTCTTCAAGTGAACACACCGGGTAATCAAGCTCTGTGCCACTGCTTTGTGGTCTAACACTTTTCTTCCCGCCTTTTGCTTGCCTCCAAGGTGGATCGGCAAGAATTAGATCATATTGCCTATCTGTTTTCCAAATATCAACTCGCATGGTTTACTCCTGTGAATAGTTGAATTGCTGTGTAAATCAAAAACACAATTATTAAGATAAATATAGAGCAAAGTGAAAAGAACGAAACCGCAGCAAGTATATTTGACACTTTCTCATTCTTATTTTTGTTTCCTTTCGCTCTGTCTGAGAAATATCCGCAAAAGAAGAATGAAACAATGGTCATTAACGCCAATGCAATGAAAATCGCTAATGAAATATCAAATACTCTACTCATTGTAATGCAATCCTTTTAACTGTGTTATATACTTCTTCCCATGAATTAACACGAATCATGTCATTTAATTCTGCATTATAACTTTTATTGTGTGGTGCAGACATTAAAATTTTGTGATAATCGCCGCCTTCTAAATTATGAGTCCCATCATCAATCAAGAAATCAGCTTTAATCATTTGCTTATTATGTGCTACAATAATTTTTCGCCAATCAATAAACGGGAAGTATCTCTTAATAATAGCTTCATATTTTGGTTTTACATTTCTGTAATCTGTAGAAGTGCAAAGATAAACATTAAAACCATCATTCACCATCATTTCCAAATACTTGATCGCCCCCGGTATCGGCTCAATCGTGTACCAGAAATCATCATCATGCAGCGGTTCATAAACCTGTTCTTTTGTTAGAGAAGGAAAGAATTTAGATACATCCCAATCTGTAATATCCTCATGCTTGACGAATGTGCCATATCGTTCATTAAGCCATCTACACCAAGCACCGCACAAATCTTCAATCGTATCATCAATATCAACCAAGACGGTAAAATCTTCTGGTTTCTTACCATCGTTATCAATCCACTTTCCCATATCAAGATAACCTTGCACATATGAAGTAGCCACAGTATAAATTCTTTGCCCGCAGCAATTACATATTCCATATATCTTTTCGCCGTCATATTCATAGTGGAACATATTAGAGCCGCATTCACACGGGTTCTTCTGACCTTCAATAAAGAACTGCCACAGTTCAGTCCCGTTATCATGGTATAATGTTTTCATCTTTGTATCACATCTTTTCACAACAGTATTTAATCATAAATAAAAACGTCAATCAACATTGACACCGATATATTCTAAATCTGTGTTCATTTGGTTATCCTTAATTATCTTTTTCAATATATGAATATGCTCCTGGGATTAACTGGACTTTATTCTTTACATCAAGAGCGTCATCATAATTAAGCCCACTTGCATAAACATAATCATCACCGTCTGCGCCAATCATAACTCTATATTTTACTTCTTCCATCAATTTGTTTCCTTTGCTTTACATACTCTCTAAAACTTCGCGTGTACTGATAACTGTCCTTGAAAACAATATTCACAGCCTTTAACAGTTTTGGTTCATACTTTTCGATGATTGCCAATTCTTCTTCAAGATTTCTACCGTAAGGGCAACCAACACAGCCGGTTCGTTTTAGACCATATTTTGCATAGCAATCTGAGTGTTGTACATTGAATAGCTTATCGTACAGTTCTTCATCAGCGTCAACATACCAGAAAAGCGGCCTGTACTGAGAGGCTTTCAATTTCTCGTCGTTGTTCGTAAAACAGTTTTTATAAGCAGATGATCTAACACCGCCTTCAGCCTTGCGGACTCCGATTATTGTCAGGTCACAACCCTCTTTTTCGTTAAATCTGTTGCCTACCTTTTTCTTTGCGTATGTGCAGCACTTCGAGCTGATCTTAAATTTCGGTGGATTTTGGATGATAAACTCTTTGAGATATTTATTGTAGTCAATATTGAACTGGATGCTCTCAAAGTGGTTAGTCCACCAACCAATTGCCGTTTTGCATTTTGGGTATTTGGCAATTAGGTTTTCGTATGTATCATCTTCCCATTGGAAGTTATGGCGCTGAAGGCGCTCAATCATATCAGATACACGCTTAGACAAAAACGGTTGCCCGTATTCTTTGCAAGAAATAGGAATTGGTTTAATTGCTTTTTCTCTGCAAATCTTAACTCCATACTTCTGTTCAAGATAATCAAGGTGATCTTTCGTTGCCTGGTACTCAATGCCGGTATCAAACCATACATACTTTACTCTGTTTCTCTTATCAACGCGGGAAATCAGATCAAGCATAATATCGCTATCCTTGCCACCGCTGATAGAGCAGCATGGTTTACTAAACCGGCTAATCACATTTCCAGCCTTTAGGAGACTATCATGGATCGCGTAACTACCGTTTGTTCGCGCATAATCCAATAACTCTGTCAAGCTGGGAAATGAAGTAGATTTTTTATTAACATTTTCGTCCAATATTACTTCTATTCCTCCGATCTTATGTGCTGAAAATAGTCGTTGATCTACTGTACTGAAAATACAAAACACCAATAACTGCGGAGAAGCATTTTCAGATTTAAGATAAAAAATCTATTTTAATTCCTCCGCATTTTTTATAAATGCAATCCAATGCGTAGTCATGTGTTTACCACTTCTATGCCCGTACCTTTGGTTTCACTCATTTGCAACACCAAGTTTTTCAAGAAGTTTTGAATATTCGCGATCTGCCGATTGGTAATTCTTTGCGTACCAAAAAGCAAACTTGATTCTACTCATTGGTTTCACTTTTCGGAGTTCACAAAGCGTTCTGTAAATGTAATAAGAATAACGCGGTGTATTGTCTTGCGAAATTTCGCCGGTCAAAAACCCAATACTATACAACAATTCAATGACTGAGGCATACGCCTCTTGTATATTTCTTTGCCTTTTAACAAGAACACAGTTCGAGCATTTATCATTTACATTTCGCTGTTCTTCGCTCATTATCTGGATTAAACTGTTTATATCAAGCAGATCAATCACCATCCTTTTATGCCTTCAACATAGCCAGTAGCAGCCCAAACCAGGCAAGCAGACATTGAAACTACATATTGAATACCAACATCCCAACTATTTTTAATTGCATAAAAGAGCAAACCAAGTGAGACAAATCTGAAAATATTTAACAAAAACTTCATTCTGTTTCTCCTATGTTAAAACTGTTCTGCATTTCTTGTTGCCGTAATCACTTAGTATTTCAGCTTCAAATAGCGCATCAATTACATCTGTTTCAATATCAAACAAGTTAGTAGAAAAGAAAACATTACTGCCGCAAAAAGTCATAAGGCTTGTACTATTTTCTGTATATTGCATAACAACGATTTTCTTTCCTTTTGCGTAAGCGTAACCTTGTTCCCAATTCGTACCCGCTGTTCCATATCGTCCAGGGCTTATCATCAGAAACACATCACACTCATTGAGTGCTTCAATGTCTTTATCAAATACTTTCTTCGACCACGCCTCTTGACTCATACTCCAAGCATCAGGAATTTTAAGCTCAAATGGACAGTACACGGTGTAGTTTTCGCTTCTGAGTTTCGCCGCGATCCGCTGCATCATAGTACGCTGCTCTGAACTACAAGAACCGGCAAGATAGATTTTCTTCATTCTTTATCCTCTTGCTCTCTCATATCTGCCCCACAGAACGGGCAGAACATATCTTGCTGTTCATAATAAGTTTCATCAATATCAATATTTAATTTATAAGCATAGGCATCTTCGTTACCACAAACAGAACACTTACTATAACAACCACGCAGCCTAATCCAATGACCTCTAACAACTGGCCTAACATCTGCCGGAGTAGCATCTTTAATAAAGTGTTCAACATCACGATACCTAACCCATACGCCGCTATTATTTACGCCTTTCATAAACAGATCGTCGTACCAATTCAGCGCATCAACATCTATGTATTTAGCCATTTAGTTATCTACCTCGACCTTTTGTAAACTGCAATCTGTAAATACCGGACATTTGTTAGTATCATTACAAGCGATAGCGCGCAATGAGCAACCAATCCATGACACACCATTTCCATTTGTTCGTCGCATCGAATAATCGCATTTTTCTGGTGTTTCTGGCATCTTATCTACAAGAATTTTCATTTTAGTTCCTTTATAATTCTATTTCTGTTGCGCTATAAATATATTTAAGTTCTGATCCAGGCAAAATACAAAACCTTATAACATCATTGATAAATGTTTCATCAATAATATTTTTAATATCAATTAAAATATAGCCTTCTGAAAACTTATATCCTCTTGAACAATCCCTTGCCGGGACAAATCTTAAATATGATCCATCTATAAATTCAATACAAAGGTTTGACCGAAACACTTTTTTAATTTTATTATTTGGAATTTGATTTATTAGTGCATTATATTCTTGAATTGCAAATGCTTTATTCGCGTACCAAATACCAATCATTCTTTTTCGTTTAGTGGTTTCTATATAAACACCGCCTTATTATCGACTAAATTGTATTGACAATTTGCCGCAATTTTGATAGAATGAAATTACAAACTAAACATAGGAGGTTTTATCATGGCTGAACGTAAAACCAGAACCAAAGAGGAACGTATCGCTGAGATTGACAAAAAGATTGAAGCGCACAAGAAATCTATCGTAACTCTTGAAGCAAAGAAAGAAGCGATCTTGAACCCGAAACCGAGGACACGCAAGGCTAAGAGCGTCGGCGCAATTATCGCAAAGGCGAAGGAAGCTGGCCTCACGCCGGAAGAAATCGCATCGAAACTCGGAGTAGAAATCTGAACACCATTTAGGAGTGTGCTTCGGCGCACTCCTTGTCTTTTAATTCGTTCCTAATTCTCATAAACGTTTCGCCTGAAAACACCACAAAACCCATCATTCAATTTGCCATCATAATTGATTACAACACAAATTTTCTGGATGCCATTCCATAACGCAAAATGGGTAGTAATCGTCATAGTCTTTAGTCCCTACTCTCAAAACAACAAGATTAGTTTTGCAATCAGTAAGTACAAGCACATCATTATCACCAGATTCCATTGATGCTTCGACACGAACGTTTGGTAGCTTTATTTTGCAAGGAGTGATTTCTTTTACAAGTTCCTCACAGTATGATCTATAACCATCAGAAGGATTTTCAACTGCAACATAGGCACAATTATCAAGCTCAAATTTCACATACTGGCATTCTTCTGAACTCCAATCATCACGCCTTACAATCATTCCAGTTTCAATTCCACTAAAAATATGCTCACCGCAAAGGTCTTTTAACTCCATAATAACCTCCAACATCTAAACAGAATAACTTTCCCACGGGATTTTGACTTTGAATTTGCTCTTGTAGTAAGTGCAACCCACACCAGAGTCACGACACCATTCATCCAGGAAAGTTTGTAAGTCTTTCACACTTTCATCCGAAATCCGTTCAGAAGCATCTTCATACAAATCTTCTGTCGCACTGTCAATTACATCTTGTGCATCAATTCTGAACTGTTCGCCAATAGCAAGCCAAACATATTCAGGTCGCTCAGTATCATGCTCTTGATCGTCAAACCAATACTCAAAGAAATCTTCCCAATCAAAGAAGTAACCATCGTTTTGTGGATAGCCTTCGAAGTAAAAGCCGTGAGGCTGCGCCAATTCTGCATCTGTTGCAATCGACGCATTACTAAGCATTTTGGCAGACTTCTTCGCCTGTTCTACTGCGTCAAGCTCACGCTGCTTTTCACAGTTATGCTTTAAGTGGCCTTTTGGCAAAATATCGCCGCACAGCTTACACCTATTAACAACGCCGTTGTAGCAATGCTGACAGAATGAAATCGCTTGATGTTTATATGGGAAGAAACCATGTGATCTATCTGGATCATCTGAAAGCCCATATGGGTTATCTTCAATGGTCATTCCAGTGCCGAAACAATACGGGCAGATTTCTTCATTGTCGTGTAAATCCTTACGAAGATTTGCACTGGTTAGTTTTTCAATGTATTCTTTTGCCGTAACAAATACAGTTGTTGGCTTTACAAATTCAGTTTTCATTATGTCTTTAATCCCATTTCCATATACAGTTCATCAACTGCGTTACCTTTACGCTGCACACAATCGTATATTCTTTCTTCGATTGAGTCATTAGCCTGAAGGAATATGTAGGTACATTTACTATCCTGACCGGCACGATGGATTCTATCTTGGCTCTGCTTGTATTCTTCGTAACTGTAACTGAGCGAATAATAGATGTTGTAAGTACAGTTCACAAATGTTAAGCCTTTACCGATCAGCTTCGGATGGGCGAACAGTAGATCAATTTCACCGTTCTTGAATTGCCGGATAATATCATCACGGTTCTTCGTTTTGGAAGTTAGGGCAACGCCGCCGAATTTAGCCGCAAGACTTTCACATTCATGGTTGAACTGACACCAGACGATAATTGGCCTATCCTTGATTTCTGCAATGGTTTCTTCAAGTAGTTTGTCTTTGTTGTTTTCAAAACAGTTTATCGAGCCGTCTTTTTGAATGGTAAAACCGCTTGCAACCTCACGGAGCTTCATCAGTTTTGCCGTAAACTCAAATTTGCTCCATTCGTTGATATGAGAAACAATATCATTCAAGAAACTATCGTAAATGACACGCTGTTCTTTTGCCATATCAAACTTGCGGATTTCAAAGACTTTATCAGGCAGATCAATACAATCTTCTTTCTTAATGAAGATCGAGCTGCCGGACAATTTTGAGAAGTACCGTTCCTTGTCCTCGTCTGTCTGATACCAGACGTGCGGGTTAGCCATATCTTGATGAAAATACCTTGCAAGAAAACCGTAGTAGTTGTTGCCGAACACATTACCGACGAATTTCATCTGAGGATAAATCTCGCTGTTGTGGTTAGGAGTAGGGCAACCGCTCAAAACAAATCTGTGTGGGATAACTGTAGTAAAGTCAAGGATTGCAGAAGTGATCTGGCTTGACATATTTTTCATTACGCTGCTTTCGTCAACGATCATGCAATCAAATCCGGCTTTCAAAATTCTGTTCTTCAAAATCTTGAAACTGTCGTAATTCATCACATAAATGTCAGCAGGAGTGTTCAACTTTTTAATGCGTCCAAGTTTCCCCTTATCCCAGCAGTTTATGATACTTTTTGATGGAAAAAACCGCCTACAATCGTCAATCCAGGCCGTTTCTATAACCGAAAGTGGACATAAAATGAGTGTTTTATTGTAGTGTCTTGCGAGTTCCAATCCCATCACAGTTTTGCCAGTTCCTGTATCTGCGAAGATACCAAAGCTACCAGCATTCAGAGCTTTGTTGACAATGTTCTTTTGAAACGTCCAAAGGAAATCAGATAACTCAAATTGCTTTTCTTCTGCTTTTGTAATGTCATGCTCTTTCGGCAACAAGCCAAATTGCATAAGCTGGTATCTCGTTGCCTCTGGAACCAACCATTTCCCATCGTGGAATTGACGGCCTTCGATAGTCCTTATGTAAGGGATTTTCTCAACGGGTACTTGCAACTCAATCATTTACTGATCCATCCGTCTGTTTCTTTGCGGCACGAGCTGCTTTCTTCGCTTCTTTTTCTGCCTTTGCTTTTGCAGATTGTTCTTTTCCAAGAATTAACTGCTCTGCAAACCGCTCTTTCATCTTCTCGATAGAATCATCTGTTTCAAGAACAGAATCATCCCAAACAGAAAATCTCTTTTCATTTGCGAGATTATAGAAATCTTCATTTAGTTCAATACCGATTGCATTTCTATGGTTCTCAATAGCGACCTTATTTACAGTTCCAGCTCCGGCGAAAGGATCAAGAACGGTATCGCCTGGGCAAGACCATAATTTAATGCAGCGTTTTACAAGTTCCTCTGCAAATGGGGTTGTATGACCGATACCTGAGTTTGAGATAACCCACATACCGTCAGCCCAATCAGCCCATTCAGCAAGTGTAATATCAGAAGCCTTGATTACTTCACAATCTCCCGCCTTTTTGTAAACATAAACAAAACCAACATTGGCTGCGAGGATCGTATCTCTTGCCTTCATATTGCGGTAATAAAGGTTTCCTTGCGCAAGCATGGCTCTCTGTGCGCTGTACTTACGCCAAAACGCTTTTGTCCAAAGAGAAAAACCATTGTCAATGAAAATCTTGTTAATATCACCGGTAAGGCTTTCTTGCCCATTCTTGCCATCTCTACCCAACGTATAGTTGTAATCTTCATATTGGATTACAAACTTACCCCCTGGCACAAGAACTCTCTGGCACTCTGCAATCACAAGACCGAGAAGATAATAGTATTCTTCATAAGTCTCACAGTTTGATAGATCGCAAGGATCATTACTATAAACGCGAAGATTATGATAGGGAGGCGAAGTGATAACAAGATGCACACTTTCGTCCGGCAGTTTCTTTAACTCCTTCAGACAATCACCGTGGATCCATTTATTATCTAATCTCATTCAATCATTCCTTGTTTCAAGTTTTCAATACTGTTTTTAAGCGGTTAAAGTAATTCTCTCCCACAAGTAGGGCAGTATTTAGCATTAACTAAATCAAATTGACCTAATATTTTTGGGAAAGAAGAATTATATAAGAGGCAATCGCATTTTGAGCAGCGCATTGTTGTAATGCCTGTTCGCTTTATGATTTTTCTAAGCGCAACCTTATCGTTAAGTGGTTGGTTTTTCATTTCATCATAAATTGATTGCGCATTTTTGTAAGTACACCATGTAATCCATGTGTTGCAATCGGCGCAGTACACGCCCATTCTTCGACCATTTGGTTTTACATAAACTTTGTTGTGTCCACATTCAGGACAAATATATTCCATTGTATCACCGTCATTCTAATTGAATTGTTTTTGCGGCGGCAAGCAATTCTTCTTTAACATTTCTTACCTGGTCATAAATTACTCTATCAAGCAGCCATGATAAAATATAACCAATTTCTTTCCCGCTATAACCTTCAGCAATCAGATCATTCCCATTAACGGCAAGGTATTTCAATGAATAAACATCTTGTTCATTTTTGCATCTGGAAATCTCAAGCCTTAAACTGTTCAAATTAATTCTTTTGTTTCGATCTTTACCAGAAATAATTAAAGCAAAATCACAAATACAATCAGCATCAAGATTTTTAATTTCACACAAAAGTTTTCTCGCAATATGTCGTAGCATTTTTGTGTCCATAAGATAAGCGAACATCATTTCGCAAATTTTATTACCATAATACACAGTTTTATAAGTAGAGAATACAATATCGTTTGAGAATTTGAAATGCTTCAATATATTAATTACATTTGTGTTTCTGAAAATAATCGCCAACCGCAAAACAAGGTTGTTTCTCGTTCCAATCAGGTTAAGTGCAAGGTCTTTGTTATTGATATTTAGTGGCTCAATAGACAGAGATTTAACAATATCAATAAAGAATTGTAATGTGTCAAAATAAAATTCAGAATGAATTTGGTCGCAAAGCCTTTTATCAGAGAGAATTTTAGAAATTTCATCACAAACCCTCTCTTTTGATATATTTTTCAAAAGAACAAGATTGCGTTTCATGGCTGCAAATGTTTCATCTTCAATCCGAAAACCAAATCTCAAAGAGAAACGAACAGCACGAATAATACGCAGAGCATCTTCCTTAAAACGAGCATCTGGATTACCGACACATCTAATGACCATATTCTTAATGTCTTGTTCGCCGCCATATGGATCAACAATACCATTAATATTATAAGCCATAGCATTGATAGTGAAATCTCGTCTGGCAAGATCGAGTTCCAAATTGCTTGTATAAGTCACTTGCTCTGGATGCCGGTTGTCTTTATACTCACCATCAATTCGATACGTGGTGATTTCAAATGAATCGCAACTATCGTCAATCTCAGACTTTAGTAGTACCGTAACAGTTCCATGTTTAATACCTGTCTCGATAACTTCACAATCACTAAAAATCTGAGTTACAACATCCGGCGTTGCAGAAGTGCAAATATCCCAATCGTGTGGTGTAATTTTTAATACACTATCTCTTACGCAACCTCCGACAACATATGCTTCATATCCGTTGTCGTGTAGTCTATTCAAAAGAAATTCTACTCGCATTGGGAGTTTAATCTTTACACAATCCACGGATTTTCAATCTCCTTTAGGAATTTTGCAAGCTGGCCGTTATGATAGAAAACAAGATCATCTTCTGTGATTTCAATATCTTGATAATGCTTCCATAATTGGTGAAAAATTTCTGCATCAACACACTTAAAATCAAGCGGTTTATCTGAAAACGGGAAGGACTTAAACCATCCATAATTGCCAGCTTTATGTAAAGAAAAAATCTCAACTCTTACAAGAGATTTCAAATCATCTGGAATAGCATTTTTAAGTTCCGAAGTAGAAATTACATCAAGACCATTTGTATGTTTCTGAACTAATGGAATAATAATTTCATCTTCACCAAGACTGAAAACATTAAGCTGCTCAAACCGTTGTTTAATCTTATTGTAAATTCTCTCCATCAGATAAGACTCATATTTAATTTGACGCTTTGGGTTACACGCGCCAAAAATTACTTGCCGGATATATTTACTACCAGCGAAATGCTGACTATCTGTAAATTGTCCAACAAATTCTTCCCATGTATCACATCCATTGAAAATCTCAGGAGAAAAATACCGCATTGAAGAAAAGTTTGCTTTCTTCATGTCGATTGAAATAAACAGTCCACCATTATTCGGCTCAATATAAAGGTTATTCTTGCTAACTTCCTGTGTTGTTTTTGAAAGAGTAAGAGCATTGAACTCCTGGTAAATTGGATGGTTTTTAATAGCGTTGATAATTGCATCCTTAGTCGCGTTATACCATTCCAAGTAACTTTGTTCTGAATCAAATGCCGCTACTTCATCACAATATCTATCCCACTTCTTCAAACAATCAAAAAGAGGATTAATAGCTTCAAGTCGCTGAAGGAAATACGGGTTATCATAAACAGTAATTGGGAGGCTGCAATCCCTAATAAACCGTTTCTTCAAGATTGTAGAGTTAATAATCTGATCTCTTGTCATGGTTCTCATTGCTCCAATCTAACTTCTGCCCACAATGTTCACAATGTTCTTGCTTAAAATGGTCAATGGCACATTTGCACTTAGGGCAAGTATATTCTGCCGGGTCATTCTTGTGTGGGCTTCCTGGATCATATTCAACCTGTCTTGCATTACTGAAAACAATCATTTCATTGATACGCTCAACGAAATCATTTACCTTTGTCATATCCGCATTGTCAGGCAGATCAGTATGTGTTTTCAGATAGTCAAGGCGGGCTTCGCAATCATCTACAATTTCATAAAACGCCGCTGTCGGCTGTCTGTTATCATCCAGATATTCACCGTTTCTAATGCTCATAAGCAAGTCATGGTCTTTCTCTCTGAAGGTGATAATCTCGCCGCGTTCCAGAATATCAAACGCCATGAGATAGAGCCGAACAAGGTGTGCCATGTGCTTACCGAGTTTATCATGCGCAATAGCCTTTTCATTTCGCTTGCCAATCTTCGCATAAGAGCCGATAATCATTCCCATATCATTCATGCTGGCTCTAAACTCTCTGAGCGGGTAGTGCTGCAAAGAAATATCACAGAAAATTTCTGTGTCATAATCAGGGTTATTAGACTTATCAATATAGAGTCTAAGAGCATCATCTGGTCTTGCAGTATATCTTTGCCGCAATTCATAAGAGGCGTGTTCAATGCTTTTGAGAATGTGTTGCTCTTGTTCTCCCTGACTTACAAGCCGCGCAGACTTATTTTCAAGCCGCCTCAACTGTGCATTTGCGTAGCCAGCAAATGAATGAATTACACGCTTAGATAAGAAGATGTGGCGGTTCTTGATAATCTCTCGCCCAATATCGGTAAGATAAATATAGTCTTGCGGCCTAAGTCCAAGCATTTCAATGGTATTCGGATTACAAGAACAGAACAACTTGATAATCTTGTCAAATGAATAGATTGTTGTATCTGTCTCTGTCTCAACCACCTGTTCAAAGTCGTTCCCAATAAGGATATTTCTCTTTGAATTTGTTGCGATCCCCCGAATATCAATATCTGAGTTCTCATTGTTTAAGCCATAAGCATGGCTGCCGCCATAACCGAGAAGAACAATATTATCACCAAGATTCTGGTCTATGCGCAAAAAGTCATATTTTGGTCTTGAAATAATCTGTGAAATATTATCGACGCTCATATAAATTCACCGCCTTGTTTTCTTGGGTAAAGTATATCATAATTTCTATTTTATGTCAAGGTAGTTTTCACAACATATTCTAATCATATAATTAAATGTCCTGTTTATGGGACATTTAATATAGTAGAATACCGGCAGAAGCAGAAATAGCCGCTGCCGATTATTTACTTTACCAATAGTTTCTTTGATCTTCTTCCTCAACATCAACCGTAAAACACTTAACAGTTGCCTCAGTAAACGATGCTACAATCCGTCTAAACTCGCTCAAAGAAAATCCAAGTTGATTTGTTTCTGGAATTTCAATAAGTAATTCTTCTTGATCCGTAAGCGTATTTGCGTTAGATAAGCTGCTAAACACCGTTTTTAACTGTGCAAGAAGATTGGAAGGTGATACTTTACTAATAATATGTACAGAAATAAACTGTCGGTTTTCATCTTTTTTAGAAAATTCAATCATTATTTCAACCTCCGGTATTGACTTTTATGACTATTTGCATTATGATTATGTGGAAGGATGACTTCTTTCATGCTTCACCGTCATTATATATGATTTTAGTCTTGTTGTCAAGCATTATTTTTGAAATTAATCTTAATGGAGGATTGTTATGGAAGGCAGTGTTATTTACCAACGTATTAATGCGCTATGCTCTGAAAGAGGCATTACCATCAATAAACTCGAAAAGGAAATCGGTGTTGCCGTTGCAACAATCCAAAAATGGCAGGATTCAAAAAGATCGCCGTCAGTTGAAAATGTTGGAGCTGTGGCGCAATATTTCAATGTTTCTATTGAATATCTTTTAGGTACAACAGATGTTAGAAGTACGATTAACCAAATACTATCAGAAGATGATGGAGTTATTTCTTTGCAAAGAGCAATGGAGAAAATGACACCAGTGGATAAATCTCGTGTTATGGCTATGCTTCGAGCTGGCTATGATTATGCTTTCAGGGAGGACAGTAACGATTAAATGATTAGATACAACTACATCAACAGGCAAGTGTTACGAGTTTATGCTTTGTTGGATCATATTTCTTTCCCAATCAATCCAAAAGAGATTATAAACCAATTCGTAAATTGTAGATATATGTCATATCAAACATTTGCGAAAATCAATGGTTGTACAGTTGATGAAGTTATAGAAATGTGTGAAAGTAAATCCGGCTGCACTCATTATCAAATTGAAAATGATCGTTACCTTGTTCTTTGTAACGAATCTACTGATAACAATAACAATTATGGTAGACAACGGTGGACTTGTTTGCATGAGATTGGGCATATTCTATGTGGGCATCACAAAAAATCGGCTATTGATCTGCTTTCAGAAAACAGAATACCAGGAACAGAAAATAAAGAATTTGAATCAGAAGCAGACTATTTTGCGGCAATGGTAGCAGCTCCGTTCCCACTTTTTGACATTCTCGGTATTAGGTCTGTAATTGATGTTCAAAACACATTTGGGCTTTCAAGTGAGGCATCACTTTACAGATTCACACAATATATCAAGTGGAAAAAAGACCACAGAAAAACAGCATGGGAAAATGACATGGTTCATTTATATATGCAAAAAGGCAACAGTTTCTAACATATAAACCACTCCGTAGGGAAAACTCTCTACGGAGTGATTTTTATGACTGAACAAGAATACAAACACATTCGCAATCTTGCTTGGAGTATTCTCATTGAAATTGGCGCTAACTCTTTACCAGTTCAGCTTGATACAATAACAAACATCTATCAGATAAGCGTTAATGTAGATAACTACTATAACAAAGCTATTCAGATTTCTTCCTGCTTGTTGTCTATATTTGGCTTAAATAAAGATTTGTCTGAAATGCTTGCTATCAGGTTGCTATCTCCGATGGTTGTGTTAAAAGAAATTGGTGTTCGTTCTGGTAAAGATATTGCAAAGTTGACAGGTCTGCCGATTTTTGTTGCAAATAAGAGATACGAGCGCCTTCAGATGCTTGTAAAGCGTAACGCATTTTGCACTTCACGACTTGAACAGATTGTGTTAAAGCAATTTGAACCGTGGATTATTGCTAACCGTTAAGCCTTTGTTGTGCAATATCAAAATATGTATTATCTATCTCTATTCCAATGAAATTGCGATTTAAGTTTTTGCAGGCCATACCTGTACTTCCAATACCCATAAATGGGTCTAATATAATTTGTCCTTCACGAGATGAATTATCAATCAATATCTCCATTAACTCAATTGGCTTTTCTGTATCATGAAGATTTTTACCAGAAGCATCTTTGCTCTTTTTGTTTGGAATAGAAAGAATATCACTTGTGCCACAATGGTTAATTTGAACACCTTTCCCTTTTCGGAAGAACAGAATATACTCATATTGCGACATATAAAACCTTCCCATAAGTTTATTGCCTTTATTCCAAATAAGACTTTTGATAAAATGAAAACCAACGCCAGTAAATGTGTTAAGCATATTTATCAAATTCACATGATTTGACATGACATAACAATGACTTCCATCCTTTAACAAACGGAAAAACTCAGGCGCATATTCTGAGCAATCAATACTGTTGTGTTCAAATATCTTTCCTTGCATTGTTGCTTTTGTTGCCATCATACCACCAGTGTTACCAGCGCAGCCTTTCTTTGTAATTGGGTAAGGAGGATCAGTAACAATCAGATCAATACTTTTATCAGGAAGTTTCTTTAATTCAGTAATACAATCTCCACAAATAAGATTTTGCCAGGGGGGTGATGGTAGTATCTATATTCAATATTTCTCCTATGGTTAGCCAGCAGAAATCAAGGCGTTTCCGCAAGTAATTCTATCGCTATCTTCTTCAAGACTCGGCACAAATACAATCACTTGCCAACCTTCTTCTACAAGTGGCTTTTCAAATTCCCTGTAAACATCGTAATCTGTATAAGTTGTAGTAACATCAAACCCATTTTCAACAGCAGACTTAGTTTCATGAATAGGTGTAATCTTGACAATAAACTTATTCTTATCAAACAATTCAGAAAGCCGCTTTGCGTCAAGAATAGTCTTTGACGTTACTGCAAAATTCAAAGTATACTTTCTGCCAACCGGCATAGGAAGTTTTGAAGCAAGTTCTGAAATTTCTTCAAGACTTAAACTCATGCCATTAAACTGTTCATTTCGCTGGTTATCATCTGTGCTATTAATACTAAACTGCAATCCAGCTTCGCCATTATAAGAATTGTTTTTAATATCGCACCACTTTAAGATAAACTGTTCAAGGTTTCCGTTAGATTTTGGCAACATCGTTGACACAACAGGATGAATTGTATCTGCTTTAATGTAATGATTTACAAGCGGCCTAAGACAATACTCGGCAAATATCAAAACATTCTTATTGAATGTTGGTTCTCCCATTCTTGCGAAATGGACATTAAATCTTTCTGTATGCTGTACATCTTCACTTTTGACAATCGTAGCAATTTGTTCCCATAGATCATATAAACTAACATTACCATAAAAACCATATTTCGGGCAATCGCAGAATTTACATTTCATAGGGCAACCATGCTGTGTGCTAATTGTTGCTACCCACTTTTCTGACAAATCCACGTCAGTATTCATTACCCCCGAAATTTCTTTAGTTAGTCCGAGAAAATCAGCTTTAATATTGTTTTCCTTGCCGTAATCGCCAACGGTCAGAAATTCAAGACGATTATCTTTATCAACAAAAATCTTCCCTGTATGTGTTTTAACGATCTCCATAGTAAACCTCAATCAATATATTCTAATTCAGATAGAATATCAGATGGCACATTCCCAATCCAAACATAACTGTTCTTCAAGATAAACTCATTATATGAACTTGCCGTTTTGTTGGCTCTCATTTTCGCTTGTTCAGCCCATGATTGCTTTTCTGGATTACCGCTATCTTTGTACTGCTCATATGTAAGTCGATCAGAATTATATGACGCAATCATAGATCGGCAAGTATCTTCTACTTTTTTCTTTGTGTTGTAGTTTGTTGCATCATCAACTTTCTGCACAGTATAAAACCAACTGTTCCATACTGCTCTACCAGCAGGAGTAACAGCAAAGAAAAGAATGCTGCAAAGAACTACCACAACAACTACAATAGCAATCTTTTCGCCTTTGCTCATTAGCGTCCTCCATCAATATTCAAAACAGGGGACTCAACAACAAACGGAATGTCAGAATACAGATAGTCGCCGCTCCACTCAATGTACTTGCCATCAGGAGTGAAAAAGAAAATGCCACTATCGTTTGTGCCGTATGAGCCGTCAACATCTGCAAGCCAATTATTTGTGTAGAGGTATCTGGACTCACCGGTTGCAGCCATTTCATAGTATTCGCTATCAGGTGTAAGGAATGAATTAAGGCTTGACACCTTGCCATCAACAACGAAGTTACCAACAACAACATTACCACTGAAAAGGACAATATAACCAAGAGGTTTTTCAATTTCACAGACAAGTGAATTTGCCTTCTCACGCTGACCGTTTACCCAATAAGCTCTACGGATAAGATTGTACCGTTCAAGCGAATAGTTCAGATCAGTAGGTGTTGGCTGATTAGACTGTAAAGTATCTGCCGCGACCTTAGTGTTGTTTACATCTTGTTTTGATCCACCTTCGTCTGTTCTTTCATCCAAATCGCATCCGGTCAGAAGCATCATGGAAATAACAATTGTGATAACAAGAAAAATACTAACAATCTTCTTCAATTTTAGTTTCCTCCATTTTCAAATTTCAAGTAAATTGGTTTTGGATTAAGCATGGCGCTATCTTCGCCAGTGATGTACTGATCTATCGTTGGCTTAATCTCGTCTTTTATATATGTTTCTCTAATACGAGAATCCATAAAAATAACGTGCGACCAAATACCAGGAACCATGTGTTCTTTTGAAATAATCCTGATTGTGCTGCCATTATAGAACTCGATCTTGATATTATCGGTCAAAGATACTTCCTTGATTACACCAGAGCCGTTATAGTAATCAGAAAGCTGGTTAAATAAATCGTTTGCAGTTTTGTTATCCTGTACATAAAAGGTAATGTCATAATTTGGATAAGTAGTGCAACGATCAAGAAATTTCACTTTATCTTTAATATTCATCAATGGTTTTTCTCCCAACATTCAACAGCGTCAATAACTTTGTCATAATCTCCCGTACAATCACAAGCATACGTCATACACGCAACAAACCATTTGTTTTTTGGCGGGAAAATTGATCTTGATGAACCAACACGAACATCTGTGTTACCACAGTATTTGCATTTATGTAATCGCTGTTTGTACTTTTGTGTGTACTTTTCTGCAAGTACAAATCTAATTGCCATTATCTAATTCCAAGCATTTCAGCAAGATAATAGCCCATATCTTCAATAACAATGTGCTTAAACCCTGTTTCTGACATCAATTCTTTGATACTATCATCATAATTTCTTTTGATATATTCATATCTTAGGCGTTTTATATCCGGTATCGAAAAATGATAATTCATTGAAAGATTAAGACACCATTCATTCTTTAGATCAAGAGAAGGGTAAACGAGTATCTGTTCATCTGCTGGCTTTCTTAGCAGCTCTTTTCTAACTTCTTTATGTGCAGAAACACAAACTGTAAAACCGCATCGACACAACCACCGTGCCACATTGCAATATTGAATTTCCCAACCTTCAGGCTTTTTATCATTCACATTAAACAAACTGCTATCAAGATCAATTACATAATCATTATTGTACGCCAATGCTGATTTCCCAACGCCAGGGAAACCGACAATCACTTTTCCGTATTCTGGTTTCATTTTCTCTCCGTGTTTCTTGTTTTCAATACTGGTATATACGCATTAAAATTATGGCTCAATTAGTTTGTAGCCATTCCGAAAACATTTCTGTCCAATAGTTGTTGTAATTGTTCCTATTGTTTGCTGATCCAGCCTTACATTGCTATTGTAATCATCATATACAATTACATTTCTCCCCCGGATTTAGCGCTGTTTTCATGTTCAGTGTTGTTAATCCATTCAAACAAACGATTTAATGCAATTTCAAAAGCACCAATTCCAGAGAAATAACTGCCGACTTTCAAATCATTAAATAAGTACGGCATTGCAACATAAAGGTTTTTTAATATGTAAAATAGAACATCGGTCACTATTGAATTACCGGCCTGTTTATATAATTGCGAATCACTAACAACCTCATTTAGTGCAGCTTCAATACTCTGTTTTAGATCGTCATTTGGAAACATTGTGATTATTCGCTTTGCGGTTTCTCTACTTCCAGTTTTCGCCGCATAAAAATCTTCATCAGTAAAACCCATCAATCGCCAGCATTCTTTTGGTGTTAATTTTCTAATTCTGTAACCATGCTCAGAATTTTCAATCACTCGTTTATCACCCCCGCATTGATAGTTCGGATTGTTCCTACTACATCGTCATTAAACAATCTCAAACCTTCATCGGTTCTTTGTTCGCACACAATATATTCTTTATCCATAACTACAACCATAGGTTGAAGATTACCCCCCTGACAAGTGTGCAAGGCAGGAGCAATACCGTCAACACTATAAACCCTTCCTTGATTTGGATTATCTCTTGTTTTTGTCGGGCAAACATTCCCAATCCATATAATCTCACTCATTATTTTTATCCATAGGCTCAATAACAAATATCATTTGGTTAGATGCTGTTAGTGTTGGACATATTTCTCCCCCGACTGAACACGGCCACGCCGAGTCTTAGACGTTGGATAGCTGAAATCTGCGATACCTGGAACAGCACACTCAATATAACCTGTTTTTGTAGCCTGTCTTATTCTTATTTTCATAATTTTCAACGATCATCACATGGTTTTTTATACCTAAACCAGCACATAGAGTTGGTGATAACCCCCGGATTCGTAGACAATATTTGATTGATGTTTACCCGTCCCTTTTTCTATGTGGCCGATTACTTTGATCTTCTTTTCTTTCATACGTTTTCACAACAATTTTTGGTGGGTCTTTGTAACATGAAGATGGGATAGTTGACATTAACCCATTTACTGAATAAATCCAACCTTGTTGTCCCCCGAACCTCGATGGATCAGCCGGTCAATCTCATTCTTTTTGTTCATCATTTGTAACCACCATAACTAAAATCTTTGGAGGGTCTTTATAGTGTGTTGATTTGATAGTACACATTGAACACCCCCGGAAGTATCATACACTTCTTGATTTTGATGTATCTTACCGGAGTCTGGTATCAATCTCCCAAGAACTTTTGTTTCCAATATTATTTTACCCTCTCAATTACTAATTGCCTTCTATGTGTTCGCAAGAAGTATTCAAATGTAATTCCCTTGTGATAGTTCGCATCAATACAATATGAATACTTGTCACACAATCCATACTTGAAATCTTTGTGTTCTTCGGAATCCCCCGGACGGAGAGATTATTTCTCTTTACGTCTGGCATTTAATAACTCCATTCATCGGTTGATTACCGAACACTTTGTAATCTCTTGCGAGAAGCGTGTTTGCTATATCTATTTCTCTATCAAACTTAGTGCATTGCTCTTAGAATAGCCCTGTTTTTATACCTGAACCATATCCCATTGGTGTCTGTCTAAGCTCGATCTCCCACCTGCCTAATGGCGTTAGAGTTCTTCTTATCTAACTTGCCGGAGTCAATCAGTTCATCAATAAGCTGTTTTGCCTTATCGGTATTTATGTAGTATTTTTCATCAACTTCTGTTTCCAAAACATCTTTTAAGCATTTGTCACTCTCAAAGCCTTCGGGGAATGAGAACAGGCCATTATCAAACTCTTTAAGAATAATAATCAAGAATACACGTTCTCTATTTTGCGGGACACCAAAATCCTTTGAATTTAGCACTTTGTAGTATGTGTTATAACCGTACTCATGTAGCTCGTCAATGAACATCTGGAATGTATCTTTGAATTTCTTACCTACAATGTTTTTGACGTTTTCATAGATCCCCCACTTAGGTTTATTTGCTCGAATAACTCTAAGCCATTCAACAAGCAACGAGCTTCTTGACTTATCAAGATTCGTGCTTCCACATTTCGGACATCTATTACGGACAGAATAATGAACTGTCAAAGGATTATATGTATGACCACAATCATTACACTTCCATCTGCTGCCCACTTGGTTTCCTGCCACACTGAAATCTTGGCATGGACTTCCACCACAGATCATATTAAATGGCTGCAAAGCGTGTTCATCAACAAGTGTAATGTCTCCAAGGTTTTTTGATGGATCAGCACCATGCACAGCACAATAACTTTTAACTGCGAACTTATCAAACTCACAGAAGTTTACCAATTCATACGACTTATTCAATGAATACCTCTCATGCTTTTCTTGTTTTCATTACTGTTCCTAAATCTAAAAGTACCGCCAGATGAATTGTTTATTTGTTTCATCTGACGGTGATAGTATAACGCAAACTCAATAGGTTGTCAAGGTAGTTTTCACAACAATTTATAGCGCAGAATTAATCAGGAACAGGAAGTGACTTTGTAACTACGCCACTATAAGCCTGTGCGCCGTCTTGCTGAACAATCACTACCATATGCGGGTGTCCGTATTTGCAGAGCCATTCATGCAGCGGCATGATAGCATCCTGGAACTCTTTTCCCGCTTGTTCATCCATCTTTATTTCACCTGACCTCTCAATTCGATATACTCATTTTCACTTAATATTGTTGTTCCAAATTTTTCAGCAGCCTTGTTTTTCGAGCTACCAGAAGTCTTATCATTTGTTATCAGATAATTCGTCTTTGCAGAAACGCCAGAAACAACAATGCCGCCATTTTCTTCAATATCAGCGACAAGCGCATCACGATTCTTGAACACTTCCAATTTGCCAGTAATACAAAACGTCTTACCGGAAAGAGTGCTATTTGTAGATACCTTCTTTGGTTCTTCAACATTCAAAATCGAAACCAATGGCACAATATCATTGATGTTCTCTCTGACATAATTATTGATACAATCGCTCGTTGTCTTGCCAATGGCAGGCATAACGCTCCAATCGCAGTTGCTCAAAGCAAGATCAATAAATGTCTGGAAGATGTTACCAGTTGTATGTGAAGTGCAATACTCTGTGATTGTTTTAGCAGCAGACTTACCAATCGTAGGAATACCAATGGCAACAATCACATTTTGTAGTTTGCAATCTCTACTCTGTTCAATTGCGTCAATCAAATGATCTACAACACTTTTACCAAAGCCGTATTCTTTAATGATTTTATCTCTGTGTTCATTCAGATGATACAAACTTTCAAAGTCTGTAACATAACCTAAGTCCATAAGAGACTTTAATCGTTCTTCTGAGATACCAACGATATTCATGCCTTCTCTGGACGCAAAATTAGATATTTTGTCATGTTGAATCGCAGAGCAATGCTTGTTTGTGCAATACAGCATTTCACGCCCATTTTCGCACTTTATAACAGCTTTTTCGCCGCAATTTGGACATAAAATGGGGATTTTATAACTACCGCTCCGAGTGAGGTTCTGAGTGACCTTTGGAATGATCTGATTGGCCTTAATTACCGTAATTGTATCTCCAATTCCAAGCTGTAACTCTTTTACGATACTTACATTATTAAGTGTCGCACGGTTGACAGTTGTACCATCAATCTCTACAGGATCAAAAACTGCAACAGGATTGATAAGCCCGGTTCTACTCACATTCCATTCAATATCAAGCAAAGTAGTTTCGTTTTCTTCCTGATAAAATTTGAACGCCAAAGAATGCTTTGGATGATGTGCTGTAACTCCAAGGCTCTTACAATACGCAATATCATCAAACATACCTACAACACCATCAATCGGGATTTTAAGCCGCTCACAATCAGACTTTACACTGTCAATAGCGATCTTAGAACCGACACGATAGGGGACTACATCAAAACCAAACGTTTGCAGTAGTAGCATTGCCTGAATATTGCTTTCAACCTTATAAACACTTGGACATTCATATAACTTCCAAGCAATAAACTTTACATTTCTGCTTTTAACAATCTCTGGATTAAGCTGCCGGACAGTGCCACTAACAAGATTGCGTGGGTTTTTGTATTCTGTTCCTTCTCGTTCCTTGATCTGCTCGAAGTCAGAGTATGTAATAATACACTCGCCGTCCACAATTACCGTACCAGACGCAGGAATGGTCAGAGGTACATTAGAAAACACTTTAGCGTTATGTGTAATATCTTCACCAATCTCGCCGTTACCACGGCTCTCGGCTCTGACAAGCCTACCGTCTTGATAAGTCAAAGAACAAGTCAGGCCATCCAACTTACCCATAAGGATAAATGGCTTGTTTTCAAAATAGGAAATAAACTCTGTTTCGTCTGTGGTTTTTGCAAGTGAAAGAAGCTGATGGTTGTGTTTAACCTTTTGAAGCTGGCTAACGCTTTCATATCCAACTGTATTTGTTGGCGAATTTGACATTACAATGCCGGTCTTTTCTTCAAGCCGCTCCAATTCATCAAACAGAGCATCGTATTCTCGATCAGAAATTAGGCTCTTATTCTGGTTATAATAAGCATCCCTGCATCTATTGAGCTGTTCTACAAGCTCTGTCATTCTGTTTCTGTCTTTGTTAAACCCCATAATTGTCATGCCACCATTTAATCAATTCGTCTGCCGTCCGAGGCGTGTAAACCATACACTCCATCATGCAGCCAACATTCACGATATGCCCCCTGTTCAGATAAGAAGGCTCTCCATATTTTGCAATATAATTTCGACGATCATAAACCAATTTGCTCACAAAATCATTTCTCGCATATTCTTCTTCTGTTCGGTTGTGCGTATGACCGTGGAAATGCCACATGGCATCGTTATAGCTACCACGATAAAAGAGGATTGGATAATGGCACAAAATAATATGTCGATTACCGTCTTTAATCTCTTTGTAATCCTTAATATCATGGAACATATTCTTCAATTTTTGTGACATTTGACGCAAATCATGATTTCCTTTGATAAGGAATTTGCGGCCATTTAACCTATTCAAAATCCTGATCCATTCATCTTCCTTGTCCCAACAGAAATCACCAAGGATATACACGTCATCATCCCTTGTAACAACGTTATTCCAGTTCTTGACGATAACATCCTCCATTTCTTTAGTAGAAGAAAACGGTCTGTTGTCAAAATTGATAATGTTTTTATGCCCGAAATGTGTATCTGCAATATAAAAAGTCTTACCCATTCTTTTCTCCAAAATCATATAGCATTGGTGTGCCATCAGAATTTAGAATTGCGCACATATACCCGCCATAACCAGACCACGCCATGAAATACATCACGCCGGTTTCTTTATCTGCGTAGATATAGTAATCACCATTTCTAAACTCTCCACTACCGATTTCGACAAGATTATCATAAAAATCGTAACAAGAATTATAATTTCTTTTTGTCTCTTTTGGTGGATAAGTACCGCAGCCAACAAAAACTAATGAAAATGTAATAACTAAAGCAATAATTAAACTAAAAACTCTTACTCGTTTCATTATATTTCTCCTAACTAATCGGGCAAAATGACAACCCACGCTCCCTAAAGTATTCAATTACAAGGTCTGCCGGATATGCGCCCAATTCATTTATTTGTGGCGCTTTTGTAGACTTATAATCTACTTCTTCTTTTATTGTCTCAATCTGATCGAAGTAGATACGCGGCCTTGAATCAGAAAATCTACTCCAAAAACTTTGCTTGCCTTGTAAACATTTTGGTATATCAATACTATATGAACGGAAGTAACTTTCACAAATATATTTACCGCGTTTATCTTCGCTAAAAATAAAGTCATATTTCTTTAAGACATTCCAATCAGCACCTTGGATTATAAGCGTTTCATTTTTTGCATCTGCGTTATGAATTAGTTTAATATCTGAAAATCTGCAAATTGGATAATTGTTAATAAACAATTTATAGGTCACTTTATAAAAATCAATGTTCATTTTGAGCTTATACCACTCTCTCAATCTCTCCGTATTTAATTATAAATTTTCCCATCACAACTTCATCTCTATGATAATGCCCACAATACCATCTATAAAATTTCAGTTTGTGTTCTAACACTAATTCGTTAAAATACATTGTCAATTTATCTGCTGATCTATAACCGGCAACAGTACAAACTTCTTGCGGCAAACAATGCGATATAACAAAATCAACATCGAAATTTACCTTTTCAAGTTCTCTTATACCACGTTTCATCTCCGCACTTGTCGGCAGCTCGTCAGCCCACCAAGATAAATGGTTAATTCGTAGCATTTCACCGCGTCTTGTCCTGGCATTGTAATCTCTGATACAATCATTGATCGACTGGTAATCTTCAAAATTCAAAATACCATCTTGAATATCATGGCTTCTTGCGCCGCCAAAAGCAAAGAATTTCTTACCTTGCAGATCGAATACATAGCCGCGCATCAAATGGTAAATATTATCCCTAATTTTGTGTGCCGTACCTCCGTGGAATTTTACTTTTGGGTATTCTTTTAGCCGGTCAAAATTCTCGTGATTGCCGTCAACAAAGAGCAACGTAAACGGTTTTTGGCTAAACCAATTTAACCAATAGTTTTCATCTTTGCTTGGAACCATAAAGTTCCATATGCCACCGAAGTCACCACATACAATAACATAATCATCACGAGTCATGGTTTTTTGTTCTTGGAAATTTCTTGTTGAGAAACGTGTAAAATCGGCATGACAATCGCCCGTGATATAAACCATTTAGTAGACCCATCCTTAATTATTTCTTTTGAGGCATTGGCGAGATCGCAAATAATATCATATTGATTTCTACAATTCCCATTTTCATCCATTACAGTTATCCCAATCTGTCTTAAAACGTCTAAATCTAAAAATGGATGATTAAGAATATATGGTTCTGTCATATCATTCTTCATATTCTGGATGGATTGTCAAAATACAATCATAACAAATCCACCCATTTGGTGAATTGTAATCTCTCTCCATTTCGTGCTGTTCATGTCGCTCTCCACAAATGCCGCACTTGCGAATGTACTGTTTTCTCTTTTTGAATGTACTGTTTTCTCTTTCTTTAATCATATTTATCTAATAAGAATTGAAAATAATCTCCGTTGTGTGTTTCCCTTGCTTCTTTGGAACAAAATTCAATACACTTTTCTTCGATTGCTCCATCAAAATAATCAGCGTCATACCATACAAGACTATCACGGTGTTTACGCATCCATCCTAAGTCCAGCTTTTCGCAAGTCTGATAAAAGGCAAATACCCATCCAGCCGTTCCAGAATTTAGCCCTGATACGTCAATCGTTTCTTTATTAAGTATGTATGTCCCAAAAACAGATACAAGCTCTCCAAGAAATGCTTGATAAAAATATTCCGGGATTTTCGATAATACTTCCGATTGATCTAAACGAATATCATCAAAAGTAGTTTCATTTCCAATCATTTTAGCCTCGTTAGTATATAGAAAAGAATTTTATAGATTGCATGAAAATGATGCGCAGCCCAAATAGCATTTTTCAAAGTCGCACTTTTTGGCATTCGCTCTGGAAATTGACGAAATATATCTTGCATTTCATCAATGCCATCAAGTGCTGTTTCCATAGCACAATACTTTTTATCGGCACACATTTCAAACCTCCATATTATTCTTGACAAATCTGCGTTCTCTCTTTTTAGCAACTTTCTTATTTAGCTTTTTCATTTTGCTCCAACCATTATGATTGTTCGCCCATGCAGCAAACAAGTGAGAAAATTCTGATTGATAGTTGAGAAACCCTTTATATGTCTGCGCTTTCTTCATCACCATCACCGTTCTTCCACCAGCCGATACTAACAGCGCCGGTTTTTGAATTGGTTAATATCTGAACGGTACAATTTCTATGTACTTCTTCTTGATCGTAAAAACTAAATATGGATGTAATCTTCTCGCCGGAAGAACACCTTGATCCGCAATTCGGACAAAAATTGCTACCGCTGAAAATATTTGGATCAATTTCTGGATTATCAGATATATTTCTATTCGGCGTTTTGCATTGGCTGCATACCCAAGCTCCAACGCCCCAATCTATCGCGTTTTCATCCCAAACCCATTTTGCTTCTGTTCGTTCTTCGTTCATATCCTATAAGTTTGGGAGTGATGTTTCACACTCCCATTGCCTTTGCTCTTAATTCTTTTCTTGCTCCAACTGACGCATTGCACGGAGATAGGCTTCTGTCTGGATAGAAATTGCTTCTTCACGCTCTGCCGCACGTTTCTCCGCGAGGCGCTTTTCCTTCTTTGCATTCAGTTTTGCAATCTTGTGTTCAATACGCTTTGCCTCATGTTCAGCTTCGGCCTTTGCCTTCTTCTCAGCGGAACGATTTTTGTTGTAAACACGCATGGCATAATTGACAAGTTTATTATACGCTTCATGCCCATGCCCGGAAGTCATGCCAGAAAGCAGTTTCTTTGTAATACAGATTGAAACGCCTTGTTCAAGAGAAAACTGATCTTCGCCATTGGTTACTGCCTTTTCTTCTGTCCCATCATTAAACTGTACAATAACAACATTTCCATAAACTTTAACATCATTGATTGTAGGGATAAGCATATCGGAAACATTATTACAACTAAAACCAGCCTCAGACTTTGAAATTAGGCGAATTTCATTATGAACTTTGTCAACCTTTAACGCTGTTTCTGTACCTTCTGGAAGTTTTTGAATCATATATTGAAATGGAAAATAACCTTCTGATGAAGCAATTGCAACCTTAAAATTATTAAACCATCCAGGAATATAATTCTTATTTGAAATATCTGTAGTGTAATAATTATTTGAACTCATTTCAATAACCCTTTCAAATTTCTTCTATAAATACCAAATTATCAATATACTTTCTTCCCTCGCCTTTGAAAATCGGAATTTCAGTATCAATTACCCACTTACTGCGAGTAGAACCGTCGATATTCTTTCTAACACAACAACTGCCGCGCTTATAATGTGTTGGATAATCGTTCCAGTTGATACCATACTGCGCGAACAGCATCTCTTGAATGCCATTACAAGACTTACCGTGTAACTGACTATGAGAAAAATATGCTTGTCCAACCATTTCAACAGAGTTTCGTGTAGCGTCATTCTGTCGCCAGAGGATGCAGTTTGTTACTTCCTCTTTTGGGATATTAAAAACTCGCGCATCAAACATAGCGCCGCGTTCCATAGCCTTGTCTAACGCATCAAGGTATTTTTCATCTTCATCAGAGTCAATATCTTCAAAGAACTCTCCAAGCTGCTCTCTAATAATCTGCGGGAAATACTTATTAAATGCCATTGTCGCCATGCTTGCAGCAACACTACAACACTTCTGAATGTTGTAATCAAACCATGATGCACTATCAAGTTTCTTATAATCAACCAACACAAGTGTGATCTCGTCAGATTGAGTATAACCAAGCACACAACCCTGGATATTCTCACAAAGATATTTCATTGTCTGCTGCATTGTCTTAATAAGAATATTATCGAATGGGCGCTTAAAACCTCGCGTAAAAGTATGAAACGCCTTGCCGTCAATACGGATTACAACGGGCATACGCGGAACAAGATGCGTTCTTGTAATGTACTCATACTTTTTCATCCGATTGCCGAGATCATCATTTTTCATTTAGAATACTCCTTTTGGGTATTTTCATTATCAACTATATATCAGGCCAAACCCATGAGCTATTCACTTCAACACCTGATTTGTGCGCCCCATCCGTACAGTCTTTCATTCACCCGAAACATGGGGACTCACTCAACTGATCTACTTATGCGCACGTTCCCTATGTACTAAAAATGCGGGTGTGGATTTTCACCACACATACGAGCCTCACCAAAGCTCTACTCTCGCTGGTTCACCGCCGCTGCTTTGTTCTTGCGCCGGTTACTGTTCATCACTCCATGCGTCTACTGCCATACGCCAGTCTATGTGCGCAGTTTGCTCTTGTAATGATTACCATATCGAACCATTACGGACAAATGGCATGATCTGCTCCATCGTCCAGATCACTTTTATTTCGCCACCGCATTTTTAAGATTCTATTTATTGTGCGGACAAGGATTTGCACCTTGTATGGCAACCCCCACTACTTTATTTCAGTTGCCTCACACCAACGTCAAAATTCTCGATGTGTCTACCTATTCCACCACCGCACATATTGATCGGAAACTATGGCAGTTTTACAACGACCTTGCCATGTCGTTGAGCCTTGTCCTACTGTCGGGTCAAGCCCGTAGGTTAGCCGAGAGTCGCCATCTGACTCGGCACAATCATCACCGATCCTGCCCGGTGAACCCCGTCACACCTGTCCTCTGCTATTGAGACGGAATTGAACCGCCCCTTTGGTCTGAGCGACTGGACTTGAACCAGCGGCCTCTGCATCCCAAATGCAGCGTTCTACCAACTGAACTACGCCCAGATATAATTGTTTAATACTTTATGTAATTCATAATCACTCGCAATATGTATTCTTTTCTTTTGATTTGTTTTTGGGTATGTATATCGAAGTCTAAAAACGAATCCTGTTGCATCAGAAATTGGGACAAGATAACCTTTTCCATTAAACCATGTATAAAAGAAATCAACATCACTACTTTTATACTTATATCTTATCATCCGTTTTGTATTTACCGTTATGCTACTTGTAGCAATTTCAAATGCTTCGTTTTCATATCTCGTATCTTTGCACCATGTACTATGTTTGCATTGTATTTTAATAATCTTATTACCCATATCAACTGCAATATCGTATTTACATGAATCATCAACTGGCGTTAAACACATATACCCTAATTCTGTAAAATCTTGTATACAATGCAGTTCTGTTAGTAATCCTTTTTGTTGTGTTGTACCTTCTAATTCCTTCACTTTTCCACCTATATAACAAATAGAATGGCAAACTGCTCGGCACTCTCTAATCAAATACATGAGAAGTTTTTGTCAGCTTCTTTCGTCTTTCTTCCATACCGCCAAGAAAGAACCAAACTGGTTGCGGGAGTAGGATTTGAACCTACGACCTTCGGCTTATGAGGCCGACAAGCTAACCGCTGCTCCATCCCGCAATATTTACTCTCCAACAACAATAAACAACCGTTTCTTGCCCCACTTGATATTCAAACAGTCTGGCTTGTCTAACGTTATAACCAAGTCTTTTCTGTTTCTGCGAACTTCACCAGTTGATGCAACAAGTCCAGCTTCTTTCATTACTGCCGGTAGAAAACGGGTTTCTGTGAACAGTGTAACCGGCTTTTCATTCTGTTCCCAATCTTCATTGTCAAAAGCAAGCACTTGTCGTATGTCAAATAACGGTTTGCCAATCACTACATTTTGAAACATATCTCTCTCCTTAAAACAATACAGGCCAGCCGATCAGATTTGCACTACTCAACGCCGTAACACTATGTATGAGAAGTTGGTTAGCGTTGCCTCTCCGCATCCGTATATTTTTTTTATTAACCCTCATGCGCCTCTAACCGGCTGTACCCATATCGCCGCATTCTGCAAATATCTCTTTTACCAACCTATAAACCACCGACAGACCATTTGCACAATCAAATGTTAAGTTTCGTTGCAAAATGCTTTTTGTTTAATTTTCGATGATATACATTCATTTAGTAGCTCCTAATTGTGTCACCCGATCTAACGTGTCGGTAGAGCCATAACGTCACATAAGCACCTAATACGTTTTAGTACGGCCAGCAGATATATCATTTCACCGCTCGGCAGGGCTGAGTACCCTTGCTTTATGTAATACCCAATAGCGGCCATCAGCCATAGGAGCAGCCGCCACGAGTGCTTGCTAACGAGGACTTTACTGTGAGTGTTTTGTTGTAGTGGTTTTGCCCCGCCTATATTCGTAACATTGGGTATCAATTTTATGGAGGAAGGTGTGGGATTTGAACCCACGGACGTTTTACCGCCACTGGTTTTCAAGACCAGCACCATAAACCACTCGGTCAACCTTCCGTATGGTACTCCCATAGGGACTCGAACCCTAATTTCGCACTAATCTGGTGCTGGGCGGATCATAAGGCCGCTGGCTTACCAATTAACCGATGGGAGCATATCTGGTGTCGATGATCGGACTTGAACCGATATACCAAATGGCAGCAGATTTTGAGTCTACCGTGTCTGCCAATTCCACCACATCGACATTTAGATGGCGGTTGTAACGTAATAACTGAGCCGCCGCAGTTATAAAAGGAGAATTTTATGAACAAGTACCGTGGTGACGCTACCGGGGATCGAACCCGGAAGTTCCACCTTGAAAGGGTGGTGACTTTACCAATTCGTCTATAGCGCCATATATAACTTGTGTTCCACAGGAAATAATGATTATCGTGGCAGCTCTGTTATTTCCTCACAAGTTATGGTGCCGCTGGCGGGACTCGAACCCGCACGGCTCGAAGCCGAGGGATTTTAAGTCCCTTGTGTCTACCGATTCCACCACAGCGGCATTTATTCATTCAGCTTCTTACGAATTTCATATAGGAAATCAAGAATAGAGAAACTTTCGTCACCTTTTTCAACTCTATTAATTGCAATTCCTACTTCTTTTTCAATTTCATAAAGAATATTATCAGCGTGTCCTTGCGCTTCAATAGTAATATCTTCAATTAATTGATCGAAAAAATCTGCGCTATCCTTCCCAAGCCTATCTTCGATTACTCGCCGGAAGTCATATTGTGGATTGATGATATACTCACGCGATCCATCTTCAAAATAAATAGTTGTCATTGTGCTGCGCTCCATGTTTTGTATATTCACAAAGACCTTTTACAAAATAACTTTGTGATCTGCTATGCAGTTTCAACCGAACGAAAAGAAAGGAGGGATAATGAAATGGAGGTTTATCACATAAGCAACAACAGAACGGATGATAGTGTTCGGTTAGGTTTTGGTATGTAGTTAAGTTTTCTTTGAGGTTCCGAAAAAACCTTCAATATTGCGTGGGCTGGATGTACAGAAATCTTTAATATCTCGCTTCAATTCAGCTCCGCACTTATCACAGAAATGCCCGTTTGCCGTGTATTCAGAGGCCGGAATTGATATGGTCTTTTGTTTACCGCATTCAGGGCAGATAAATTGATAATTCATTTGTTCCTCTTGCGTTTGTACTTTTCATTACTGTTTCTTAGGCTGTTTGATTACTTCATCTTACACGCAGATTGTACCATATAAACCACAGTTTGTCAAGGTAGTTTTCACAACATATTCTAATCTTTTAAGAAATCGTCTATATCTTGTTCTGTAGTAGTTCCAATATGTTTCTCCCCCCGACTCATAGGCATCAAGCCGTTCAAGAGCTTTGTGCAACTCATAGAAAAAACTTTTGCTTGTTGGATTACCTTCAGAACTCGCAATCCTGGTTTCAATAATGCCAATTAGAGTTTTAGTTGTCATTGATAGTTCTCCTTAATGATACTGTCAATTTGATCTGCAATATTTACGAAAGATTGTTCTGTAAATCCTTTTGTAGTCATGGCTGCGGTTCCAATACGAATACCACTCGCCTCAGTTGGCTTACGTTTTTCTCCTGGTACACAATTCTTGTTTAGTGTAATACCATATTCATCAAGCAAATCCTGCACCATTGCACCAGTAACATTCGGTAGCGTTTTAGAGAGATCAATTAAGAATAAATGATTATCAGTGCCGCCAGTTACAACATGATAACCAAGCCTGATAAATTCATTACACATTGCTTTGCAATTCTTTACGACTTGATGGATATATTTCTTGTATTCTTCTGTACACGCTTCTTCTGCTGCAACAGCTTTACCAGCAATAATGTTTTGCAATGCGCCGCCTTGAATACCAGGGAATACGGCACTATCAATCTTCTTAGCCAACTCTGGCTTACAGAAAATCATACCTCCTCGTGGGCCTCGTAAAGTCTTATGAGTAGTGGTCGTGATAATATCTGCAATGCCAAATGGGGAAGGGTGATCTTCGGCAGCTATTAGGCCAGCAATGTGCGCCATATCAACCATAAAATATGGGTTATAATCTTCTGGTTCTACATATACATTGTAAACTCCTGCATTTTTCGCTTCATAGAAGTCTCGCGTAATTCTCCCACGAGCATTATCAATGATCTGTCTGATACGCTGAAAATCAATAACTCTGGAATAAGCAGATGCACCGGCAAGAACCAGTTTCGGCTTATAACGCAAAATCTTTTCTTCAATATCCGCGTAATCAATAAACCCGTTCTGATCTACTCCATAGAAAACCATCTTATAAGTTTTGCCTGAAAAGTTCACAGGAGAACCGTGCGTTAAATGTCCACCGTTTTCAAGGCTCATGGCAAGAATTGTGTCACCAGGTTTCAAAACTGCCATATAAGCCGCCATGTTCGCGTTAGAGCCACTGTGCGGCTGCACATTCACATGATAATCAGTGTTGAATACTTCGCGCCAATTGTTGCAACAGTATTCTTCAAGCTCGTCGATAATCTGGCATCCACCATAATATCGGCCTTTGTTGCCGGTAGTTCTAACTGCTGGGTAGCCTTCAGAATACTTGTTCATCATGCAAGAACCAACTGCTTGCAGTACGTTATTACTTACAAAATTCTCACTTGCAATCAGTTCAATAACACTTTCTTGTCTATGGTATTCAGCGTTTACCAACTGCAATGCGTAGCTGATCGGCTTATGTCTATTTCTTGCACTCATAAGTTTATTATAAATATCCTCTGCTTCTTCACTTGCAAATTTCTGGTTGCTTCTTTTCATCTTGATCCTCGCTATCTGTTGTTACACAATCTGTACACGATGTTGCAATATCACAACAATCACAGTTATAATCACATTCAACTTCATTATTTACATTGTAAACCATTGCAACCTCCAAAGTGTTTTATTTGGTGCGCCCGACAAGAATCGAACTTGCGACCCACAGATTAAAAGTCTGCTGCTCTACCGACTGAGCTACGGGCGCATATAAGCCAGAGTCCAGATAAAAGAATTTTACAATATATAAGTGGTCTTTACGAACTTGGCTTTGGCAGAAGTGGGAAGATTTGAACTCGCCATCTCACAGTTTTGGAGACTGTTGTTTTACCGTTAAACTACACTCCTATGTGCGGCTTTTCCCTACGATTGGAGGATAAACCGTAACCCGTTTGCAAACTGGAAGGATTTATGCTTTCGTCAAAGTCCTTGCCTTACTGTGCCGTTGTTAGACCAAGTTTTAATTTCCAAAAAGGACGGAGTTCTGATAACAACACGATAATCTCCGCTGCTGGCAGCGCAGGTTGGGATCGAACCAACGATGTAGGAGTCAAAGTCCTATGCCTTTACCGCTTGGCGACTGCGCTATATTTGTGCCGCAGATTTCATCCGTCAATAGAAACTCATAGATGCGTCCACCTATTATGCAGCACTTAATATCCAAGATCGGCTCTACAACACTAACGGGTTACTTGGTTCCCGTGGAATTACCAACTTCCAAAAGGTTCCACATCTTATTATGCGACATATTGGGATCACAGCCGCATCACACATATAAAGTCAAAGTAGAGAAGTCACAATATATGCGCGATTGGAGCGGGTGACGAGGCTCGAACTCGCACGGCCTGATCGGAGGTCAGGGATGCTACCAATTACATCACACCCGCGAATGGTGCTGGCGACAAGACTTGAACTTGCACGGTTTTCACCACGGGAACCTAAATCCAGCGTGTCTGCCAATTCCACCACGCCAGCATTTGAAATTGAGCCACAGGACTTTCACCTGTAGGAGCGGAAGCCGGATTTAGTCTGCGCATCACTACTACCGGCAAGCCATTTTGTTTTTACATTCTGTTTGGCTTAAACAGTCAACCATTCATTTTACCGCTTTTTCATATATCCTGTTTTTAAGAGATTTTCTTTTTGGCCGATGCTTGCGGAGTCGAACCGCTCCGGCACTAACTTGCCATGCTTTCCGTTACACCAAAGCATCTAATCCCTGCCGTACCACTTCCAGAGTTGTACAGGCTCTATTGGAAGTGGGTGTACGCTACGGCACATTCAATATGGCTTTATCCTCACTACTCAATTATCTACTTTTCAATACTGTTTCTAAATCATTTTGTTTGGAGCCTTTGTTATTGGCTCCTTACATTATGGATTATATCATATGTTTGCAAATTTGTCAAGGATGTTTTCACAACTATTTTTAATTATTTTTGAAATGCTTCACATCTACAATCATTCCATGTTTCTTCGCATTGTCAATCATGTGTCTTGTGCCTTTGCTTGACCCATCCCAAAATGCAATTAAGATGGATTTTTCTCCTTGCAGCGCAAAGTTCATCATCTCAATGTTTCGGAGATAACCAGCTTGTTTCCCATACAAATTCCATTGAGCAGGAAATCTTTTCAGTATAATGCCGTTCTCTCTTGCGAATTGTTCTCCAAGCTGGTCTGCGCCGATTGCGCCGCCGCTAATGATTGTAATTGTCTCGTCAGGTTTTCGATAATCAGAAATGGCAGAGGATAACATCTTATAATCATTAAAGGTTCTACTACCGGCTACAATTATTCTTGTGTCCATTTTTGTTTCTCCAAACAGTTCATCGACAAACTTATCAGTCTCACAGATCAATTTGAAACAATTACCATGTGAAGCGTGGTTCTTCCAGGAAAGATAACTTTCATCAAACTTTTCTCGCGTCATTTCTCCGGCCTGAACAAGTGCAACGTTTCTACGCAATCTCTTTTTCACTTGTCTTTTACAATCTCCGGTTAGTTTCCTAATTATTTTTCCATCTTCCGTAAGGTATGTATGAAACCCAAGAAATCTAATACCTTTACTCATTGGAACAATCTCAGTTTTGGAATTAAGAGTTAATTTCAGCCGATCAAGGTATGCCGTTATTTTCTGCAAACAATCTTTCAGATACTCTTTATCATCGGATAGCAAATAGAAATCGTCCATGAACCCACAATCATAAGATGAAATACTTGATATTCCAAGTCCAGTTTTCTCCATATAACGAAGATCATCAATCAAATATGAATAGTCTGTCATTACTTTTCTTTCATTTGTTTCATAATATCAACAATCTGCGGGAAATGCCTGCCGGTCTTTTCAAGCCCAATATTTACATACCTAATGTATTCTCCTGTCGCTGTAAAGCCTCGAACATAATCATCTCCAATTTCTGTAACTACAATATTTGGCGCATCATGTTCTCCTTTTGAATGATCTGCGATAGCACGAATTTCATCACCAATCGAAATTTCTGATATAAGGTTTTCGTAATTTTCTATTCTTGTAATTGCATCTTGTGCGCTTTGTTTATTAAAGATTGCATCAAGAATAAATCCACCCCATTCACAATCAATCCCAAATCGTTTTAGCAAAGCATCATTTTCGGTTGAAGGCCACCAAGAAATGATTTTTCTCGCTGCATCCCAAGCTGCACTAAGACCCTTCTGATAAGCCTCTGCCTCGTGTCGTTTTGCCTCTTGACAGAGTAGTTCATCACAATCATAAGGCTCTAACTCACCAAGCCCTCCATCATCCAAAACAAGGTTTCTAAATCCCTTGAAACGATATAAGTAATCTGGCGAAGGTTGATCTAATGAGCGATTGTTTGTTAAGTATCTTTCGCCAATTTCAATTATAAATTTATCTCCAACATTATGCATTCACTTTTCACCTCCAACTATTGCGGTATTGCAAACAGCACCACAATATATTGTAGTAAATATTTTTTCATACCACAATATATTGATTTTTTATGCTGATAAAACGACCATTTTATTGTTCTGCAAGCAACTTCTTGTATTCTTCAAGAAGTTCTGCAATTTCAGGGCTGCTTTCTGCAATAGTCTGATAGATAACCAAATCAATCTTATCTTTTACTACACTATCGAGGCGTTTCTTGATTTCATTCATTCTTTCACGATTTTCTTTTCTATGGTTAAATGCAGAAAAATCAACCTTGCAGACCACTTCCTTTGTTACGCATCCAGAGCATTCTTCTTTATTTACAATATTAATTACAGTCCCAATATTGAAGCCGTTTGTTGTATCGCAAACTACATAATCTCCAACAGTAATATCGTTGTCAAACAAAGCAAAGTGATATACTTTTGTTGTATTATATCCGCTTAGAAATCTCACTTTTGCAATCTTATAATTACCTTGAACGCCCATAATACCTCCATCAAAAAGCTAAATTTTTCTAATCATAGTTACTCACTCTTAAACAGTTCTGGAAATGCTCTTGGATGATACAGTTTGTTTGATACCTCTGCGATCTTCTCTGACAGGGAAGAAATTGAGTCATTATCAAACTTGCATTCCTTAATCATTTGCAAGACCTGGATTTCATTCTTGTATTTGCGGCGCTGCCTTAACAACGTTTGTAACATTTTGAAACAACGCCAGCCTTGACAGGCGTTATAGTTTCCAAACTCTATGTAATGGTTAATATCCGAAATTTCTCTGTCTACTTCACTCAGCTTACCCAATAGTTCATCTTTTCTACTGCCGGAGCCAGACAGAACATCTCTAATTGTATTAATTTTTTCAAGCCAGTCTTTAATGTTATCATCTTCAATTGGCCTAAATGTGATTTCCTTTTGCCGATCTTCGATTGTTTGTTTCTCAACAGTTTCAGTTGTATCTACATAAGACACTTCATAGAAACTGCGAATAGACGAAGATATAGAATTTTTCAGAATACACTTTGCTTTTTGCTCCGTGTCCCATTTCTTAGCTTGTTTCAAACTTCTGACAGGGACGTACCGACCAGTCCCTTCATCATGCCGGATATAACTCCCGTGACCGTCTGTAATTACATATAAACCCATCTTCTGCATCTCCGTCTTTGATGTTTTCATTACTGTTTCTAATTATTTTAGAAAAGGCCGCATTGGAACGGCCTAATCAAATTGTTATAGTTTTACATATGGGTAAAGGTATTTCCTAACACTTGCAACTTGTTCAACCCTTACACCGTATTCACGAGCTGCTGCCATGAGTTCGCTTGAATCAACTGAATTGCGATAAGAAGTAATGGTCTCCGTTGCTCGCTGTTCTCCAAACTTATTGACAAGAAAATCAAAGAAACCAAGCCAATATAAATTGCGATAATTGAGTACAATACCGCCGTATTTCTGCGTGATATTCTTTGTAAGTTCCGCATTGATCTTATCACGCATAACGGATTCTGGTCTACTGTCAATATCGTCTGCCTTATTCTTCTGGACAAAGAATTTGTAATAACTGCCTCGATAGGAGACAGCAAGATAATCGCGCCACCCATTTATCTCATGCATATTATGGAATTTCACAAGCAGATTATAGCAACGATCATTAAGCTGCACAATGCGACCAGGGAACATGATTGTCTTATTCTTGTGGTTAATCATATTTTCCTTGATTGCCAAAATATCCTCCGTCTTATCAATACCACAATAGTACAGAAGGATTATCAACTCAACATGATCCGCTCTGTCAGGCTCCAAATCGGCGTGGAGACGCATAATAATATTCTGCACATAATCATACCGCAAAACCTGTTTACCCTCTGACAACTTGCGCATAGCCTCTTTGCTGCGCATACGCTTGTCAGTAAGCGGGTTACGAATAATATCAACAGTTTCAATGTAGAAATTGAATAATACTCTGAACGCAGATGCCGCCTTGTCATAGGCTTGCGGAGAAAGAAGATATTCCACTTGTTCGCCATTTCTTGTGTTAATCATACGATAAATCAGTTCTAAAAGCTCGTCAACGTTCATATCAACAAGCTCTTTCCCAATTTCGATTTCGTACTGATAAAGCTCTGGCTTATCTATAAGGCGCATTGAGCGTTCTGCCGGTGTTCCGGCATTTGCAGCATAGTAACGATCAAAAAGTTCCTTCGTTGTAATTTTTCCCATACCATTCCACTCCTATCAATGAAGTCATACAGATTATAGCACCAAATTAAAGATTTGTCAACAAGGTTTTCTATTCTGCTTTTAGCTCACTGACAAAACGGGAAACTGTACACTAATCGCCTTCTTGATATTTGACAATGTACTGCTATCCCGCACCGTTCCGATCTTCTTATCAAGACTTACAAGATCAATCGTAGTAATCTGCTCAACCATCATTGTGCTGGGAACAGGCAGGCCATACTTCTGATGGTTCCACAGCTCAACGTGTACCGGCAGTTTACGCTTGTTCATCTTAGATGTAATCGGAATAATGTTTATTGTTGTGCTATATGTATTATTCATGTCATTGGACAGAATAAATACAGGCCGATAACCGCACTGGATGCTTCCTTCTCTTGCGGTAAGGTTACACATCCAAATCTCGCCAAAACGAGGACGGCTATTATTTGAAGTATTGAGCATATTTCCACCACCTTTACTAAAGTATGTAAACTCATAAGGTGGGAATAAGGCTCTGTTTTTGATATGTCACTATGCTATTATCCGCATCATCTCCTTCCTACCTTATGATTTATACAGTAAATCATTTACCGTACATACATGATAGCATAAAAATGCGGATTTGTCAATACAATTTGATAACTTTTGTAATTGCTTTGATACCTTTTAACTGCGTTATTCCTCGATATATTTTTCTTCCAGGGCAGCAGGATTTTTACCTTTTCCAAGTTTCATGACGTTCTCGCCATCTACCTTGTAAATGAAATAAGTATCTCTATTGGTTTTCTTCGATGTAATATAGAAGTGTTCACCATTCTTGGATATGATATGTGTCCATATCCGTTCATCATCTGGGATTGTATTTTTCTTGTTAGCCAAGGTAGTCACCTGAAATCTGCAATAGGTTTTCAATCTTTCCCCATCCTTCGCGGAGAATTGATTTCATACCAGACAAAACGCCCTTGCAGTAAGTATAATTTTTACCAATGATTCGATAGTCAATAAAGTAAGCATTATCGTCCGAAGTGCCAAGATTAAACTCTAATCCTTTACCTTCTGCATAGTCAAGTAACTCACAAATAACACTTTTGTGTCTTTCTTCATAGGCGGCAAGATCGTCCACATTTTTTGCAAGCAAAAACTGTCCTTTAATAAACGTCCTCATATCATACCTCCTTCCAACCGTTTTTCTGGATAATTGCTCTCATGTTCGCCACTCCAACAGGATTCATACTGTGAATGTGGATTGGGTAACTAATTTCATATTCTTCAAGCCAATCAAGCAACTTGATATAGTCACCGCCATCTACTGCATAGTCTCCTGCATCATGGTCAATATCAATCAGTTCTATCGGCTCAAATTTCTTATGGTTCCGATCTATATTTCTGCTTCTTGTAATGCAATACTTCGCTTCATTTACGCTCCTGCACCAAACATACCCGTCTGGTGCAGGGCGCACATCATCAATCCATAGTCTCATTTTGCAAGTTCCTCAATCATGCTCATAATGTTATTGATCGCATCAACATGAGCCATAGGATCAGTGTTGTCGGCGTTATCTGCGCCAGCCTTATAAGCCGCTGCGATAATCGAGCGAAGATCATTTGCGTCCAGGCTCACAACTGGCTTTTCAGAAACGTCCTCATAAACCTTGTCGCCGGTCACATAATCAGTGAAGAACGTACCAAAATCATCATAATAAGCATCAATCTTCTTTTTCGTCAGGCCAATATAATGCTTAGTAGTCTTGGTGTCGCTATGGTTATAGATCGTCTGCAACAGTTCCATGCTGTCATAATCGCCAGGATGGAGCATACGGGACATCATACCAAAAGTCTTTCTCGGAGAATGAGTGCCGATGTTATACTCAATGCCGATCTCAGCCGCAGCTTTCTTTAAGCCCTTGCGATACCCGTCAGCCGTGATAACTCTACCCTTGAAGTTGCCGCTGGTCTGTACAAACATATAATCCTTATAGCCATTGGCTGCGGGATTAACGCCTGTGCGCTTGATATAGAGGTTGATCGCATCACGGCAAGCAGAGTTGATACGTGGATTTGCCAGCTTATCTGTCTTGTCCTCGACAATCTCCATAAGGTCGGTGCGGAGCTGGCCGGTGGAAGGGTTGAAAACGTGTTCCCACGTCAGTTCCAGCGTATCACCAATGCGCCGCGCCATGTTGCAGGAGAACACGAAGATTAGGTAGTGCTGCCACATTTCGTTCTGCTCGAAGTAGGCGATCAGTTTCTTCATGTCCTCGATCTGGATTGGATAGACCTCAGACTTCTTGCCGCGCTGCTTGTTGCACTTGACATTCTTCGGTGTACCGTCTTTCTTCATCTTCGGAAGCTCAGAAACGATAACCTGACCAGGGAACAGAGGGGAAGTGATCTGAATGATATTGTTAGTAGCTGTTGCAGTTTTCATTGGTATTACCTCCAGAACAGTAATTCATTTACTGTAATCATTCTATCACAAGTTCCGTTCTTTGTCAAGCATCTTTTCAAAACTTTTTCTAATTTTTTATCCTTCTATGCTTGTATTCAATTTCTGCCATACAAGATGGGCAAACTGTTTCTTAAATTCAGGATTTGACTTCAACATTTCAGCGAAAATGTACATCAAAAACTGCTCTTTCATCTTAGACCATTCTTCCGGTGTCAGATTGGGATTTGCTTCCTTTGCAGCATCGAGCAATTCAGACATAATTTGTTCGCCCTTTTTACTGTTTAGAGCTGCGACCTCTGCCTGGATTGCTTTCTTGATAAACTGCTCATAATTATTGGTAAATTCGCTCACTGCACAACATCTCCTTTATTAGACATTAATACTGTTCCATCGTTTATTCTTCCAATACTTCCATTCGATCCTTCCACTGAAAGACCTAACATCTACATCTTCCAAGTTATCAAGTTCCATCAAAAAGTTTCTTATCTTTTCTTTTTCGTAATCTGAAACATGGTAAATTGCCGCCCAATGGTTCAGAGTTTGGTCAATTTCATAGACAGACCATTCAAGATCAGACATTGCTGCAATTGCCGCAAGCTGCGCATCATGCTCTGCAACCACCTTTTCAGCTTCTTCATAGGTTGCATAAACTTCTCTGAAATTCTCACTCGTCCAGTACGCCGGAGTATCATATTTTTTAATTAATCTATAACCTTTATTATTGTCAATCTCTGACTCTATTCTGGAATGTTCATTGTCCTGGACTTTCACAAAAACACCATCGGAGATAGCGGCAAGAATACCTTCCTCCGTTTTCAGATCATAGTCCTCACGCGGGTATGGGATAAATCCTTCTTCCCATAGTCGCGTATCGTAAGACCAGCCCTTCGGCAACTTTCGCCACGGTGTAGGCGTTTCAAAATCCTTAATCGGAACACCATTTACTGTCCGCATATCTTTTGGCTCATATAACTGAATTGCAATCACATCTGGATAGTGTTCTTCAACTGTGCCAAACTCAACTCGCCATTGGCTATTTCTTGTTACCGGATGTTTTGCGTATTTGTTCACGAAAAAGCACACGCTCCCAACCGGCAATATTTTCCGATTTATGTCCAGTTTAGGCAATCTTAAACACCTCCATAAAAATGCGGCATTCTCTCTTTTGCTTCCTTCTCTTGCAGTTCAAGAAATTTCTCACGATCCATACACCTAACTTTACCGCCGCCAGATCGGAGCTGCCGCGCCGTACTCGCCGCGTATTCCTTGCTTGTAACCGTGACAGAACCGATATAACCGGCAGTTGTAAAGCATACAACATACACATCTTCGCTTGGCTCGTGCAAATCCTTCAGATACTTTGCATAGTTTCTTGCGTCGCACCCAAAGTAATAGGCATTTTTGGAATAGAAATCATATCTTTCCTTGTCGTACTTTTTGAAAATTTCAAGGCACTCGTCCATTGTCAATAAGGTTGCCATCTATTATCAACCTACTTTCCCAAGAATTTGTCCATGTAAGATTAATTCTTTTTCTCCATCAATCCAATAACATGGCATTTTGTCAATGGTGGAAAACGCTTCAATAATTACGCCCGTTTTCTCAACTCCAAGCATCTCGCCACGGTTGATTGTTTTAATCGAGACAGTTTTGTAACGAACAGTATCATCACATTTGAACAAAATTTTCCACCTCCTAAAATCCTGGCTTGTAGGTATTAATAATTGGCGTAATTCCTTGTGCTGCAAAGTAATTCAGAACATCGTCAAGCTGACGTTCATCACAAGAACCATAGCGTGATTTCTTTGTAGTAACAGCGTAACCGCCGACATTCTCATTGTTAATTTCAAAGAGCAAATCTTCCGGCACAGTGATATAACCATCGTAAATCAGCACGTTCCCATGAAGATAGGCGTAATGATCCTGACGCTTGTTCTCAGGCCGTGCAATGAGTTTTACAGCATCATCGTACTGCGCCCACTTCGTATTTGTCGCGCTGCGGAATTTTCCGTGCGTGGTCGATACGCCGCCGAAATCACTAATTTTAATCATGGTGAATTTCTGATCGTAGACCATCATAGCACGTTCAAACTGAGATTGCAGACTGTTATACTTTGCAAGAACACGATACATAGCAACCTTAAAAGCCTCATTATTCTTGATTGCCCGAACAACATTAACGGTAAACGGGAATTTATTGTGTTCTACCCATTCAATCATGCTGGCTTGATAAAGCGGGAAATCCGCATTATCCCATGAACCGAACAAACTATTCTCACCGATAATAGATGCGCTAACATCCTCCAAATCATCAGCCAACTCGGAATACTTCTTAGCTTCTTCCTCAGAAATTCCGGTGTTGCCGGTGTAAGTGCTGACAATCTTGCTTTCTTCGTCTACAAGGAACACATAGCGGCAGTAAGAATAGCCCTGCGGATCAACGATAATTTTCAGTTCGTTCTCACAGTAGATCGCAACACAATCAACGCTATACCATTCAACGGTTTCACGCTCTGCCTTTGTCATATGTTGATAATCTGCATCGGAATTGATGCGGAAATCATCGGTATGAGTACCACCCTTGCCAGCCACAAAACTGAAATCGTGCATCAGAAGTCCAGCGAACAGGTCATAGTTTTCTTTGCTCATGTGGACAGTTCTGGAAACTCTGCACTTGATTCGCGTCATTTCTGCATCAGTATAATCAGAAATACGGTTTAGTTTTCTGATATTAGGCTCCAAGCAATCCATCACAAAGAAATCTGCATCGGAGACAACCGCCCCAGCTTCAATCTTTGCAACATTGGATTCTTCTTCGGCTCTGATCCGTTCGGACTCTTGATGCTCAATCTCGCGCTGTCTTGCACGTTCTTCATATTCGCGCTGCTGGCGTTCTTCCTCGGCGGTTTCCCACGCTGCCTTGCTCTCTGCAAATCTGGCGCTCATGTTCATTTCGGAAACGGTCATTTCACGCTGTTCATAGTAATACTTGTCAAGAATACTGGAAACGCCGTAAACACCATAGAAATTCACATCAAAGTAATCGGTCATGCTGTCGCTGTTGTCATAGTTGTAGCTGCTGGCGAAACGGTAGGCGTAATTTGCAATCGCCTGTGCTTCGTCGCTGTCGAAGCTCCAAGGGCTGCACTTCAAAGTCACATCAATACTGTGCAGATCAGAAGTGACAGACCACTTGCAGAAAGGGAACCGGCTGCGGAGATGCTTGCGAATGATCGCGGCGATCTCCTTGCAATCATGGATTCGATACAGAGAATAATTGTCAGGGATATTGTCGGTGCGGGTCATAGCCCAAAGATCATATTCGGCGTTTTCCTTGTTTTCAATACTGTTTTTATAGGCAACAGAAACAGTGCCGCCGCAGGGATTCTCATTTGCTTCCTTCTTGAAATACTCATTTACAAAAGCAAGAGCCGCTTCACTCTGCTTTGCGTACCACATCTTCTGCTTGCCGCTCCAACGGAAACCATTTTCCTTCAGGCCGGCCAGGATTTCAGTGCCGGGTTTGCTGTCAAATCTGATCTCAATGCCACTCTTTTCGGCGTTCATCGTAATAGTAGTCATTTCAGTTACCTCCATGTTGTCGTTAGCAGTAAATCATTTACTGTAATCATTATAGCACAAAAATCAGATTTGTCAATAGGGTTTTCAAAACATTTTCTAATTTTTTGAAAAAAGTCTGCCGCAGATAGGGCAATTGTTAATCTGGATCGTATCAAGTAGGTCTATAACATCTGGCTGCGCGGCTAAAAACGTTCTTGCACGTAGCAATCCATGACAATTTACAGCGATCTCAACACATGAAAATTGCGCCGTCTTATTCAGCGGAACAAAATCATTACTACCATTGTCACAAATAACGCACTTACTCATTCTTATTTACACACCACGCTCTACGCTCGTCAGAAGGCAGTTCCTTCGGCGGCATTTCGTCACCGTGCATTTCACATAACCCAAAATCATCTGCAATATCATCAAGGCATTGCCCTAATGCCGTAGCAAATCGGCATTCAATTAGTTCTTTCCAACAATAATTACCCATTGCCACCTTAACTATCTCCGATGCAATCATCATAAATCAGTTTTGAGATTTTTGAAATTGTTTCAAATGACAGTTTACTTCTATAAAAAGAATTATCATGGAAATACATATAAATGTCTTGATATTGTGATCCTGCGATCTTGTACTTCTTATATTCTTCTTCCGTTTCAAACAAAAGATAACCATAGTTATAATCGTTTACACATTCGCCTGTTTCATTGTCAAATTTTTCAGACGAATAGTTACCTGTTTTAACATAGAAATACTTGTTCCCAATTTTTTCAACTACACCAGTTTTAATTGGATATTTACTATAGTTTCCAGTACCTACAAGGATCAATTCTTGTCCGACATGAATATGCTTGATTGTTCTGCAAGATTTCAAACTGATCTCCGTTTTCATTTTATCTACCTTCAACCCCATCGTCAAATTCGTTTATTGCACAAATAATTTCTTGGAGTAAATCGCGTGTTTCGATAATTGCTCCATCCTCATATAACACTGCTGCCTTTTTCAGATCAGCAATAATCAATTCGTCTTTTAATTCGCCACGCTTATAATACTTTGTTTCCATGATGTTCACTCCCAAAATATATTAAAAATTATTCATTTATCTTCTAAATACTTAACAAATTTATTGCACAACAAACAATATAATTGGGTTTTCTTTCGATTTTTCGTAACATTTACAGGTCTTATACTATTACTTTTATTTTGGCTTAGAATTAAATAACCAGACGTTTGTTCTGAACCATCATAAGAATATCCTTTTGTTATAACAATCATCTTTTTAGTATATAAACCAAGTACACTACCACAATGGGGACAACATCTAATAGAATCTTTTTGTGGCAAATTTGTATATTTGTAAATCAAATTTTTAACATATCTTGATAATTCTTCAAGAGATTCATTTCTACCGCCATCTGGATAATCTGGACTTGCGTATACCATAATTGTTTTCAAATCATTATATTCATTTTCTGTAATTTGCCCTTTAATTTTTTCTAAACGGCTACACGCTTTCTGATAGTTCGCATAATAAAATGCTTCTTGAAGCAATCTTTCTAATTGAAAACAAATCATCGTTAATTTCCATCACTTTTTATTTATTAAAATCATATCGCTCTGGCGATACAGGCGAAGCGCCTGGGCTTTTGTGTAACCGTAGTATTGTTTTACTCCGTAGGCTCCATAAACAACCCAAGCGCCGCGCTCGTTTCTCTCAGTGAAATAGATGGTATTTTGATTGATTAACCTCATTCCGGCTTATATTCGTAATCCAGATCACCGGCTGCGTACTTCGCATAATCAACTCGGATCAGCTTTTTGCCGCCGACATTTGCGGCAGCTCCGAAGGCCATTCTGCCAACTACACCGACAAAGTTGATCGTGTTGTCGCCATTTACTGCCATGATCTCGGAATACTCCCGACTTGTGGGCTTCTGCCCGTCGCAATAGGTGAAACCTTCGGCCTCTGCCTGTTCAAGAAACGCCTTACCCGTCTGATTGTCCTTCAGATACACATATACACGGTCATTCTCAAAAGGAAACTCTGTCAAATTCTTAATTGTTCTCATACTGCTTTCAAAACCTTTCTAATAGTTATTTCTATCAGACTGTATGAAAGAAAAAATCCCATCGTCACCGATAGGATCAATGCCTATCGGTCAAGCATTACCACCTTGCCATCTGGTAGGTTGGTGTACGGTCAACGGGCTTGTCCCTCACGCACTCTTAATAGGTGTCTATATTATAACACATCATGTATTATTTGTCAATGTAGTTTTCACATCAATTCTTGCGCACTTACTCGCGCAGTAGTTCATAAATATCAACATCAAGTGCCGCCGCGATTGCACACACTTTCAGAAACGGAGCTTTCACATTGCTGCGGCCTCGGTTGATCCAGGCGTAAACACTATCTCTCTTGCTTCCTGTAATTTCTACCAGCTTGTCAAGCCTTGTTGAATAGGTTACACAATCAGGAAATTTTATAGCAAGATAATTCTCTATGTTCTCGGCAAGTTTTACCTTATCTATAGTTTCCCATTTCGCATTTAGTTCAAGTATTTGGGCGGCAAGATTGATCTCCATTCCTGTGTCCCTCCTCATAAAAGATTTCTTTTATTTTACAGGAAGGAGGAGCCTTTGTCAACTGCCATTCAGAGCAACCACCGTTGTTTTGCCAAACACACCGATTGCATTTGCCATAACAGGCTTTATGCTCTGTTTGCATATCGCAATCCCATGTTCACAAAATGCTGGGGCATCTGCCTCTTGCCATTTAGGTAATGACTAAGCGTTGACGTGTTCATGCCAAGTTTATTTGCGCAATCGGAAAGAGAATTATATGTAATGCCATTGCAGACAATGGTTTTCTTTACGCCTCTGCTTGCCGCCGTCTTATGTTGTACCTTGATTTCCGGCTGATCTGAGAAATTCGCGTACCTCTCAATATAAACAGGCTGACGGAATTGAGCTGGGTTATATGTATAGTCTCTGACGTACTGCAAGACGGCTTGACGGCCTTCATAATAGAACATCATGGTCATAACATAGTCCATGTATTCGGCTCTTATATCGGCTTCCTTGCCGCCTTGCGCAAGATATTTTTCTGTGATTTTGTCAATTGCCCGGTCAATAAATACGCTGTCCTTATCAGAAAGTTCGGGAATAAACTCGTCCATGTTGATCCTCCTTAATGTGCAAGATTGTAATAGATACCCGGTGTTCTTGAAACGTTGTAGATATAACTGCCGCATCGTACAAGGAGAGCATTTTCTCCATAATACAGTTTCTTCATTCCGGCGACGCTGCCGCTTGCATGGAAGTTCGGGTAATTGTCGATATGATATTTCTTTCCATCTTCAACTCGCAAATATTTAACTCGCATTGCAGACCTCCAAGTGCATTCTCATTCCATTATCTTGCGGCAAAGTCCACGCCTTGCCATAACTTTTATAGTCATATTCATCGTCTCCGTACCACTTACCCCATAACAGCCTGATCTCTCCGGCCATTTCATCAAACAAAACAATCCCTTTGTACGGCTTATATGTTAATTTAACATAATCACCAAACCTAATAACAGTACCGTTCTTGTCTTTTAATCCAGTGTCGGAACCAATATTTCGCGGGCATTTCTTGATTTTCCGATCAAAGTTATGCTCAATACCATCTTTTTTAGAAATCTTCTTAGGAATTATTCTGTGCATTGTTATTTCCTTTCGTAAATTGGTTTACCTCTGAACAAAACACGGGTGATATTCTTGCAGTAAAGCAACTTGTTCTGGTCTTTCCACAAACTATCACTTGCGTCGATTGCTTTCATCATATCAGTACCCATCTTATCCGTCTGGAAGCTATAAGAATTGAAATAATGCCGATCTACAAGGTGACTAATAATCTGACATGGCTCGATTTTTGCGCTCGCTCTCTTACCGTCATGCTCAAACTCGGCCACAACAAATTTTGCGTCAATAGAATTAACTGCATTAGCAAGCTCAACTTCGTATTCTTCTATAATGGTTCCAGACTTGATAAGGTTTTCAAGCGCAATCTCATAAGACTTCGCTGCGTCAATCGTATCTTTTCTCTCGTCCAGTTTCTTCTTGCATTCTTCGCCCAAATCAAGGCCAAAGGCAAGAATCTTCATATACTCAGCTCGGCTAAATGCAATACCAAACTGTGTGACAATAGAATGGCTATTGTTTTTCTTTGTTTCTTTGCTGTCAAATACTCGCGCCCTTGCATCACAAATAAGAGTATCTTCAACAAAATTTGTCCGCGTTGGCAGAATGGTATTGTAATATGCTGGGAAAGCAACTTCTCCCATATATTGATTTAACGATTTCCAATACTCGGAAAGCGAATGCACATGACCGCCGCAGAAATCATCTGGAATGCCGTTTTCATAATGGGAATTTCCAAATTCATAGAGTTCTTCTGCGTAGATTTCATTGCCAACAACAACTGCCGCAAAACTATACTTCGTGTCGCTGCCAACATAGAAATCTTTTTCATATCCGGTTGCCATATAGAAATAGATTGCTTTGCCAACCTCGCAGCTCATAAAATGAACATCATATTTGTCGCCATGCTCAATCAGAAATGATTTTTCTCCGTTTCTGACTCGCTCGACAAATTCCACAAATACATTCAATCTGTTATCAGTCATTGTTTTGCCTCCGTTGTTTTCATTACTGTTTTTAGTCTGTTATCTTTCGCCCATGCCGAAACATGAGCGGAAGAAAGATTACTTTTTTCTTTTCATATCTTCTCGAATCAGGTCTTTGATATAGCCTGATTTGTTCGGCTGCTTGTCCAACCAATCAACTATATCATCCTCTTGTGGGCTGAACAATCGGAAAATGATTTGTTTTGATCGTTCTCGCAAGTATTTGTTTTGCGCTGCATAGCCGGTCTTTTTGTTGTATTCTTTGTTGTACTCTCGTTTATTCTGTTTTGCTTTCTCAGATGGCATATTACTCTACCTCGATCCCAAGATAGGCCATATCCATAACAACAGGGTACAGATATGTAACTCGTCTGTCAAGATCACCGTCTTGCAGCTTGCGCTTATCACACTCAAAATCGGTTGTTTCAAGGAGTACGATTTCGGTTTCGCCATCATCCTCAAAACGCTTGATAATTACACCGCCCTGGATTTCAATTTGCTCCATCAGATCACGTAAAGTCATATAAACAACCTCCTATTGTTTTTGCTCTGTTATTAATACTGTTTACCATCTGATTGTATTGTACCATAGATATATAACTATGTCAAGAAGTTTTCACTATTTCAAGAATATTTTTCTCCTAAACCCAAGGCATAACCGGCAAGGAAATTCCATAGAGCATATTCACCGTAGAATGTAATGGTTCTATTTCCATCATAAAGATAGCAGATATTCTCGTCTACTCCATATCGAATTTCCCAATTTAGTTTTGAATGCTGATTTACAAGTTCTAATACCTCGTCAACATCTTTGAACAAATAATTTTGTTCTTTCATCTGCTTACACACCATCCAATGCCTCGCTGCTCGACGTTTAGGCCGCACTTAACAAGCAGATCATGGATAGATTGCTGGATAAATTCAGGCTTCTCACGCCTCACAAGCGCATTGTAAATATCGGCAAGAATATAGCAATCGCAAGGTGTAATTCCTCGTGGGAGTTTGCCTGTGTCCTGGATATTATCTAAAATCTTGCGCAGCTTTTGCATTGCATCGTACCTCCTGCAAAGAAGTTTAATCCACTATATAATTCCATGATTTCACAAATTCTATCACAGAATTGTTCCATCTGTTCTTTTGTGATTTTGCGGAATTTCCAGCACCAATCAATCCGATTGCAAATCCAATCAATCGAATGCTGCTTATAGGGGCAATAGTCCTCATACTCTTTGATAGCATCATTGATCTGCGCCGCATAGTCAGTTCCTTTTCTCTGCTTTGCCATAACTACCACCCCTATAGTAATTTAGATTTGATATTCAATGTCGCCGGTGTCCTCGTTGATAACGCTGAACATCCGCTTTTCGTTCCGCTTCTTGTAGAGATCAGCACGATAGCAGGCTTCACTCAGCCGAAGTCCGTGGTCGTGCGGCATATCAATCATTCGCCCATCGAAGTGCATCATAATTTTGAACATTGTATTCCTCCTGATCTAAAAACTGTCTACATAAGCAATGACTTTCTCTCTAACATATAAGCCAGCAGGGAAGGTCTTTTCTTTCAGCGTATTGCCACATCCAGTTATAACAATGAAATTCTCTGCAAGCCCTGTTGCCCAAAACACAACTTCACAACCGTTTGGAGTAAGATAACTATTACCAGACTTCACCCAATTTTTGGGAAACCTTACTTTCTTATATTCTGGTAAATCAACAACAATTGTTTTCGCCGCTGCATCATAATCTCTTGCTGGGAAATCTGTATAACCAGTTTTATAAAGCCAATATGGAATAATCTTTGTCATACTTAACAACTCCTTTGCGGTAATTCAATTACTGTAATCATTATACCACAAATCCGCGATTTGTCAAGCAAAATTTCATAACAGTTTCTAAAATTATTTTATACTGCTTTTACGGCTGCGATAAGCTGATTAATATAGCCATAAATCGCATTGGAGGCTGTTGCATTTTTGGTACGCTTATAATACTGTAACTGTTCACACTTACCATCCTTGATAATCAGGGTTGCCAAACTGTTGTTTACCCATCCGGCAGTACGAATTGGAAGTTTAATACCAAACTTACGGCAAAGATAGTTGACAATAGAGTATGTACTGCTGTCATATCTGCCTTTATAGATCGTTACATTATCATTAACAAGAATGCCGCCGTTGCAGAGGATTTCAATAGCTTTGTCAATAATCTTGTCGGCCTTCTCGTTTTCTACTCGAACGTATTCGGCTTCTTCTGCCTCTTGTTTTGCCCTACGCTCTGCGTTTTCTTTGGCCTTGCGCTCAGAATACAAGAGCCTGGACTCCATCATAGCGGGAAGCAACTCAGGCTTGATCTGATTGACAAACTCAACCATAAGCAATGTAATATGGGTACTTTCTGCAATAAGATTGTTTACTGTTGAAAGAATACCGTCAACTGTATTGTGATTGCCAACTCTGTTGACAACACGCTCAACTCCATCATCTTCTTCCAGATACCATCCAGGGCAAGAACCAGCCCAAACTCCACATTCTACACCATCAAATACCAGATAAACGGCAAAGCTCTTTTGACCATAGCAATCTTCTTCAACCTCTCCAACATAGATGTTATCGGCAACCTTGCGCATCTTCTTGTTATGCCGGACAACCTTGTTCCCGTCACTCGCGTACATGAAAACCTTATGCTGTTCGTACTCAGTGGTCAGCTCGTTCAATTTCATTTGTGTTACCTCCAAATCATTTTGCAGTAAATCATTTACCATCTGGCTACATTATAGCATAGGTATAACACTATGTCAAGAAGAAATTTCCAGCTTTTCAAAGTTTTTTATGTATCAGATCGCAATGTCATACCGTGCAATATCGGCACATTGGAGCATAATGTTCGCGGCATTTGCTGCCGTATGGCAATTCCAATCGGTCAGATAGTCAATGACTTCCTTCGTCGGCTTGATATTCTGTTTTGCAATCTCCTTAATCAGATCACCGACAACAATCATCCACTTGTTGCCGAATGGGGAGCTATAACACTTGTGTTTCTTAAAAACCTTGTCCTGGATATGGGCGATTCTTCTTGCATCTTCTTTCGGTGTACTTTCTACAACGTTTTCAAAACTCGCAGTAAGAATATAATCAGTTGAATTAACCATTGTTATAAATCCTTTCCTTAATAGTTCCATCTGGATTTAGTCTATCGTAATATGCGCCGCCTCTGAAAAACAGTCCGATATTCCTAACTTCGTTAATCGTCAACAGTTTACCGGCATTTGCGCCGCCGACATACTGAAACCACATTCCAGCCATTGTGCCAGGAGGATTTTCCTTAATCCTCAGACCGATTTCCAAAGCGTTCACAATAGGCAATGCACTGCCATCAAAGATATAATCCCTGATTTCTTTCGCCGCCTCAGTCAAATGCTCGTCGGTCAGAGCTACACCACAGAAAAGACGATTACACATTTTCTCATACTCAAAAGCATTGCATTTCATCTTGTTACACCCAATTCCAAGCAGTTTCCTCAAAAGAAATATCTCCCGGCGTACTGACAATATTTTCTTTTATCAACTCTGCGGCATACTTGTAAAACAAGCTGCCATGATAGCCGATCAAATACCCAGGCTGCGACGTGTAAATCTTCAATTTCTTTTCAGTATGACTCGACTCTGTTTCTTCATCATAGATTGTCTTGTTTGTGTATTTGAATTGAATAACCCTTGTCGCCTTTGCTTCCTTCTTCCATTCACGGAGGACTCTCTGGATAATATGGTTCATAGGATCACCACCTGTCACCGTTTACGCAATCTTCATAGAAATGATCTCTTGCCGTGCGAAATGCGCTGATAACCTCCGGCGAATATCCCATCTCTTTCAGATAATCTCTATAATCTTTTTCTTCGCCGTAATCGCAACTTCCGAAACAAGAACACACATCCCAATCACCTTGATAAGTATTGATATGGTATTCGTGATTTCCCATTTCGTAATAGAAAGCAGACTCGGCAAACTCTGGATCATTCATCAACTCACGGATAGGATCAGACTTGTTCATAAACTCTCTGATAATCGGAGCATCCGATCTCAGATAAAAACCGCCGTTCCCAAATCTATAAATCTTGTCGGTATCATCCACAGTTAATCCACACTTTTCCATTTCCCTTGCAAACTGCTCCATACTAAATGCGAAGAAGATGGGAAGTGCGTTAAACTCAGATTGCCGCTGGTTTTTGTATTCCTCATAGGTCATAGGATTTTCCTCCATATTATCCGTAAATTATTTTTAGAAGCGGAGTATTTGCAACAACGAATGATCCACTATGAACAAGGTAAGCAGCACCGCACAATGGCTCAATCCATTGCAGTTCCTCGACGTGCTGATCTTCGCAAGACTTCCGAATGATTTGTCCACGATCAAGGTGAGACTTGAAATCGCACTGATAGAATGTTTCCGTTCCATATCCAGGTTCTATTGCTCTCAATTCTACCTTATATCCTTCATCGACCTTGTATCGGTTTTCTATAACCTCACACTCTACCCATGATTCTCTGTCCATAGAGCTTGTATAAGCAATCAGCCCAAGAACGCTATGAAGCGGGCGCATAGGAACAAAGTAATGAGCTTCCTTATTTACTCCGTATTCATTCGTCATAGCAATGACCTCCAAATTTTCCGATATATGTATTAGGAACAGATTGCGACCTTTGCTTCTTCCTTTGACAAGGTAAAACAAACCTCCTCGTCGCCGTTGTTGTTGCGGAACGTCATATTGCCGTACTTATCAATATTGGCAATCTCGCATTCCTCGCCGTCCATACAGGCAAGTTCTCCGCTTGCCTGAAAATTCAGATCGTACCAATAATCAGACGGCATACCATTCTTTACCTTGTTTTTCGGCACAACACAGATTTCCGTATTGCTCAGACGGAGGCCGAATGCGTGATAAAGAGCATGAACATTGATGACTACAATTTCACCGTTCTTAAAATTCGCAAAATTTTCCATTATGTATTGCCTCCTGTCAGATTAGGTATTGTCTACAAGTACCAAGATGGAAGAATCAAGAGTCAAAAACGGGCGCACCCCACGGGCATAGCCACAGCCAATCCAGCTCACAGTACCACCGGAGTCGACGAAGCAAACGCCACGCAAATAATCATTGCTCGGAGTAGAACAAGCAGTAATCAGCCACCACCAATCAGGATAGTTGGGTTTCAGGCCAAGAATCTTGTGATACTTCGCATACTCAGCAAAGGTCAGCATACTAATCTTGTCGGTGCAGGAACCATAATCGTCAAGACCATCCATAGAAGTCAGATCACGAATCATCGGGATGATATTTTCCTCTCCGACATTTGCGGCAATCTTCTGGAGGTATTCATCGTGCAGCACACGACGAATATAAGATTCCTTCCAGTCGGAATTATCGCCAAACGTCATATCGGAATAGGCGAAATTCTCCGCAATCACTCGCACACCATCACAGGTATGTTCAAGAACGATGAACCTTTCGTCGCCAATCAGGAACTTGTCGCCAGGATTCAGCGTGGAAAGCTCAACCTTTCTTTCTCCCATCAGATCGGCCAGCTTGTCAGCGTCAAACTCAATGTAAACCTTGCCATCCTTGATCTTCATGTTAGCATCGTCAATCGTAATCTTCATTTTTGTAGTTTCCTTTCAATTTTTGGTATTTTAGATTTTTTATCACTTGCAAACCACCTATTATTGGGGCTTTACTTTTGCATTTTTGACAATGAAATGCCCGTTTTATTTACTTTCATTCGGGCAGCAGATTCAGAAGCTCGGACACGTTTTCCGGGATGTTATCAGCATCACAATCCAGGATTGCGCCGCCAAAATACCCCGATTCATCATCCTGCAAGCCGCGTTCACAATCGGCCTGCCCCATCATATAAACCCAATAGATGAAAGCTCTCATTTCTTCGCGGGTGAAATTTTTGATACGAT